ACCTTCGGGTGGTGTTGGGCAGTACACCCATTGGAGTGGATAGATCAAGGTGGATCAAGGTGGTCCCTCCAATAGGTGGGGAGGCGCACAATTTTGTAATCTACCACCTTCGGGGTAGCAGACCCACCCGATGGTGTGACACCTGATGGTGTGACACCTGATAGTTGGGTACCCGATGGTGTGACACCTGATAGTGTGACACCCGATAGTGTGCCCCTCGATAGTGGGATACCGGATACCGGTAGGTGGTGGGTGGTAGGTGGTGGGTGGTAGGTGGTGGGTCGTAGGTGGTGGGTGGTAGGTGGTGGGTGGTAGGTGGTGGGTGGTGGGTGGTGGGTGGTGGGTGGTGGGTGGTGGGTCGCCACTTGTAACGAACGATACGATTGTACATAGGTAGTCAATATGATGGCGCAGTAAGTTCAGAAAATTATGACACTTGTCATAAGCGTAACTCATTACTGTCAAACGGGTTACGTCGCACAATAGCACGGTTAGCCGCGCGCGGTTAGGTGACTTCGCCACAATTTACGTTTATCACGCCAAACTGTGGTGGCGCACACCCTACTGGCCACTTGCCACTTGTTGTCAATCGGATCACTCCCTCTCTGATAGGTAGTGCAGACACCACGGTCGAGGGAGACCCCCGATTGGGTGAGTGGTGGTCTCATCCCACCCAATAGTGGGAGACGATCGTTGGTACCCAGGTAGATGGGTACCACCCATCGGAGTGGGTCCGATAATAACTGCTATGGGAACCCACCCAAGAGAGGGTACTCGTACATACCCCATGTGTGGAGTGATAGATACCCCGAGAGAGGGGTACCATGGTAGGCACCTGCTGTATACCCCAAAGGGAGGGGTCAAATCGGGGGGTGTTGACCTACCCCTCCCCCCGCCGCGTTCTCCCTGCCCTTTCGACACTGGTTTTGAATTTCGTATGGGGTACTGACGCGGCACAGTATTCCGGGCAATGTCGGAGTGTCATAGCGTTGGGATGGGCCCGTGGGCATGTCCATAATGACGCGGCACAGTATTCCGGGCAGTGTGGGACGCGGTCAAGTTGGTAACCGGCTCTGATGTGGTCTGAGATGGGATCAACGTTTCGCCCTATGTTTCCTGGGCAATTCAGCCATGGGTAGGTCAGTCAAGGGAGCAATCTGAGATGAAAGTACTCTTATCACAAAACATCATTTCTTACAACCAGATGGTGCCAAAGACTTTATGACGAGATTCAAATAAGTGAGTAAAGAGGGACTATATCTATATTGTAGTATATAAAAAATGAAAAAAATATACTATAATAGGGGATATGGCTCGGGGACCATCCCTTACTTGAGGTTTTTTTGATATAACCACTGACTTTCATTTGATATCGGGCATTTCTACTCAATAAATCATCTACTGAAAGGTCCCTTCTCACACCCACGACCTACCACAAACCATCTACTGGACGCCATTTCGCCAGTCGCCAGGACGCCAATCCGCCCGGTAGCGGACCCACCAGTGTCGGATAGGTCTTTCTCCATTATTTTTTTCAGAATTTTGAATGAAGCCCTTGACATTCCCATGAAACATGATATGATTGAAGTAGACGTTTACACACACCTTACACACACCTTACACACCTTACATGCATCTCACCAGGGACCCACAATGTATGACACCCGCGAAGCTTGGCTCAATGCGATGACCGATCTCCTCCGACCCGAGTTCGAGGTAGCGGACGCTGCCCTTCCGGGCAACATTCGGTTGACCTGTGGATTCCCCAGCCGGGGTGGGCGTCCCGGGAAAAGACAAGTTCTAGGGGAGTGCTGGCCATCAGGCAGGAGTGAGGACGACCACTTCGAGGTGTTCATCACCCCGATGCGGGACAACCCGGTTGTGGTGGTGGGCATCCTCGTCCATGAGTTGGTGCATGTAGCCGTTGGATGTGACTGTGGACATCGTGGCGCGTTCCGCACGGTTGCTACCACACTCGGGCTAGAGGGTAAGATGACCGAGACCATTGTCGGCGAAGCCCTAAAGGAGAAGCTTCAGGATCACGTTGACCGGCTAGGTCCGTACCCGCACGCTTCACTGACTATGACGGAGAAGCCACCTCAGAGCACTCGGATGAAGAAGATCGAATGCCCGGAATGCGGGTATATGGTTCGTGCCAGTCAGAAGTGGATTAACATTGGAGTTCCGACATGTCCGTGTGGGACCAAAATGAAGAGCGAGGATATGCTTGAAGAGGAAGCGATCATCGCTGACGCCGCCTAGCTTGGTGTCGAGGCAATGCCGAGTTCGGCTTTCTTCGCAACGATAGCCTTAGTGGCTTCGGGTATCGTTGCGAAGATTCCGACGTAGTGTTCCTTGTACTGGTAGGTGAATTTTGCCATATACCTACCACTAGAACGTTGGGTGACTCCTTTGAAACCTGTGGACGATCTCACTGGTGTACCCCTTTTACCTTCAATGTGTTTCCAATCTTTGTTTGTCCTTATTCGTGATATGATGGCGATAGTAACATTGTATCTCGCGGACAGCACTTTCAGGGTTTCGTTCGATGCGAGGATTTCTTTGACTTGTTCTTCTGTGAGTTTTGAGGAAGGTTGAGTTGTACCTCTCGACTGCCTCCCCTTGTCTGTCTTGTCGTCACAGTTATCCTGGTCCGTTCCTACCCAGAGATGTGATGGGTTCACACATCGCGGGGTATCACATGTGTGGCAGACAAGGAGGTTTCCCGGGTCCCCATTTGCTATTGCATAAGAGATTCGATTAGCCTTGAACGCATTATTGGTTGTTAAGTAGAATCTTCCATAACCATTAGCAAAAAGGGTATCATACTCCCAGCAGTCATCCGGTCCACGAATGTCAACGTGGCTCCAGAATCTTTTGATGGTTTCTTCAGTCAGTTCGGGTATTGGCTTGTGGTACATCATGAAATCAAAACTGAGATCCATATTGGAATCCATCCTCAATGTGCTTTACCCGCATCACCACCGCTTCTTCGCGTGAGTCGTATTCACCGATGTACTTCCTGTAATAGCTAGCGATGTACTTCCCGGTGCCTAGGTCAAATGTGATCCCCGGGAACGCAGTGCGGATATGCTTCTGTCGTGGTGGCTTAGGCACCGGTCGTTTTCGCTTGTGTTGTGGAGTGATGTCTTTCCAGACCTTGCCACTCCGGATGTTGTAGATCGTTGCCAGGCACACGTCGAACTCTTCAGCCAACTCACGGACTGTTTTGCCGGAGTCAAGAATCCGTATAACATCTCCCTTCCTCAGTTTTCCATGCTGTGCCCTCCATACACCCTCCTTGTGTTTTGGGTTGATGCAGCCTACCGTGAAGCATTTGTTTGTTACCTTCTCGCCATCTTCCAATGGTCCACACAAATCCACATACAGTAGGTCACCAGGGTGGTACTTGACGCCAGTTATCTCTAACACCGGTTGGTAATCACCATTGCGTTCCCCCTCCCAGAACCAGCAATCCTCACTTTGGTCAACAGACGCCATGAGGCGTTCGAGGTCGACTCTGTCCAACATTGGTATTTTCATTGGTATTTTCATTGTGTCAGTTTCTTTGATCTTCATATCGCATCCACAGTTTTGTCAGAAATCGGATTAAGACAATTGTTCCGAAGACCAAGAGCCCGCTACCAATGAGTGTAAATCCCACTGGGGCAAAATTCGCCATGACCAGTATCCCAAGTGCGGATAACACAGTGATCGTGAAGAGGACAAATAACAGGATGAGCGGGGACAGTACCTGATGTAGAAATTCCAGTAGAAATTCCAGTAGAAATTCCAGTATGGATCTCATGATGTTATCACCCATTTCACAAAACGGAACGTGAAATAGCCCCAGAACCACCAGAAGAGAACGAACATCAACGCCGGCAAGTGATGGCACAATGCCGCCAGCAAATAGATGATGGCACAGACGCCCGGCAATACAAGAGCACCAACAACAAGCCCGCTGGTATCCGATGGATTCTGACTGTTTCTCATAGTTCGTCCGTGTAGTCTTTCTCGAAGTCCTTGATGACTCGGTCCATGATTATCTCAGAGATGTAGTCGAGCCATGACTCCTTGCAGCATCCACATCGTCTGATGGGTACCTTCGCCGTCAAGTTCACTGGGTTCACCGCTCCATACGGAAAGGTATGCTTGGTCCACACTGTCGTGACATTACGGCTGTTGCATTCTGGACATTGTAGAATCATCTGAGTTCCTTCTTCTTGGTGGCGATTGCTGTGGTGGCTTCTTCAATGGTATCGAAGAGTCCAAGGTAGTATCGGTTCTTTTTGATTGTAACATCGGCTCGATACCTCCCTGCTCCCTTGTGGAACGTGACACCTCTGGACCCGGTTTTTGACGCCCATGACTGTCGCCCACCACCTAAGTGTTTCCATCTTTCTCCCCTTCTGATCGCCGATATGTTTTGATGTTTGACGCCAAGCCTGTCCGCGAGAATCTGACAAGTTTCAGTTGACAAAAGGATTTCTCTTATCTGATGTTCACCTAACGTACTTGACTGGCGTTTTTTTATGACCTTGTCTGTCATGCCGTCTTGCATCGTGCCTTTCCAGAGATGTCCTGGGTTGACACATCTTGGGTTATCACAAGTGTGGTTGACATTCAACTCACCAGGGTCACCATTTGCTATGGCAAAAGAGATACGATGTGCTCGAAATGGCGACTGACAGAGATCAAATCGACCATAACCATCCTTACATCTGTACGCAAGCCATTTCCAACATTCATCAGGACCTTTCATGTCAACCTTAACCCAGAAACGGGTAAGGTCACTCTTAGTCAACTGCGGGATAGGTTTCATCGGTCTGGTCGCCCTTCAATGATGTCGGGCATAAAAAAGAGACATTCCTCTAAGTGAAGTGGTTTGAACTCTCCGGTGAGAGTGAAAGCGTGGTCGATACCAACGTCCATGGCTCTCCGACCTGGTTGAAATGTGTTCAACTTGTCTTCAAAGAGCCCGTGGCTGTGTCCATATAGTCCATACCCCCCATGCTGCTGCTTTCTCCATGATACCATCGCGAAATGCTGCATGTGAAAGTGGAGATTTGATCTGAAGTTCGAGTTGAACTTCCTGAAGATCATCCAATCGAGTGAGGACACGTGCTTCCGCAGCGAGGGGGCATCATGGTTACCTCTTGCCACGTGAATCTCTTTGACGTTCAACCGCTGCCGATAGTGTCCGGCTTGTCCCGCCCGCCAGCAGAAGTCGCCCAGGTGAAATAGGATATCATCCTTCTTGACATAATAGTTGATTGAGTCAATGATCCCAGCATCCATCTCGTCAATGTCGCGGAATTCTTCCCCACGTTTTGGCATGTGGTGCAGGATCGCCTCATGACCAAGATGAGTGTCGGCAATGAAATAGATGTCCTTCATATCTCAATTCTATCACACAAAATGGGTCTTGTCAAATGGAATCTGATCGGATTTTCTGACGGGCGATGTACATCCGCACGGCAGCCATCACTTGCTTTGGCATGTTGTCCCACTTCTTGTGGTACATAACTACCTTCCCAGCGGCGTCAGAGGTCGCTTCGACAAGTGTTTCACCATTACCTCGTACCGTTGGGCGGTATATGGTAGTCACGATCACACTGGTCTCAGTAACGTTGATTTGTACACCACCGGGACCCAGGGAAAGCGCGTCAAGTAGTTCAAGTCCTGTTCTGTTCTGTCCTGTCCTCACACGATTTCTCCATAGTGTTGCTCGTACATCTCAATGTCGTCAAGAATTTCTGAATACAAGATGTCGTTTCTCTTGGCATTGGCTTTGAGCCTTTGTATGGCATCAGCGAGAGCTTTGAAGAGGGTGGCACCGTGCCCTTGAATCTGCATACCCTCTTTGATCAGAATGTGCATCTGCCCATCCCTGAAGTACATATGAATCGAATGGCGTTTGACTAGTAGATCGGCCATCCCTTGGATGGTTGTCTTCTCATTGGTTTCCAAGATCCCATAGTTACACTCATAGTCGCTGATGCACTCTCTGGTCTCATTGAACCCATCGTTCTTTATGACGTATCGCTTCTTCCGTGAGGCAGCCATGATGAGCGCCTTCAACACGTTGACACCAACACCATGGACAACTGGGTGTCGCAATGTACCTACATACACACCATCAACAATGGTGGTGTGTATGTCGACGGAGTTGCCATTCGCCGTGAGCAATTTGATTAGCTGCTGTTCTTGATTCTGCATTGCATCTCCTTTTGGTACTTCATCATCTTTGATTTCCAACATGGGTCATTCATGAACTTCAGCACCATCTCGTTGAGTTTGATGTCACACTCGACACAGATAGGTCTCCAGAACCCGTCAGCGCAGGTAATCCACTGTTGCTTTGCCGGTTTCCCACATCGAGCACATGGGAGTCGTTTAACTCCATTCTCGGTGTAGGGTTTTGTTCTACCGTGTCTTTTCATGAACCGTCTCCCGTGAAGTCGAAGAATCTCCATCGCTCGTATGTCTTAACTTTGGGAGCCTTCGCGATGTCATAGAGATATCCGGTAACCTCATCCCACCGACTAAAGATGAGTTGGTGTGGTACTGTAGCCAATAACCAATCGGGGGTACTTTTTTTCCCCTGTTCGACATGGATGATGATTGGCTTACGTTGTTGGTTGGCAAGAAACAATTCCTCATAGGTACCACAAGCATGGACTTCGACGTCAATGTTCACGATGGTCCAGTCGCATACGTCGATCATTCGCAAATCGACATTTCGGATTGGTTTCATCTCTTTGGTGACATACTCATAGTCTCCAGCCATCTTGAACTCGTGCCGCAACTTCCTTGACACATCATTCTCGACTCCAATGTCGATTGGTTTGCGGGTTGGATCGAGCCAGACAATTCCCAATCCACGTAGTGCGGTACGAATGTTACGTCTCCATGTCGCACCACCATCTGGGACTCGATCCATTGCGCCACCAAGGTAGCCTCGCGTGTTCTTCAGTCTGTTCATGACAGCAACTCCTCAAATCGGCTGGAGCCTATTCGACCACAGCCCAAATCCAAAAACTTGGCAGCGTCATCATACGTCTTAATCCCACCACTTGCTTTCACACGTACCTGACTGTGTTGGGTAACCTCAAGCATTAGCTTAACAGTCTCAACAGTCGCCGGTCCTCCGAATCCCGTCGAAGTCTTTACGTAGTCAACGTTAGCCCTTTCACACCAACAGCAAGCCGTTTTGATCTGCGACGGGGTGTAATAGCAGGTTTCCAAGATCGCTTTCACGATCACGTAGTCCTCGTGTGCCATTTCGCAGAGGTCTGCGAGGTCATCTTCAATGACCTTCAGATCACCACCAAGAAACTTTCCGTAGTTGATGACCACGTCGAGTTCCTTGGCACCATCCTTGATTGCCCTCTTTGCCTCACGTAGCTTGGCTTTCGGATGCGAGTTACCATGTGGGAAGCCAATCACCGATGAAACGTTCCGATGGTACCTGGCGGCAATAGAAACATTCACTGACGCCACACATACACTAACAAGATCGTGTTTTGTGGCATAAACGGCACCATCAATGATGTCTTGGTTGGATGCTATAGGTTTCAAAACAGCATAGTCGAGTGAGTCGGCGATCTCTTGTCTTGAGTAGATCATGCCTTATCTCCAAACTCATTCCGCATGACCTCGATCGTGTGGGAGTCAATCACTGGGTCCCAGACTAGAATTACGAAGCAGTCTTCGTACACGTTGAACATCAGGTGCCGACGTATGTTTTCGGTGAGCCCTTCGAGCCGTCTGGTGAGTACCTTGGCTTCTTCGACGAGTTCGCGCTTCTGTACCGCGATCTCTGTCTCTTGAACCTTGAGTGCCTCTTTTTCACACCGGTTGCTCCACCAATCTCTGATTGCTAGCTCGATACGCGGTTCTATATTTGACATGTCGTCATTCTCCTCAGGGGTTGTCATGTTGGTGATGTCTTCGATGACCACTTCGCAGTGGATGTAGTCGTAATGGTCGTGTAGGAACAGTGGATCATCTCCGAAGAACTTTTGATCCACGTCGACAGCTTGCTGTGGATCGTCTTCGTCGTCGATGTTATGGTGGTACTCAAAGTAGAAATTGGCGTTCGCTGAGAAGGTTCGCTTGTTCATAGTGTCACGCTCCGTTCTATGAGGTATATCCAATGTTGTTGATGCATTGGTTGCCAGATGAGTGCAACGGAATCGTGCTCGAAGTTGAATACCAGGCTTTCCTTGTACTCATTGGCTGCCCGCTGTACTCTCTTACTATTCCGCCGTAGCCTTTCATAGTGTTTGTGTATCCCACTTCCGCCCCACACCCTTGCTTCCGCCCTCTCAGCGTCGGTGACAAGCTGATTCTTGTATCGCCGTCGCCAGCACTTGACCGCCCTCTTCAGTTCGATGCTGACCAGTTCGCTATTTTTATTGCAAAGACATGGTATCGTTTCAGTCATCTTCTGGGCGGTATATGAAATGTTGTAGTCTGGTCTGTGTTGCGTCATCGGTTCTCCTTTAGAGTAGTCGAGCCCCTTGGTATCGCCAGTCATAAGCTACCCTTCCATCCGGGTAGAAAATGATTTGTCGGATGTCATCGGGGTCAGTTGTGCCCGTCAGACAGTTGGAAATAGCCACATTTTGCCCATCCCAATCATAAATGATGCCACCATGGGGTAAATCCAGTAGTCGCGCGGCACCTTTCAATTCCAAAAAGTGTTGGAGCATATTTGACAAACCAGTTGGCTTGTTGGCTTTCACCCAGGCGGTGACCGTTATGTCTCTGCTGCCAACCGAAGGATAGTCAACTTCACGGAAGGTTATTTGATTGACTTGGCGAAGGTGTGCCAGGTGGACCATCCTCTCAGCCTTTTCAAGATTGTCAACACCATGTCGAACCATTGTGCAGTTCAACCTGACGTTCAATCCGATGTCCTGTAACGTCTTGACGGCTTCCCAGTAATTGAAATCTTCTGGGTTTCCCATGATCTCGTTGTTTTCCTTCTTGTCCGGGTGGACAACCGAGATGCAAACCAGTGTGAGACCATACTCCTTCCATCTCTTGAGGTTCTCAATTTGCTCGCCAATGCGAGTCCCATTGGTTTGCAACTCGATGAGTGGGAACCTGAAGTTGATGCAGTCGATGTACTTGGTGATCTGACTGGGGAACAGCATCGGTTCTCCCTTGCCGGTCAACATCACCGTGACCAATCCGTTACGCATCTGGTCAACGATGCGGCAGGCGATGTTGAAGTCACCTTCATTGAAGTCAGGTGATGAGCAAGCAGCCGTATCTGTCATCTTGGAGACGCAGAACGGGCAGTGCGAGTTACATGCTGACGTTCCGACAACGATGCTAAACGTGTTAGTCTTCATTCTAGTTCTCCTAAGAATTTCACGAGCCCCTGCTTGCTGGCAGCGATCCCTTGTTTGACATTCGCACTGTTGAGACCAATCACGAGTCCAATAACGTTGGAGCCCTGCATGACAGGATATCCTGCGGCGTTTGCTGGGATATCCCCGGTCAAAATCATCCAATCTTGATCCTTGACATATCTGAAGACCTCAACATCATACTTTCTGGTGCCAAAGATGGTTGCTGACTCTCCAGGTGGTAGACAGGGCTCATCATTGATACTCATTGAGTTGAACTCACTACTTAGCGCGATCAGACCGAGCCTGTCATCCCGTTTGATGATTTCCGCTTCCACACCGTCAACTGTTACAATCTGACTTCGACCAATGAAAATCATCACACTCGACACGACGACATTCCCTACCCGGAGACCACCACCTTGGTACATTCCACTCAAAGATTCAACAGACACCTCTACGATGATGTTGTGGTCAGTTTCGGGTACCTCAGGTACCTCAGGTACCTCGATCACTGGGATAATCACTGGTACAGGAGGTTCTGGGACTTCAACCGCAGGTATTTCAATGACGGAGTCATACCGGATACTGACGGCGATCATACTGATGGTGACAATCAGGATGAGTCCTCCGATGATTCCACTGGTGAATTTCAACTTCGATAGGTTTGGCAATTTCAACATCACAGACTCCTTGGGAGTTGTTTGAGTGCATTATAACCGGTGAGGACACAGTCTTCCCGAATCAATGGACAAGGTGCTCTGAAAAGTTTCAACATGTCTTCCTTAGAGAACGTGTAAACGTCCTCTAAGGATAACCCTTCAAAATGTTTTGCCAACATTGATGAGGCAGACATGGCAAAACAACATCCATTACCTCTCCACCAGATACTATGGATGATTGTCGTTGGATGGACGGTGATCGACATATCAACCGTGTCGCCGCAGTTTGAACCGACGTGTGTGAAACAAAACGAGGTGTGATCAATGTTGATGAAAGGTGGTACACCATGGTGGTATGGTTTACCAAAGTGTTCGAGCACGTAGTCAGTGTAGCTCATGGTCTGTTCTCCCAGAGAGCTTTGAACTTATCACGCTCTCGCCTGGTTGCTTCAAGATCAAACACAATGTATTTCAAATCTAACCTGAGTTGATCAAGGGCAACCTTAACCTGATCGAGTGTTTTGTAACGCTTTTGGAGGTTATTTCTCAGACGAATCAGGGACGGAGTGATCCTTTTGACAACCCCGGGTTCAAGTTTACCGACGATGGCGACCAATTCATTCAACTCATTCAACTCGTTGGGGATGTTGCTCATGTGAGTTTCCTTGCTGCCAACTGTGCAAGTTGCTCTTGATGCTTGAGAAGCTTGTCGTCGAGGATTTTCACCTGACGCATGAAACCAACATCGTTTTTGTTCGCCTCCTTAAGTGCGACACACCGTCTGTCTAGACAGTCTTGCGAATCGCTCAACACCTCGGCGTACTTTTCTACTGGCTCCTTGACTTTTGACATGTCAATGGTGTACTTGCCGATCGGAATGAACCCATCTTGACAAAGCAAGTCCATTATCATCTTCAGATTGCGTGTACGCCGTCCACGGCGGATGTTGTCTACCAACTGACCCAGGTTGTGGATGGACGGTAGCACCCCAGTCACATCAACCTCAGGGGTCATGTCGCCGCGAGCGCCTGTCGCCGTTCCGATGCTGTACTCCTCCATCTTGTAGATTTTCTCGATGTACCTCTCCAGTTGGCGGTAGTGTACCACGTACACCGGAATAGTAATCATTGGAAGTGCCGGTTTCTGACCTAACCAACGCGGTACCATAGCGATTGTACGTTTACGTTGTGGTCGCTGCATTGAGTTCTCCTTGACTAGGATGAAGTGATTCCCTATTGAATATATGCATTTCAGCCACGTTCTGTACAACATTGTTCACGAAATTCCATATTAAGATCAAAAAACTTTTGAGTCAAAGCCCTATATTTGTAGGGTCTGTGCGTAATCTTCTGGAAATGCTGATTTTTCTGAAGATTATGTCGAAATTATCCGTTACTACTAGGGTATAGGGGAAGATTCTTTATTTGAGGCAATCATGCAAAAAGTCACTGATCTGTCCGATCCTAATCGTTGCCAGGGGAGCGCCCCAGACGGTCAGTGTAGGAACCTCGCCGAGCATGGCTCCAACTATTGCCGAGCCCATGGTGGCAGAAGCATGGAGCCTGCCAAAGATCGACGTGGTTTTTTGCTATCTAAAGCCGATGACCAAGTCCGACTAGCCCGACTGTCTGACGAGATGGAACCTGTGAAGGAGCTAAGAGATGTCATTGCTCTCCAACACATCCTGATCGAACGTCGATTCAATATGGTCAAGTCTGATAACGACCTGCTCGCAGCATGTGGTCCACTGAGCCAGATGATTGCTTCGATGGAGAAGCTGATCAGCAGCGCTCACAAGATTGAACAGAATCTAGGTGAGCTTCTTGCGAGGAATGCAGTTCTTGGTCTGGCGAAATCCATGTGTCAGATAGTGATCGAAGAACTTGAGGGCATCGAAGACTACGAGGCCATCATTGACAGGATCACTCAGCGTTTGGTTGACACTGTTCGCCAGGCGAACAACACGGTAGAGACCAGGATAATTATCCCTGATCTCCCAGCACTCGATTCCGAATAATACTTCCTCCGGTTGCTTGCGATCGGAGAGTTTAATACAAGGAACGTTGGTTCGACCTATGTTAGTGGCACCTCAAACAAAGTCCAGTATGCCTGAAAAGTTGAACCTCTGTTCTTGTGGTAACGAAATACGTTTCTCCAATGAGAGACGATGTGAAGAGTGTTTCGCCAAGGACACAACACGCTGGTCTGGAAGATCACAACGAGTCCAGTCTTACTCCTACTTGAAAGAGACGAATGATGGTAGAGTATAAAGTAGGTGACATAGTTGGATTTTCAGGCTTTGGTCGTCATAGCATTCTGGTCAATCTGGTAACTTATGGATTGCCATTTTGGAGTATTTCGCATGTGGGTGTCATTGGCGAGTATGATGGCGAGAAACTTCTCTTCGAGTCGACTATGCTCTCGAATATTCCATGTGTGATCCAGAAGAAACCTTTCAAAGGTGTCCAGGCCGTCAAACTTGAAGACAGATTGACGTACTATAGTGGGAGAGCATGGCTCTATCCGATCTACCGTCAATTGTATGTCAACGAGGCAAATCGTCTCAACAAATTCCTCCTAGATAAAGTTGGTATTCCCTATGACAAACTCGGAGGGATGCGAACAGCGACAGTCAGTCTCTCGTGGATCGAATCGAAATTACATGAAGAGGACTTGTCCTCGCTGTTTTGCAGCGAGCTAGTCGCCGCTTCACATAGGCGAATTGGACTTCTCAGAACTGATAACGCTTCGAGGTGGAATCCCAACAAGCTGGTACGTTATGAGAGGGGAGACAAAACACTCTTATGTCCCCGGAGGATTCTATGAGGAAACTTTTTGCAGCAGTCTTGCTGCTTGCATTGACGGTAGGGTGTGATGAGAGCCTAACAATTGATTTTGGTGACATTGCGAATGTCCCGATGATCAATCACCCAGTCAATCACCCAGTAAATGTGTACCCGCCCCTTACTGAAGAGTACCCAACGATCAGTATCGAACAAGTCTTCCGTGAGAAGAATTGGCTTGGTCCTCAGGGTGAGGGCTCCTGTGTTCATGCTTCGATGGTGATGCTTTTCAGGTGGCAAGAGAAGTATGATCTTGCAGACCGATGGCGTCGAACTTATTCTGATGGCGAGTGGGCAACCAACCTCGCTGCCAGGTTCGATGCAGAGGGAGTCCGATATGCGTACACTTCACAAGAGAACGACGTGTCCTTTCTTGAATGGGCGGTCTCAACCCGGAGAGGTTGTGGTGTCACCATTAAGGGAGGGGTACACATGGTCATTCTTGTCCATTTGGATGGGGAACGGGCAGGTATCCTAAACAACAACTCCCCTGATGAAATCAAGTGGGTTCCTCGGGAATCTTTCATTTCTGAATGGAAGAACAGTAACAGTTGGGCTGTAACACCTGTCTACAGTCCCCCGCCGCCTTTACCTTACAGTAAGAGGAAACAATGAAAAAGTTGATTGCTTTGTTTCTCCTGTGTATTGTGATACTCCCTGTCGGACTGACTGTAGCAGCCAGCGATGGGGTAATCACAGTCCAGGAACGTATTGTCACGCTTCCTCAGGATCAGACTACTTGGTACGTCAGTCTTTTTGGCGACACCAACGATCTGAAGTTCCAAGAGTTGAAAGTGTGGTTCAAGACGAACGAAGGACTTGCCAATCTGAAGAAACAAGTCCACTACAACGAGTACACTACGGACCAGGTTCGGTACGATCGGTATGCCGAAGGTATGCCAGGTTTACCTTGCATTAGGATTCAGAATGGGGAGGGGGTGATCTGTTCTGAGTTTTGGAACGACAATGTCCCGATGACTTCCGAAGCTCTCTTCCATGGTATCTGTGGGGACTTAAAAGACAAGACTAGTTGGGGATGTTTGAAACTACTGCGACGGAATAGGTACTGCCCTTTCAAGCAGCATCCGCAGCCGCAGCCGCAGCCGCAGCCCCTACCTGAACCGTCGCCGGACCTTCCTATAGGACCTCCGGAGATTGTACCCCAACCTGAACCCGAACCTGAGAATTCGGGACTCCCTTGGCTTCTTATTCTGTTGGGGGGTCTTGTTGGGGGTGGTCTTGGTTTTGCCCAAGAGTACAAGCGTGAGCATCTTGACAAGAAAGCTCCCAAACAGAGGAAGCTATGAAGATAGGCGACAAGTTTGGACGTTGGACGGTCATTGGCGAACCTTTTCTAAAAGGTAAGCAAAGCCGAAAATATGTACCATTACTCTGTGTCTGTGGGACTAAACGAATAGTCCGTGTTGATGGTATTGAGAATGGGCGGTCCAAATCTTGTGGTTGTTTTCAAAGGAACAGAATACATCACACGGTTTTGGTAAGACCAGATGCTATCGTATTTGGCTTTTGATAACATACAGATGCACTAACCCATCTGATGAAGCCTATGAAAAATATGGTGGACAAGGTATTACTGTTTGTGATGAATGGTCCAATCCTGAAGTTTTTTGTGAGTGGTCCAAAGCTAATGGTTACCAAGATGGTTTAACTCTTGACCGTATCGACAATAATAAAGGTTACTCACCTGAAAACTGTCGATGGACTACCAGGACTGTCCAATCTGAAAATCGGCGGAAGTTTTCAAATAACACCAGCGGCTTTATTGGTGTATACTGGTTTCGAGGTTACTGGGTATCTTCAGCCAATAAAGACAAGAAACAACTCATTCTTGGTCGTTATGATACACCAGAAGAAGCTGCAAGAGTCCGTGATTCGTTTGTTAAGAAACACTACACAAGCCCAACACTGAATTTCTCAGTAGGGTAATCTCAAAGGAGAGAACATGACTATTTCGTTGATACACCTCGTCTGCATCGTTCTTGCGTGTGCCAGCGCGTATTTTGGCATCAGGTGGCTTTTCCGTGTTGACACAGCCATCGAAAACCGTCGTCGGGAAGCTGCCCATTTGGCGAACAAGCTTTCGGAGATGGGTTTCAAGGAACTTCCTGAGGTCTTTTTGTCGTATGCTGTTGGGGACTACTCTGGGATGGCTTCCAAGATTAGTATGGTAGTACAGAGGTTGAGGGGGAATGACAAGGATATTCTCGCGGATATGTCCGACTTGTTCGACAAGCTTCTGAAAATCAAGCTTGCAATGGCTGAGGGACGTATGATGGTCCGCTCCGAACTGGAAGCCTTTGAGAGGATGCTTGAACCGGTACCCCCGGCTCCCGTCGCACCCCCGGCTCCCGTCGCACCCCCGGCTCCCGTCGCACCCCCGGCTCCGCAGGTTGTTGTGGTCCCCGTTGCCCAACCGGCTCCCCAGGTTGAAGAGATCGAATAAAAGGAGGGTCCAATGTTTCAACGTAGATACCTTCTTCTCTTGATTCCGGCTGTACTTCTGATGGCTTCATGTGGTGGGTTGAAGATCGGCGTCTCTGTCGATAGCAAACCCCATGAACAAGTGGTACAGCCTGACGTGAAACCTCCGTGTGACCCCAATGATGGCTGTTGCCCTTCGAGAGAAGTGCTCTTCTTCACAATGAAGAACTGCCAGCCTTGCAAGGATGCCAAGCCCAAAGTCAGAGCGATCCGATTACAAGGTGTGAAGGTCACGGAGATCGACTTCCATTCAAACCCCGAGCTTGTTCGCAAGCATAGCATCACACAGACGCCCACCTTCATTATGCTTGAAAACGGTGTGGAGGTCGAACGAACTTCGTCGATCACTGCTCTGATCCTCATTCTAGTGAAGCTCCTCGCCATCGTGTTGCCACTCTTGCTCGGCTAACTCAAACCGGACTCCATTTCAATATGGAGTCGGTTCTTCAAGGCTCTACCCGAGGCAGGGTCGGGCAGGGGAGCCTTGAAGAACCGGAAAGTTACTCTGCCAACCTTTGACCACTAAATACACTAATTATCACAGGGGAGACGATGAAAGCGATCTTGATGAAGCTGTTCCATTCCTTGATCAGGAAGCTGATTTGGTGGAGGATCAAGAAGAGGATTTCGGGGAAGTAGACGACACCCATGGGACGATGGGTAAGCACCAACCAAAAATGACCTAATGAACACCCTGCTCCAAGAATTGATGATGCAGATCGCGGATGGGCTCCAGAGCCAATCGCTCACGTCGTGTCTAAGGTGGGCGAACAAGCGACGTATCATGATTGGGGATTTCCCAGGTCCGTTCTCGGCAAAATACCATCCTTGGGTCAGGGAGATGCACAACTCGAAGGCTTCCGTCAACTACACGATGAAGGGAGCCCAGTTGGGTGTCACTGAGGTTCTGATCAATCTTGCATTCTACACGATTGATCTTCTCCGTCAAGATGTCCTGTATGTCTTGCCGACGACTCGAAACGCCAGTGACTTCTCTAAAGCTCGTTTCAACCCGGCTTTGAAAGACAGTCCCTACCTCAACTCGATATTCACTGACACCAACTCAATAGAACTCAAACAGGCTGGGTCTAATACGCTCTACATTCGTGGTAGCCGTGGTGACTCCAACCTTAAATCAGTTCCGGTCTCAGTCCTTCTGTTGGATGAGGTCGACGAAATGAGTCAACGGGCTATCAACTTAGCACTGACTCGTTTGGATGGACACCTTCAAAAGACGGTATGGGGTATTTCCACTCCCACTGTCCCAAACTATGGTATCCACAAACTGTACATGACGAGTACTCAAGAGCATTTCGTCTTTCAGTGCCCATGTTGTAGCCGCCTAACTGAGTTGATCTGGCCAGACTGTGTCGAGATTATTGGTGAAGGTGTCCATGACGTTCGTTGTGCAGAGTCTTTCCTGAAATGTAAGGAGTGTGGAGGTAAGTTGGAGCATCTTGGGAAGCCAGAATGGCTCAGCAAAGCGACATGGAACGTCACTAACAAGAATAGCAACCCAGATGTACGCGGATTCAACGTAAATCAACTTTATTCGTACACGGTAACACCTGGTGAGTTGGTTGTATCTCACTTCAAAGGTTTCGGAGACGAAGCAGCCAACATCGAGTTTCACAACTCGAAGCTTGGACAACCATTCATCGGAGATGGTGCGAGACTTGTTGACGAGGATATTGATGCTTGTCTCGGACCCCATACAAAAGAAGATGAACGACCTCAAGTTGGATGTGGGCGTTTGATCACGATGGGAGTGGATCAAGGGAAATGGAACTATGTCGAAATCACCGAATGGTTTTTCGACCAAATGACCATCGACTTGAACGTGGGTGCCAAGGCGAAGGTACTTTTCCAGACAAAGTTCCATGAAGAAGACTGGAATCAACTCGATATCATGATGAGAGAGTGGCAGATTCAACATTGTGTTGTTGACGCAGACCCTCAGATCATGGAAGCCCGGAGATTCGCTCGTCGTTTCCCTTCGTACGTGACACTTTGTCGATTTCGACGGGGTCCGACTGCCAAGGAAATCTCGATCGCTGATGATGGTGATTATGCGCCGATTGCGACAGTTGATCGGTCAAATTGGTTCAGTGCTGCTTTAGGGCGTTTCAGGAAACCCAGACGCATCTCATTACCGCGTGACGTTTCTCTTGAGTACCGTGAACATCTCAAGGCTCCTGTCAGGACGTATGTTCGTTCAGGGACAACAGAGGACCAGCGAAAGCGACAAGGCGACGACCTTATTGCAAAGTACATATCAACTGCGGCTGACCATTATGCTCTGGCACGTGTGTACAGTGAAATTGCTCTACCCCTTGCGGCGAGTCAAGTCAGTGGCGAAGATGTGGCCAAGTTTCTTTAACAGGGGTTACCATGGATAGTATCACGAATTTCCGGCTCCCGAGCTACTATACGAACAGTACGTCCTGGACAAAGTTCCGGTTGACCTATGCTGGCGGTGAGGCTTTCAGGGAACAGTACCTGATGAAGTACACCTCCCGGGAAGACAATGCAGAATTTGCCCTCCGTAAGTCTATCACGCCAAGTCCAGCATTTGCCAAATCAACCCTTTGTGATATCAGAAATTCGCTCTTCCAACCCATGTCCGACGTTGTCCGCCATGGTGGTAGTGATGCGTATCATAAGGCAGTTGCCGGTCGCAACATGGGCGTTGATATGCGTGGTTCGAGTATGTCTGGGTTCATGGGTCAACAAGTCCTTGAAGAGATGCTCATTATGGGTCGGTGCGGTATTTTCGTGGATGCTCCGACTACATCCAATGATGCTACACTAGCACAAGCTGGAAACTTTCGCCCATACCTGTATTCGTACAAGATAGAGGATATCCTGTCTTACTCTTGTACTGATCCTGAGCATCCAGCCGAGTTTACTGCCCTGTTGCTTCGTGACAGAGTTGTCAAATACGACAATGCTACGGGACTCCCAAAAGAAGAAGTCAGTCGCTATCGCCACCTCTGGAAAGAGGGTGGTAAGGTGATGATCCAGTTCTACAATTATGAAGATGAACTGGTCGACAGAAACGGTAATGCTTCAGGTCCAATCCAACTCGACCTGGAACGAATACCGTTTGTTCTTCTTGACATCGGACAGAGTTTACTCGTTGATGTTTGCGAGTACCAGATCGCTCTACTTAACCTGACATCCAGTGATGTTGGGTACGCCCTGTCCTCAAACTTCCCATTCTATACCGAACAATCTGATATTCGAGCGGTCGGTGGTCACTTAAAGATGGCAGCCAATCCTGATGGGACGGCAACAGCCGGTGGGCAAAGTGCCCATGACAACGAGGTGAAAGTCGGGACAACTCAAGGAAGACGATACAATCTCAATACAGATCGACCTGGTTTCATCCATCCGTCGAGTGAACCACTGATGGCGTCAATGGCTCTCCAGGAAAAGATGAAAGCTGACATCAAGAATTTGGTCAATCTCGCGGTGCAAACACTTGCTGGTCGTGCCTCTGCTGAATCAAAGGGAATGGACAACCGTGGCTTGGAAGCTGGTCTGAGTTACATCGGTATGAAGCTCGAAGCTGCCGAACGTCAGATAGTGGAGTTCTGGGCTGCGTATGAGCAGACAATTCCACAGAAACGTCAGATAGCTACTGTCAAATACCCTAACCGATACAGTTTGAAGAGCGACCTAGACCGTGTAACCGAGGCAACCAAGCTGAGTGAGATTATTACCAACACCCCAAGTAAGGTGGCTCAGAAGGAGCTTTGGAAGACGGTGGTTTCAACTCTGCTCGGTGGTAAGGTGAGCCCAGACATACTCAAGAAAATCAGTACCGAGGTTGATGCAGCCAAGTTCACGACTGCTAACCCAGAAATTATCATCGCTGCTAAGGAGGCTGGTCTTGTTGGTGAGCAACTAGCATCAATCGCCCTTGGTTTCCCTGATAATGAATACCTTCAGGCGAGAAAAGATCACATTGCCAGGCTGATGGCAATCGCAGAACACCAAGGTGTCCTTGATTCGGCACCACCTACCCCGGGTTCACGGGGGATTGTCGATTTGGATGACAATACCAATTCAGGTACGGAAGAGAAGGAGCTTAGTCGGGATACCACACTTCAAGACACCACTAATGACCGCACTCGCGGCAAAGGGAAACAGACATGACAGCGTTTAGTGAAATAAAGACTGGTTATGGTGGTGCCGAAATTGCGGCAGCCGCTATTAGTACTACCCGAACACTCTCCAATGGTCTTATGATCAAGGCGGCGGCAGGTAATTCTGACATCGTTTATGTTGGGACGACTGGTGTCACGACCATCACAGGTTTCGAGTTGTCTGCTGGTGACGAGTTGTGGATCGCGATTGACGACCCAGCCAAGATTTTTGTTGTAGCTGATCCTTCTCAGAACGAACAGCAGACTGTTACGTACAATAGTGGTGTGGCTGATGAGACTTTCAAGCTGACCTTCGATGGTCAGATGACAGCGGCTATTGCGTACGACGCTTCTGCTGCCACGGTCGAAACCGCCTTCGAGGGTCTTTCGACAGTAGGTGCTGGTAATGGGACCATCACTGGTTCTGGTGGAGGTCCCTGGACTGTCGAGTTCACAGGTGATCTTGCAGGTCTTGACCAGTCCCTCATTGTTGCCTCTGATGTAGGTGTTGACGAAATTCAAACAATTTCCTATTCGGGTAATGCTTCTACGGATACGTATACGTTGACTTGGGACGCCAAGGAGACCACTGTATTGGATATCGACGACAATAACACCACGATCCTTGCGGCTCTGGTAGCCCTTGATGGTATCGAATCTGGCGATGTTGTACTGTCTGGTGGTCCCGCCCCTGGTACGCCAGTAGTTGTAACCTTCGCTGGCAATCTCGATCTCACAGACATGGGAGCCATCACAGGTGTTGGTGGTACTGATGAAATCCAGACTGTGGCACTCACAAGCACACAAGCTGGTGATGTGTTCTATATCACCTATGATGGTCAGACAACGACCGACATTCCCCTTGATGCCGTCGCTGCTACAGTTCAGGCAGCTTTGGTAGCTCTGTCGAATGTAACCGCTGGTGACATCATTGTTACTGGTGGTGCCGGTGGTCCTTGGACACTAACCTTCGATCAACTCTTGGCCAATACGAATGTGTCGGAAGTCACTGGTGACGCTGGGAGAGACGAAGTTCAAACACTGACACTTTCCAACACACAAGTTGGTGATACCTTTGACATCACCTATTCTGCTGCTACGACCACTCCTATTCCTTATGATGCTTCTGCTGCAACAGTTGAAGCGGCTTTGGAAGTTTTGGGTGGTATAACCGCTGGTGATGTTGTTGTATCAGGGTCTGCTGGGGGTCCTTACACACTTTCTTTTGATGCAACTCTTGGTTTTACTGACCTTGCCCAAGTAACCGCCATTGCGGGTACCCATGAAGTACAAACACTGACACTCAGTGGAACTATCATTGGTGATACGTTCGCTATCACTTGGGGTGGTGAGACAACGACTGACATTCCTTATGATGCTGCCGCAGGGACAGTCCAGACGGCTTTGGAAGTCTTCTCTGGCATTGACACCGATGATTGTGTTGTCACGGGTTCTGCTGGTGGTCCGTACACTTTGACGTTTGGTGAGCTTCTTGGATATGCTGCTCAGACTGAGGTTACGGCGGTTGGTGGAACTGATGAAATCCAGACAATCACATTGGCTTCGACTATAGCGGGTGATTCATTTTATGTCACCTATGATGGTCAAACGACAGACGACATTGCTTATGATGCTGCCGCTGCTACAGTTCAAACCGCTTTGGAAGGTTTGTCAAATGTCACCGCTGGTGATATCCTTGTCACAGGTTCTGCTGGAGGTCCTTGGACGCTAACCTTTGATCAACTCCTGGAAAATACGGATGTGTCGGAAGTCACTGGCGATGCTGGGACAGACGAAATTCAGACAATCACATTGGGTAGTACAGTTGCTGGTGATACTTTTGACATCACCTATGATGCTCAGACTACCGCGATGATTGCCTATGATGCTGATGCTGCAACAGTTCAGGCAGCTTTGGAGGCTTTGTCCAACATTGCTCCTGCTGATGTTGTTGTCACTGGTGCTGCTGGTGGTCCTTACACACTTACTTTTGATGCACTTCTTGGTTTCACCGACCTCTCTGAAGTCACGGGAACTGCTGGAACAAATGAAGTTCAAAGTGTCACAATTGATTCCGATGCGACCGGTGGAACATACACGTTGACATGGGATGGTAATACCACTGGCACCATCGCTTTTGACGCTTCGACTACGGATGTCAAGGACGCTTTGGAAGCTCTGGCGGGCATTACTGTTGGCGATTTGACTGTCACTGGTACTGCCCCTGCTTGGGAAGTTGAGTTTGGCGTCAATTTGAAGCAACAGCCTATCTCTGCGATCACAGGAAGTGGTGTTCTGTTGTCTGGTCGTACTGTGACTATCACTGAAACTGTCCCGGGTGTTGTTGCGGTTGATGAAGTTCAAACAGTCAGTATCCCTAGTGATACGACAGGTGGCTCATTCACGTTGACCTATGCTGGTCAGACAACCGGAGCTATTCAGTTTGATGACACTTTCGGCACGCTTGATAGTCTTCTGGAAGCTCTATCAAACATTGGTGCCGGGGATGTTGTTGTCTCTGGTGGACCAGGTCCGGATACCGATTGGGTTGTTACATTTGCCACTCTTCTGGCTGGTGCTGATATTGATGCGATGACCGCCGATGGAGCCCTTTTAACTGGCTCCGATGTGACTGTCATTGAGACTCAGTCAGGTGGTGGTGGCAACAACGAGATTCAAACCGTCTCGATTCCAGCAACAGTAACCGGAGGAACTTTCACACTGACCTATAATGGTCAGACAACCAGCACGATTGCATATAACGCCTCCGCTGGTGTAGTACAGGCTTCCCTAATCGCTTTGACTAACATCGGTGACAGTGACATGTCAGTTACTGGTACGGCTCCTGAATGGGCTTGTGAATTCCAAGGTGCCCTCGCTGATACCGGAGTGGTTCAGATGGGTGGGGATGGTACACTTCTTTCCGGTAAGACTGTGACTATCACTGAAACTGTTAAGGGTGTGGCTGCTGTCAACGAGACACAGACAATCAACATTCCTAATGACTCCGACAGTGGTTCGTTCACATTGACCTTCGATGGTCAAGGTCCAACCGGAGCGATAACGTATGATGATGTAGCCGCCGATATTAAGACAGCATTGGAGTTGCTTAGCAACATCGACACTGTTGCTGTTACAGGTGGCGCTGGTCCAGGGACCGACTGGGTTGTGGAATTCCAAGGTACTAATGCTGCAACTGATGTTGCTCTTATGACTGCCGATTCCACACTCCTACTTGGCGGTACACCTGTTATTGCTGAAGAGACTCCTGGGAATACTGCCACTTTCACACCAGCGACACCGACTCCTGGTAACGATGCCACTTTTACACCAGCTACACCGACTCCTGGTAACGAGGCTACTGTTACACCAGCGACATCAACAGAAGGACACACGGCAACTATCACCCCAGCAACGTCAATTGCTGGACATGCTGCCACCTTCACACCTGCGACATCGGTCGCCGGTAATGCGTTGACAGTCAGTGTTGCCGAGACTAAAAAAGGTGCAACGAAAACTGTTACCATTGTTGAAACTGTAGAAGCATCCAAGGAGAGTAAGTTTTCCTGGGTAGGTCAATAGGAGAAACCATGAATCAAGACTATTATGGAACCGTCGTGGAAGCGACCGAATACTTTGCGGCACGCCTCCACGAACGAGCTTGGTCTTTGGCTAGTGTTGTTGACCGACCGAAATCCCTATGGGCTGCAACGTTGATAGTTGACGCCCTCAACTACAAGGGTTACAAGAGCGCTGTTTACACATTATTGGAAGCTGACTCAGATGCAACGGATGCAGAGATTCGTGTCGCCGAGGCGGCACAGCCCCTGGAGTTCCCCAGGGGTGCTGACACGGAAGTCCCTGAAGTTATTCGGAGGGCGACATACGAGATTGCACACGATCTACTTGATGGGAAGGACCCCGAACTCGAACTCGAAAATCTTGGCATCGTAAGCCAAGGCTATGGTTCGGTGAGGACCTCATACTCACGCAGTCAGGTTCCACTTGAACACATCATAAACGGTGTACCGACCCCACAAGCATGGCGTTGGTTGAAACCGTTCTTACGTGATGATGACGCAATCAGATTATCGAGAGTCTCATAGACTTTCGACCGTTACTGGCAGCATAACGCCAGGTTTCAAAGCTGTGTTGGTCACACCGCTAACTAACACAAGCTTCAATTACAGCGGGTATTGTTTGGAGAAAATCCATGTTTGATGAATTGTACTTGTCTGATCCTTTGGTTTCTTGTTTTGATGGTGCTGGGGCTGGGGCTGGGGCTGGTGCTGGGGCTAGCGATGGTGCTAGCGATGGTGCTGGCGATGGTGCTAGTGCTAGTGCTAGTGTTAGTGCTGGTGCTGATGCTGGTGCTGGTGATGGTAATGATGCTGGTGCCGCTGCTGCTGGCGATGGTGCTGGTAAAACTTTCACCCAAGTTGCTGTGAACAAGATTGTTGAAGAGCGACTCGCCCGTGACAGAAAGAGCCGTGAGATCGAACACAAGCAACAGTATGCTGAACTGGAAACGAGAGTCACTACCCTCCTCGAAAATGAGAGCATCGTTGGTGAAGAACGTGACAAGCTCAACGTTCAACTTGAAGACGTTCGTAAACAGAATCGGACGAAAGATCAACAAGCTGCACACGAGAAGGGTCTGCTTCAGAAAGACTTCGACATTCAGTTGAAGACGAAGACAGAAGCTGCCGTGATGTGGGAGGAACGCTTCCGCGAGTCTAGTATTAACAGGTCATTGCAGGACGCTGCCGCTTCCAATGATGCCTACAATGCCAGTCAAGTGGTTGCACTTCTTCGACCTATGACAAAGTTGGTCGAGGTGATGGATGAAATCACCAACAAGCCTACCGGGGAATACAAGACAATGGTCGATTTCCCCGACCAGGATGAGAAGGGCGACAATGTCATTACGCAAGGTACACCTGACACAATCGTGAAGCGATTGAAGGTTCTTGGCGACTATGCCAATCTCTTCAAGAGCAACGTTGTTTCTGGTATTGGTGCCAACTCTGCTACCGGTGGCTTAGCACCGGGCGCTGGCGGTCGTGTCGATGTTACGAAGCTGTCAACAGCCCAGTACGCGAAACTCCGAAAAGAAGACCCCGCAGCAGTCGGACTTTAATCGACCGTTTGATCCCTTCGGGGGTATCTATTTCGTAAACAAACAAGTGTACCCGTTCCATGGAGAACAACACGATGAATTCTCTCTACATTAGTGCCCCCGAAGTGGCCTGTTTCGCCAACGACAATGACGCTTTCGTCCCCGAACATTGGGCGATGGAAGGTCTGATGCAGCTTCAAGAGGAGATGGTAGTCGCCAACTTGGTCCACCGTGACTTCGAGAACAAGATCGCCAACTTCGGCGACACGGTCAACACCCGCAAGCCGGGCGAGTTCAAGATTCGCCGGAAGACTGATGCCACCACGACCTTGGAGAAGCAGGACGCCTCGTCCACCAACGTCGCGGTTTTGCTGAACCAGTGGTTCTACAACTCGTTCGTCATCAAGGACGGCGAGCAGAGCGAGTCCTTCAAGGATTTGGTAGGTATCTACCTGGTGCCTTCGATGCGAACGATCGCCCGCTCGGTTGACCGTTCCGTGCTTGGTCACTTCCATCAGTTCCTCTCGACCCCGACGAACCGATCCGGTCGTCTGCTCAATCTGTCGTCCGATTCCAGTCACGATACCGTGTTGGACGCTCGTGAGAAGCTCAACCGTCGGAACGCTCCCCTGGACGCCCAGCGACACCTGGTGCTGTCCGCCATGAGCGAGACTGCCTTGCTCCAGAATGAGTTGTTCATCAGAGCGAATGAGCGAGGCGATGGTGGTGTGGCTTTGGAGAACGCCCGACTTGGTCGTATCCTTGGCTTCAATACCTGGCTCGCCCAGAACGTTCCGTACTGTGACCTCGTGTCGGCGGACACCGTGACCGGAACTATCACTGGTGCCAATGCCATTGGGGTTACCCTGGCCAAAGCTTCCACGGGTCTCTGCACTATCACCGCCAAGGAAGCTGTGGTTGGTAGCTATGTCACTATCGCTGGCGATGATCAGCCCAAGTGGGTTACCGATGTCACCGCGTCGACCGATACCACGGGCATCACGGTCAACGAACCACTGAAGTACGCCAACGAGGCATCCGCCGTCCTCACTCTCTTCACGGAGTGGACGATGCACGCCACGACCTATGCTGTTGGTCATGTCGGCGTTATGAATGTTGCTTCCGGGTACTCCAATGATCCGCAAATCGGTCAGTTGGTCTCGTTTGGTGTTACCGCTGGCGCAGCACGGCATACCTACACTATCATCGAGGTGGAAGACAACTCCTCTTCTGGTGTGGACATCATGCTGGATCGCCCCCTGGAAGTAGAGGTTTCCTCGGGTGACAACGCTTTCCCTGGTCCCGCTGGCTCATTCAACTTGGCTTTCCACCGCGAAGCGATGGCTCTGGTGACACGCCCCTTGGCTGTCCCGGCTGGTGCTCTTGGTGTGCTGAGTGGTGTTGCGGACTTCGAGAACGTCGCGATGCGAGTCACGATGCAGTACGATATCGACGCTGGTGGTACAGTCGTGAATTGCGATATCCTCGCTGGTATCAAACAGCTTGACGCTAACCTTGGTGTAGTCATGCTTGGCTAAACCTGTCTCTTAAGGCTCGCCTACCGGGGCTTCCCGGTAGGCAGCCTTTCTTTCTTCTTTTCGCAGGGATAAAGCCATGGAACTGTTCGCGTATTTCGGCGGGGTCACCGAACTGGGGTGGATCATACGGAACCTCGGTCCACTCGTTGGCGTGATCGTCTTTTTCATCTGGCGCGATTATCGTCGCGAAGACAAACTCCTAACCCGTGTTCAAGAACTTGAGGATGAGCAACGTAAAGTCATCCTCCCGCTGGTCAAGGACTGTACAGCAGTTGTAGCAAAGAACACGTTAGTGATGGAACAAAACATCAAGGTAATGGAACGCCTGGAACACATTTTCGAGCGAAGTCTCACCTAAGCGAGGTCGCTATGTATCCTGCCGAACGAACGCTAACGCGGACCATACGTCAGACGCTATATATGCTGAAGCGCCAGTACGGTGGCACGATTGACATTTACACGTTGAACAGTTCAACGTCTGACCACAAAACTGGTATCGTCACGACTGACAAAAGTGTAGTCCGTGTCAATCGTGCTCCCGTACTTCCGGCTCGCATATCTCGTGAGGTCAGGAAGAGTATCTCGGAAATCTCAGCAAACAAGATGTTCGTAGTCGGCGGGACCTATGATGCCAGCCGACGTGTTTTCATTGTCGACAGACAGGATGTCTCTGAAGCTCTCGATTTGACCAACAACTCATATGTTGTCTACCACAACAAAAAGTACGAAATTGAAACTCACAGTGAGTTTGAGTTCGAGGCTGGTTGGGTGATAACAGGTCGTGAATTAACTGGTGAACGTCCGGAGCAAATCTATCTAGCCAGTGCGGACAACCTTCTCGATATCACACAGGGAGGGACACATGGCAGCTAACCCAAACTGGGCTCGATGGATGTTCGCATCAATCGCGTTCACACTCAAGACACTCGCCACAACGAACAGTATACCGGCGATCGTTGAGAGCATGGACGATGAAACCGACGAGTTTACAGAAGCCACTGATCGGTTGGAGATTCGTATCAGTGGACCATACACCAGACCATTATCTGGTGGTGAGTACCACATCTTTATGGATATCAACGTCCTGTTCACCAGTCGTTTTGATGGTGCAGGAAAAAACAGGCACACGATCCTGAAAAACGTGGGTCTCTATCAAGAGGCACTGGACCAGGTGATAAATATCTACCGATATGGCAGCGAAGTCGGTGACGATAATTCATTCCTGGGCTGTTTGACGCCCCGTATTGGGAAAAATGACACCGTACGTGTCATGCACTTTGGCAAGATTGATCCGACTGACAAAATTCGACAGTCTATGGTTGATGCACGGTACGAAATGTATTTGTCATAGGAGCAAAGATTACTATTGATGAGGTAGAATATCTGTGTCTTCGGGACGCTGCTGAAGATATCGGAATGTCATATTCAACTTTGTGCGTCAAACAGCGGAAAACAGAGTCGACTAAGTTTCTTTACCAACCAAAAGGGGTTTTAACCCCAATAACATCTTATTAGGAGGGTTTACCCTTGGCACGCATCGAACTTAAAAACACAATTGTCCGTATCAAGGACGGTCTCAGTGGAGCAGGTGCAATTGACGAGGATACTACGGCTCCAGTCGTAACCGACACTGAATTTGACATTAACACCCTTGTGCTCAACGCCGGGGGGCTAGGAACCGATGTGGTTCCGATTGGTGCTCGTTTTACTGTTGTAGGTGAAACGGCTGCCACGACGGTCCATACCGTCACAGAACGAACTCCCTCCAATGGGGCGTCGACTACAACCAACATTGTCTTTACACCCGCCCTGGGTGCAGGGACATACCTTGATGAAGGAGTCGTTACTTTCGCTCCGATTCAGATTGACATCAAGATCGGAGACGGTAACGTGACCTACACGGAAGCGAACGAGTATGAGTATGATCTCGACCGAGGCATCCTCGATACTGTCCGTGCTGGCAACGAAGTTCCGATGGATGTGAGTCTTGACTTTGTGTACGAGTACATCACTACGCATACCGCAGAGGCTGTCTCTCCGATGGATGCCTTGAAGCAGGCTGGAGGGGCTTCCGAATGGAGAAGCGCTTCTAGTGACGCCTGTGAGCCCTATGCGGTTGACATTGAGGTGGTCCATACACCGATCTGTTCAACACAGGCAATTGAGACAACGATTTTCTCGGACTTTCGATCAGACAGTCGTGAAGTTGACATTGGTGAAGCAAGCGTTGCTGTCTCTGGTCGTTGTAATGTGACCCAACCCTCTGTTTCCAGAACCGCCCAGTAAGGAGGTGTGATATCGCCAGGATCGAACTTAAGAACACAGTTGTCCGAATGAAGGACGGCTATGATGGTTCTGCTGCTGTCGAAGACGTTGCGATTGCAGGGACCGATACGACTCTGGAGATTGACACGATTGCCGATCTCCCAAGTGCTGTGACAATCCTACCCGTTGGTGTCCGTTTCACTGTTGCTGACATGTCTCCGTTGACAGTCTTCACAATCACGGCTGCGAATTCCAACGAGCAACAAACCATTTTCTTGGATACACCAAGTAGTGGTAACTATACCCTGACATGGGATGGTGAAGGTCCTACCGCCAGCATTGCTTATAATGCAACGCCGGCGGCTGTTCAAGCGGCTCTCGAACTTCTTGCCAATATCACTGCTGGTGATATTGAGGTTACCGGTTCTGCTGGTGTCTCGTATATTGTCGAGTATAAGGGAACCTACCTTGCCACCGATGTTGCGTTGATGACAATCCAGGATGTTGATCTTGCCGACGCCGGTTCGGAGGATGTGACACTCCTCCATGCAGGTGCAACAACTTGGGAGTTGACTTTCACTCCCGCATTGGATGCTGCCAACCTGCCCATAAATGGTAAGGCTATCACGTTCCTTCCTCAGCAGATCGACATTAAGGTTGGTGAAGGCAATGTGACCTACACGGAAGCGAACGAGTATGAGTACGATCTCGACCGAGGTGTCCTTGACACAGTTCGTGCCGGTAACGATGTCCCGATGGATGTGAGTCTCGACTTTGTGTATGAGTACATTACGACCGGTACTGGCGAAACCATCTCTCCGATGGATGCTTTGAAGCAGGAGGGTGGGGCTTCCGGGTGGGTGAGTGCGTCAAGTGACGTGTGCGAACCCTACGCGATTGACATTGAGGTGGTCCACACCCCAATCTGCACTACGCAGGCGATCGAAACGACTGTCTTCTCTGACTTCCGATCGAATAGTCGAGAAGTTGATCTAGGCGAAGCAAGTGTTGCTGTCTCTGGTAGCTGCAATGTGACCCAGCCAACAATAAACCGAACCGCCCAATAGTTGAGTGGCCAATAGTTGAGTGACGTAGCCCGGGGATGACACCCATCCCCGGGCTTTCTTTTCAAATCTTGAGGGAGAACAAAATGAGAATTGGTGGTGTAGACCCACAAACCTTACCGAATGAAGTGCTCCTCGTATTACCACGTGGTGAGGGTGAGATCGTCTTCCGAGCCCAAGGTGTTCCTGATTATGAACCCTTCAACAAGGTCTGTCCGGAGCCAAAGGCTCCTGTCATCCACAAGCCTAAGATCGGCTGGGTGGACAACCTGGAGGACCTTGGTTACAAGGACATGATGGCGACCTATGGGAAGAAGCGGTTGGCTTGGCTGATCGTCTTATCATTGGCTCCGAGTGATATCACATGGGATACCGTGGATATCAAGAACCCAAAGACGTGGGAGAATTGGGCGGATGACTTGAAGAAAGCTGGCTTTAATCAGGTTGAATGCAACCGTGTCCAACAGCTTGTGTTCCAAGCAAACTGTCTCGATGAGGAGAAGCTTGAGCAGGCGCGAGAGTCTTTTCTTGTTGGTCAGCAGTCAACTCAAAGCGAATCCTCTGGCCCAAGTACCGGACCGGTACCTACGCCATCTGGCAAGCCTGCGTCCGAGTAGGCATCCTACCACCCGGTGTAGACCCATCGTGGGAAGAGAATGGTGTTCAAACTCAAGCAATGATTCTTGCGTTTGACCAAGTGTGTTCTCACGATGAGGCGGGCGAGCCTGTAAAACAGGCTCATGCCTCTCCGAAATTACCTGGGAGAAGATCACGCCGGTAGTGGAGACTGTTGATCATGAAGTTCAAAGGATCGCTTACCTCGCTGCACTTCGACTTAGAGGGCTACCGAAAACGGTTGCATGAGCATCTCTCAGAAGAGATTGCTCATGCAGCCTTTGTTTGGCTCAACACAGTTCTTGATGAGATTCCAACTTGGTCAGGTGCATCACGGGCAACGTTTCTCGCCCTATCGCGCGAGGTTGGTTTCAACTTGTCGATCTCACCGATAGTCAAGAGTGATATTAGTACAGGTATTGCTCATAGCAAGGGTAAGATGACTTCTGACTCCAGTAAAGGGGAATACACATTCGAGTATGGAACAGATCTTCGACATTTGGTTTGGAACGAGTTTAACAGCCCAGAAGGCGATCCTGCTGTTTTCGCCAAATTGAAGAAACCTGGACCCTATCGGTTTCAGGAAAAAGGTCGGGAAGTCTTCAAACAAGTTGCTGCTGATGTTAGGTTGCCGGACCCATGGAAGTCGCTGAAAACAACAAAAGTTAAGGTGGGATAATGTCAGATATTGAACAAAAAATGGGGTTTGATGCCAGTCAGGCAATCGCCACATTAGCCAACCTTGACAAGTCGATGCAAGCCTTGAATGCCAGTGTCACCGCTGCTCCGGCAGGTTTCACGGCGTTTAATGCGAAAGCTGGTAAGACGGTAGCTGCTCTCAAACACCTGTCTTCCAACGCTAAGATTGCGGCGACTGAGCTACAGAAGGTTGCCAGTCTCCAAGGAAGAGCTTCTGCAATTCCAAAACAAGCTACACCCGTCACTGCTGCAAAAGCCGCCACTTCTGTCAAGCCGCCCGACCTCTCTTCGTACATCTCTCAATTGCAGAGTATGTACAAGATCGCTGGTACAGCTTCCAAGGAGCAGAAGAGGGCATTCCAAACAGCCATTACCGCCGCTGCCGAGTATGCATCGAAGCACAAGAAGACGGCAGCCGACCTCGCATCTACCAATGCGGACATGACTCAGAATATGACGGGTACCGCCAACAAGATGGCGGATGCTCTGGCAAAGATCAGTGGGCGATCAAGGGTTGCTATCCCGGCACCAGACACATCGCGGTATGCAGTCGAGGTGCAAAAACTTATCCCACTGTCAAAAAAAGCTACAGACGCCCAGAAGCGAAACTGGTTGTCAATGTCGACCAAGATTGCCGAAGCTGCTCTCAATAGTGGTATGAGCATCAATCAGTTGATCGCGATCCATGGGATGCTGGGACAGTCTCTGACAGGCCCGGCGAACAAGATCGCCAACGATATGCAAAAGATGTCCTCTGCTGGTCAGACAGCCACTAATGGAATGACTGTCACGTGGCAGACTATGACAAGGGTTATGGCAACCCAAGCCATTGTTCGGGCTCTGAGTGCTATCCGTGCGGGATTGAGAGCGGCTGTTAAAGACGCTGTCAAGTTTCAGAGATCCGTTGCAGAAATTGGCACCATTGGTAGGGAACTCGGTACCGCTGATGACATTGGTTCCATGGTGAACAGGGTATCAGATCAGTTCAATGTGGGTCTCGCAGGCACTGCTGAAGCTGCCTACCAAACGGTATCAAACCAGATCGCCAGTACTCAGGCTGATGTTGAATCATTCCTTGGCTCGGCTGCCAAGTTCTCCAAAGTAACAAAGACAGACATGGCAACGTCTGTCAACCTTCTCTCTGGTGTGCTGAATGCCTTTGGGAAAGAGGTTGGCGAAACAGATGATGTTGCCGCCAAATTCTTCAAGACAATCGAATTAGGTCGTACCCGTGCTGAGGAATTGGCACAGGGGTATGGTACCGTTGCGCCTATTGCTGACAAGCTTGGTATCTCCATGGAAGAGTTGAATGCTTCTGTGGCGACGTTGACAATCAACGGTATCAAGACAGACAAGGCGTTCACGCAGATTCGTGGTACAATGCAGGGCTTCCTGAAGCCTACCACAGCAATGAAGGCTGCGATGCGTGAGCTTGGGTTCGCCACTGGTGAACAAGTCCTGGAAGCCTATAATCTTCAGGATGCTGTCAGAGCGGTTACAGGAACCACCGAAGGTAATGCCGCTGCGATCGCGAAGTTGTTCCCACGTATCCGTGGCTTGACTGGTGTGTTGACTTTGGTCAACGATGAGGCTCAGCATTTTAACAGGACGTTGAAGGAACAGCACCAAGCCCTTCAGGATGCATACGACAAAGCCTACAAGTTGGTTATTGAAACAGACGCTGAGAAGGTCACAAAAGACTTGAACAAGTTGAAGAACTTTTTCACAGTTGAATTCGGACAGTCTGTCTTGGCGGCTTTCAACGACATGTCACAGTTTGTCGGAGGGGCTGACACTGTTATCGTTCTACTGACTTCCATGGGTAGAACTCTACCAGTGGTTGCTGCCGGACTCGGTGCTGTTGGTATCGCGATGGGTGCCCTTGCATTGAAGGCGAAAATTATGGCGATCGCCAATGGGGTAGCTGCCGCTTCGTTCACACTGCTTCAAGCTTCACTTGGGATAGTTGCTGTGATAAGTGCTTCGGTTCTCGCGATGCAGATGTACAATACCCGCGTTGCAAATCTGAGGGCAGCGGATATCGCTGATGCAGCGTCTGCTAACGACGAGGCGGTTGCAAAACGCCAGTTGTCAATCGACAAGGAGCTTTCGGCTGAGAAGCATAAGTTTGAGCAGTTGAAGAAGTTTCGTGCCAAAGAACTTGCGGAAAATCGCAAGGCTTACATGGATCGAATCGACGTTGCCCAGGATTCTAATTCCGCTCTCGTCACAAGCACAAAGTGGGCTCTGGATGGTATTGTCAAGTCTCGTCTCGCTGCTGTTGAGGCAATAAAGTCGGCTGCGATCGAAGCTGATAAGGCTGTTGAGAAATCACAGAAGACTGCTGCTAGTCTGGCGGTAGGTCTGGAAGATACCTTGTTCCAACGGGGTCTTGATGCGACAGAATCTGACACAGTGAAACTGCGGAAGATCATGCAGAAGTCTGCTGAGGAGTCTCAGCGAGCCCTTAGCTTGATGTCGTCTGCAACCACTGATCAGGAACATGAAATCGCAATGTCGGCTCATAAGAGAGCCATCGCCTTGAACGAACAGGCGTACTCCTTGACACAGAGCACTGATAACGACAGGTATCGTCTACAGGTCAACTCAAGTGTTGAACAAATGACCAAGAAGATGATCGAAGCTGAGAAGAAGTATGGATCAAGGCTCAAGGAAACCTCAGCAAATCTGAAAGTCAGCGCGAAAGATGCCGCAGGATGGGCGGCTGCTCTGAAGGGGAGCCAGGATAAGATTGCGAAGCTTGCTGATCAGACCAAGGATGGTGAGTTCATGTCTCAATCGGATATGACGGCAAATCGGAAAGAACTTGAAAAGGAGATGGAGAAGTTCTTCAAGATTGTCGACATTGGTGTTGACAGATTTGGTGCCGATGCTTCCCCACTGGTTCAGAAGCTTGTTGAAAACTTGGCTATCTCAGAAGCTGAACTCGAAGTGCAAACGTTGCTTGCTCTTCCAGCAAATATGGATTCCATTCAACAGGAGGTCAAATCGTCATTTGAAGCATTCTTCGCGAAAGACCCAGCCCGTGTGAAGGTCCAATTCTATGCGGACAAAAAGGGTATCAATCTCGAAGACATGGGAAGCTTCAATCTTGCCAAGGCAGGTCAATCTGAAGCTGAGCAAGCTTCTAGCGAAGGTCGGGCTGGTGCTAAGAAGGCTGAAGTTGAATACCAAAATTCTCTCACAAAGTCCCTCAACATTCTGAAGGAGATTACTCAACTCAGTGAAGTTAGTCACATTGGTGTTGGTGGAGAGGCTATGATGGTGCCTGACGATGTAGCCATTGGCATCAATAAGCTCCAGGCTGATTTGGTTGAGTTGGCTAACCAAGGTCCCAAAACCATCGCGGAGGTGAATAAAATAGCAACCGCCGGTAGGGCGTTGCAAGACAGCCTTTCGACAGGTTTGTTTGGGAAGGGTGGCGATCGGAAGAAGTATGATCAACACCTCGGCGAACTCAATACTGCTATGCAGAAGTTGGGTCAAGCCGCTATCATCCGACAGAGGGCTTCAGAGGATGCTTACTCCAGCTTTGCCAATCAGTCGAGTGCTGAAGTCAAGTCTCTTCAGGAAGAGGAGGCAGTGAACAAACGTGCCAATGGTATGATGGAGACTAAACACATCATGTCTCTCATGGCTGAGGGTGATGCACAGAAGAAAGCAGCGGCTCAGCAGCTTACCATGGCAGCTATCAAAGAAGAATCTGAGGCTGTTGGTGTATTGGCCCAGAAATATCTGGAGTCAAGGGCATCAGCAAACGCAGCAGCAAACGCAGTTGTCCAACCTAAGCCTCCCACTAATAGCACTGAAGCAGGGGACCAAAGATTCCAGAATCCGTTTATTGAGGCAAAGACTGGTGCCGATCAGCTTCAGTCTTCGGTCGATGGGATCAACATGAAGTTGCAGAGTACGAACGCTGCCCAGGATGGGCACGCATCGGCTGTGAGCAACACACAAGCTGCTGTGGACAATTTAGTAGCGAGCTACGGACAATTGCTTCAGACGGTCCAGGCAGCGGCGTCGGCTCAATCGAGTCTATCTTCTGGTGCTGTCACAGCGGCAAAGGGTGGACCACTTGGATACTTTGCTTCTGGTGGACGTGGGACGGACACTATCCCTGCGATGTTATCAGAAGGTGAGTTTGTTGTCAACGCCAAAAGTTCGAGGCGTTTCTTTTCACAACTTCAAGCAATGAATGCCGGGAGAACTCCGGTGTATCGTGAGTCGGGTGGCTCGACCACCAACATCGGCGATGTGTCGATAAATGTCAGTGAGTCTTCGAGTCCCCGACAAACGGGTCGCGAAGTGATGCAGGCTTTTCGTCGTGAGATACGGCGAGGTTCAGGTCGCATTTAACCAACCTTTTACTATGGAGTTTTCACATGTCGATAAGTTCAAAGCTGCAAGTTGGTCAACAGGCGATCGCCAGAGTTGACAATGGTCCCATCCTTCCTGGGTCGGACGTTGGGAGCGATCTTTCTAGCCTTGGTGGTAAGTTTCAAGTCGAGCATTTCCGTAAGGGTGTGCGGATTGGTTCATATTCCTTCAAGAACGATATCACCAACGAGGGTAAGAACATCCTCCTGGACGTGATGTTCCACGGGGTAGCGATCTACGGTACATGGTATCTTGGTCTGATCGACCTGGTAGGCTATTCGGCTCTTGCCGCCGGTGACACCTATGACAACATTGACCAAGCTGGTAACGGGTGGGATGAGTTCGCCGATTACAAGATCGTAGCCGACACTACCATCCGAGGTGAATGGACAGAGGGTGCTGCTTCAGCGCAGGCGATCACCAACGCCTCTGTTGTGACGTTCATCATGACAGGTGGTGGTGATGTCAAGGGCGTCTTCCTGTGTGCAGGCGAACACGCTGAGACAAAAAGCAACCATGACGCTGGCACCACTCCTGTCAACAAGCTGTGGGCAACTGCACTCTTCGCTGCCGATGTACCGGTTGTGCTCGATGACCAACTGAAGGTCACCTATACAATCAGTGCTTAACGATTCTCTCCCTTGGGCGGTCGGACTTTGGGTCTTGACCCGGGTTCGACCGCCTTTCTTTGTATAGGAGTCCAACATGGCATTGCTTTGGATTGAAGGTTTTGAAGGATTCGGTTCATCAATTGGCGATGCTCCTTCGCCAGGTGGTATTGTGGAGCGGAAATACGCCAGGGTCGCCAATGAATACCTGATGGATATTGAAGCAGGTCGAAGTGGGGATTATTGCTTAGAAATGAATAATGACACCGTATATATCCAAACACCTCATCTAACGACAGATGACACTCTAGTTTGTGGTGTGGCATTCAAGTGCAGTGGACTTCCAACGGCACTCCGTGATTTTCTGTTCTTTTACGAAAATACTCAAGTGGGAATGCAGCTTAGGCTAAATACTGATGGAAGAATCGCTGTCTATAATAACAATTCCCTACTGGGCACAACCACAAATCAATTGCTTGCTGCTACTTGGTACTATCTGGAATTCAAAGTTTTGACACATGATTCCGCCGGGGAGTTTGAACTCAGGATAAATAATACCGAATGGTTGTCTGCATCAGGTGTTGATACACAACCTGGCTCTAATGCTTATCATACAGCAGTCCGTTTCTCTGCTTTTTATACCAAAAGAGTCTATTGGGATGATGTTTATATTCTCGATAGTACAGGTTCTGCCAACAATGATTTTCTTGGAAACAGGTCAGTCGTAGCACTTGATCCCTCCGGGGCTGGCGACAGCACGGGATGGACACCCAGTGCAGGGAGTAACTACGAGAATGTAGATGATGGTGGGTTGACGGATGAAGATACAACATACAATGAGGCAAGCTCTGACGTTGATGATTTGTATGGCTATGGCAATTTGCCAGCGGGGGCTTCATCTGTTGATGGTATTCAAATTACCACCGAGGTAAAAGTAACAGCAGGCACTGTTGATTTGAGCAATTTGATTAAGTCAGATACAACTACGAGCGCTGGTTCACCTGAAACCATCACATCTACATCATATGTCACAACTACAAGGGTTGAAGAAGAAGATCCACACACTTCTGCCGCTTGGGTCCCGGCTGACCTTGACGCCGCACAATTTGGAATTCGCGCTGACACTCCGTAATTGAGGGAGACGCTGTTATGGCTATTTATGTTTCCCGTCAGAGAGTAGAAGCTCTGGTTTTAGAAGCCCCTGAAATTCAGGTATCTCGTCAAAGAGTTGAAGCCCTTGTAGAAGAAGCAGGAAATATCTATGTAACCAGGCAGCGGGTTGAAGTCCTTTACCCAGTTGTTCAGGCCACTTCTACACTTTCAATTGGAAGTGATGCTACTGCTTACACCATACTCAACCGATCAGCAGATAACATCCTGTCACTGAGTCAAACTGCTAGAAGTCAGTTTCAATTTGCTTCTACTTCGTCGACTATCGAATTTGGTCAGACTGCAATAGCCACTAAACCAATTAGGGTGTCGGCTGAGTCTGACCTGACGACTACTGAAGAAGTTTGGGACTTCGACACCTTTGAGTTTGTCACAACGGAAACTGGTCTGCGACATTCGGTGGTAAATGCTGGTGACCAGTCAAGGTCACAGTCTTCACGGATTGACTTCAGACAGACCGCCAGTGTTTTCAAGGTTCTTGCGACAGCTATACCAGGTGTCGCTACCAGTGCGATGTCACTTGGTCAAAGTGTCTGGGCAAGCCTCACGCTTGGTCCAGAGGCTGAGAGTATCATCGTTTTTGCTCAAGCCTCAACAGGTGACGTTGGGTTTTCAACAGATGATTCAACGTTGAATCTTGGACAGACAGCGACGTACTCAGTTGTCCGCGCCACGAGGGAATCTTCGTCTGCACTTGGGGTAATACAGTCAGCAACTTATATACTTGAGAAGGGTTCATCTCGATGGCAGTACTCTCCATTCGTTGGCGAGAGCACTGATTCAAATGCACCCGACCCACCACCTACTGCTATCGACGGTCCTATGGTGGGTATCGAGGTACCATTCCAGTTGGTGTACCCATCAATTGGTGTAGTGACTGATTCGGTTGCTTTGAAGACGCCCAACCTTGGGAACAAGGATCGGTTGGCTTTCAACCGTGTGCTACGTGAGACCCGTGGTGGAACATTGATTGTTTTCGCTGACCCAATCTGGCCAAAAATCCAGACTCTTGTGTTGACGTTCTCAGGTCTGCTGAGAGTGGAAGCATACGAACTGCAAACATTCATCAGTGATCACCTGGGTCAAGAGATTGGATTGATCGACTGGGAACATCGTTACTGGAGAGGTGTGATAACCTCACCGAGTGAACCTCTTGTTGAGGATCGGTTTGACTCCTTCACAGCAAGCTTTGACTTTGAAGGTGAACTCGATCCAATTTGGAATCCGCAGATCGTTCCGATTGCCCTTCGATATTCATCAACACGCTCGGAGCGTGCCGATGGCTATTATGTCCCCAGTGATCCGATTCTACCAACCATGCCAAGTGCCACAGACTACTACACAGCAATCGCCGCTGTTGACCTTGATGATGGACAGCCTGTCTATATCACGGGTGCCGGTTCAGTTGACTTGGCGAAAGCTGACTCGCAATTAACAACTGAAGTTGTTGGTTTCGTCCAGGTTGATTGTCTGTCGGGCGAGACTTGTCAATACCTCACGGAAGGGATGGTCGAACGTTTGGATTGGACTACTATTGCTGGTACCTTGGAGTTATCCCCCGGGGCTACCTACTTCCTTGACTCAGCAACTGCTGGGAGAATTACGACTACGGCTCCGACTACAGTCGGTCAATTTGTAGTCCGTGTGGGTCGGGCAGTAAATGTCAGGACTCTCGACATTGAGATCGAACTGCCAATTCTTTTGTAAAGGAACCATAAAATGGCATTGAGAAAACCACTTGTTATCGTCGATGGTCAGATCCAACAGATTCAATCGGGTGATGTGCTCGACTCTGCTGTCACCGGCGAAGTTGATGTTGTATCGTTGGAAAACGATACCGGTGCGGCTGCCATCGTTATTGGCGCCCCTGTCTATGTAAAGTCTGCTGGTAAGGTTGACAATGCAAAAGCTGATGCTGTGGGAACAGTTGAGGTTCTAGGACTGGTTGCAGTGACTTCAATTGTCTACCAATCCAGCGGTAATATCCAGACCGATGGTGTCCTGACGGCTACCACCGGGCAGTGGGATGCCGTTACTGGCGAGACAGGTGGTCTAACGGCCGGTGCTGTCTATTACCTGGATGAGACCACCGCCGGAAATCTGACACAAACAGCCCCAACAGGCGATGGTGAGTTTGTTATCCGCGTTGGTAAGGCTGTCAGTACCACGGACATGGAAATCACCATTCTGAATGCGGTCAAACTCTAACCATAAAGGAATGCCCTATGGCAACACGAAAAACCCTTGTGATGGTGGCAGGTAGGATTGAACGCCTCCAAGCAGGTGACACTGTCGATGCCGATCTCGCCGAAGTAGACCTGATTGAATTGACCAATAACAATGGTTCCCCTGCTGTCATTGGTGAGGCTGTCTATATTGACGGAGCCGACACTTGTGATAAGGCTCAAGCCAATGCGGCAGGTACCATGGATATGGTCGCTTTGGTGAAGGACCCCTCCATCGCCGCAGCCACTGCTGGGATGGTTCAGTCCGATGGTGTGCTCTCGGCGACGACAGGTCAGTGGGACGCTGTCACAGGTGATACAGGTGGTCTCACGACTGGCTCTGTGTACTACCTGAGTGCTGCGACAGCCGGTCGCATCACGGATACCTCTCCGACTGCCGGTGGTGAGTATTCGGTTCAGGTTGGTAAAGCTCTCAGCACTACCGAACTGGAAATCTCGATCATGGACCCGATCAAGTTGTAGATCAAGTTGTAGATCATCAAGTTGTAGATCATCAAGTTGTAATGTCAGCAACACCTGCTCCTGAGCGTCAGGGGCAGGTTTCAATACATACGTTTGGGGAGAGAGAACCATGGCTCGTAAACCTCTAACTATCAATGCCGGTCAACTCGAACTGCTTGCTTCAGGTGAGCCTCTTGATGTTGGTGGGTGGAATCTCCCTTCGACCGGGGGCACTGAGAATTATGTTCTCGTTGCCGATGTAAGCGGGAACGGTGTGTGGTCATCGGATCTAGCCGGTCTCACGTCACTCATTGTTGACAACATTACGATTGACGGCGCGGCGATCACCAGTGACACTGGCGCAATCAGTATTAACTCTTCTGGTGTTGATACAACCTGGGATTGTCAAATTGGTGATTTAGATGCTATTTTAAGGATTGGTGAGGGTGCTGCCGGTGGATTCTCAATTCTTGGGGGTACTTCCAGAGATAAGGATAATAACTACCACTACCAGACATACCTAACTCACAATGCCTATTGGGATCGTGTAACTAAGACATGGGAATCAGTGCGAACAGACTTAGGTAGACGATTTAAGTTCTCGATGGGATACCATCAGAATTCCTTCACATGGAATTTTTCCCTAGCAGCGGTTGCGACAATCACCTGGACTGAGTTAATGGAACTGGATTCCTCAGGCAATCTAAGTGCTATCGGGACAGTCTCGGCTGATCAATTGACGGCTGTGACCATCACCAGTGACACTGGCGCAATCAGTTTCGATGATGAGGACTTGTCCACGACCGGCAAGATGGGTGTTGGAACCGCAACTCTAACAGGTGGTCAGTTGAATGTTAAAGGTTCCGGTAATGATAATGCTGTGTTAGGAACCGAACTTCTCACCAACGGTGATTTCGCTTCCGACCTGTCAAGCTGGACTGCTGGTACCGGATGGTCATGGGACGCCTCCGGAAAAGCGTTGCACGCCACTGGAAATATCCCCACGTTACTTCAATCAATTGCGGTTACAGATGGGGAAACGTACCACGTTCAGTTTGTTATGTCAAGCCGCACAGTTGGTGTGGTCACACTCACGCTTGGTGGTCTTACAGGTGAACGTGAAACAGTAGGTAACGGTACCTACTATATCAGCTTTAAGGCCACAGCGACTACGAACCTGGATCTTACATTCACCCCTGGTTCAACATTCGATGGAATGATCGACTCGGTGTCAGCCAAGGAGATCACAGCCAACTCTGATCCGTTGCTTTATCTCATAGACGCCAATACCGAAAGAACAATTGATATCCGCTCAACAGGCGGACTCACCAATCTCTATATTGGGGAGACTGCTGGACGTACCAACACGTCTGGAAGCTACAATGTTGGACTCGGTCGGAACTCGCTGTATAACAACACGACGGGCTACAAGAACATCTGTATTGGGTACACATCGCTTTTCAGCAACACGACTGGTTACCAGAATACCGCATTTGGAAGAGCGGCTTTGTATTTCAACACCACAGGCTGGAGCAACTTTGCGATTGGTCAGGCAGCACTCTATTACAATACGTCGGGCGAACGGAATGTAGGAATTGGCGTTCAAGCTCTGTTCTATAACACTACAGGGTCAGTGAATGTAGCAATTGGATCGGACGCCCTGAAATCTAACACCGAAGGTGATAATAATGTAGCCATCGGGTACCTCTCACTGTTCAAGAGTACGTTGGCTAATGCGAATACTGCAATAGGAAAATCTGCACTATATGCAGTTACTCTTGGATCATCCAATATCGGACTTGGTGCATTTACGATGCCAGTGCTTACCGAGGGTAATTACAACACTGGAATCGCGTCGTACGCATTGCGCGACCTGACTACCGGTAGCAATAACACTGGGATTGGGTATAACACCGGGCGTAGCATTGCCACCGGTGACAGTAACACGATCATTGGCGCGAATGTCGCTGGACTGGCTGCCGACCTAGCCAATAACATCATCATTGCGGATGGCGATGGGGTTGAAAGAATCTGGGTCGACAGCAGTGGGCATGTATGGCTTCCGGCTGACAATCAGAATCTGGTATTTGGTGCAGGGAAAGATGTTCTTGCCTACTATGATGGAACTGATTTCATCATAGATTCAGGTGCTATTGCTCCGTCTGATATCATTCTTGATTGTGGTACGGAAAAGACACTTGAACTCGCGGAAGTTGTATGGAATGACATATTCATACCCCTTGCAGGGGCAAAAGTCCCAGCATCAAATACACCTTCTTGGGACTCTTATTCTACGAATTTGAATTCGTACACATTTGCTATTGATGACTATGCCGATCTAGCGACCGCCGAAATTTTGCATGATTGGAAAGAGGGGACTGACCTCCAGGTCCATGTTCATTTCATAACGGATGGCGCAAATGACGGGACAGCACGGAAGGTGAAATACCAAGTATTCTATTCGATCGGTGATGGGGCTGAGGTGATGGCGGCCGAGGCCAATTTATCTGACGAAGAGGATATTATTGCTTCAGAGGCGGATAAGATGCATCACCGCCTCACTGTTGGGGCAATCACAGGGACAAACTACAAAATAGGAGCCCTTTTGAAAATTCGTGTGAAGAGGATCACAGGTACTGGGACAGAACCAGCCAACGATCCCTTTGTTGAGATGATCGGAGTCCATTACCAAATTGACACCCTTGGCAGCCGGCAAGAAACGGTCAAATAAGGGATCTGGCTTATTTACAATTTCTCCCTGATCTTCAGGGTACACCCCTTTGAAGGAGAAAAGTTATGAACGATTATGGCGACCCCACTGCTGACAACCAGCTTCTTGTTGCGTCTGGTTCCAATAGCGCCGCGTGGGCTGACTACCTGGATAAACTCACGATCCGTAACGCCGGCCGATTTTAGCGCACTGTAATTCTACCACAAGGAGACAAAATGATTATCCCGTTGAATATCCCCGACGAAAAAGCAGTCCGTTTTGTTGTTGCTCTTAATGGAAAGTACCCATGCCCACAGATCTTAGACCCAGAGTGGGATGGAGACCCCCTAGAAGAAGGGCATCCAATGATTGCGAAATTTGCTCCTAGCGTGTGGGCTAAGAAGGTAATTGCCCGGTGGCTTAACAACGAAGTATACCTCTGGGAGACCTCGGAGGCGTCCAAGGCAGCGACGACTCAGATTCCACGTGAAGAATTTGTTGGCTAAAGGAAAAGCATCCTAAATAATCTAGATGATACACACCCGACAATCATCAATGTGTATGGACCAAATTGTTGGGTGTGTATCGCTAGGATTAAGGAATTATTCCACAAATTTACGGAGGCGTAGCCTATGTTCTATTTTCAAGCTCCGTTCCCACAGTTACAGACCAGTTCGATCCTACCCAACCCAATCTTTGGTGACAGTGAGTCACTCAGGGTTGACTTGTCAGCCAAGAGAGCCATGGACGGCACGTTGTACACTTACGTTAAAAGGAAGCAGGGTAAGAAGCTCCAGTGGACTTTCAAGTTGACTCGGAACAAAGGTTTGGAAGTCCGAGCTTTCATCCAATCCTACTTTGCTTCAACGATTAAGGTAACGGACCACAATGATCGTGTGTGGATTGGACACCTGGTGAATAATCCATTTGAGTTTGACACACCAAGCCGGGCAGCCCCGGCAATTTCACCTATGCCTCGCGGAGAGTCACAGGTGATCACTATTGAGTTTGAGGGAGATGAGATATGAGAAATCTGTCTGCAAATGCCCTAGCGAAAATCGCTACCAAGCTCGGGAACGAGCCTGTGACAATCATAGAAATAGACTGGGTGCAAGATACACAAGGGTCTCAGTATGCCGACCGGGATGTAGGAAGTATTCCTGGCAGGATTCTTGAGGTCAGTGACTTGGACAATGTGATCAATGTCAGTGAGAATAACTCGTCCCAAGAAATATCACTTGTACTGGATGACACAGATGGCACCATCAAAACAATCCTCGACACCTATGACATTCACAAAAGGAGCGCCAGGGTATATCAGTGGTTTGAAGGGTTGGGAACTGATGACAAGTTCCTCGTTTTCGCAGGTAAAATCAGTTCGCCCATCACTTGGAGTGAGAGAGACCGAAGCGTCTCCTTCACAGTCATCTCGCAACTTGAAGACAAGGAGATAGGTTTCTCAACGGAAGAAGGTGATTTCGATTGGATTCCGAAGGATTTGATTGGAAAAACTTGGCCAATGATCTTTGGGACAGTACAAGATTCACCCTGCCTCCAATTTAATAGGGCACTCACTGGTACAACACAATGTGGGATCGGGATCATCAGTGGGGAAGATGCCCACTTGAATTCCCCACTTGGTGGTAATGGTTCCCAGGTGGATTTGAATGTCGCTAAACAGATGTTCCAAGTGAATCATCTAAATAGGGCAGCAGATGGTATGCTTCAGTGCGGCGAGGTGGGCCAAGCCGAAAGTCTTGAACAGCAATCTAATGATTTATACTCGCAGATAGGTTATGATCTTTATCGGAAGGTGTTGGCAGAGGAGTGTCAACAACTTCAAAGGGAGTTGACAGTCCAACAGGCTATTGACCAGGCAGGTGGAGACGCACTGGGTTGCAATCCTGTGCGTATCTTAGGTGGTGAGGATTTTCAACAGGGTATCGGTCTCAAACTTCGGATAGGCTCAGGTATTTTTTCTGGGTACTTCGATGGTGTGAACTTTCATGTTACCGATCGTCTCCATGAGGAGAACGAAGAGAAGGCTCTGGTGATCAGCCAGGAATACGAACGATTGGAAGCTGCCTATCATGTAAAATGCACTCCGAAGATAGGTCCAGAGAATCTCTGGCTTGAGACTGATCTACCATGCTTTACCTCATGGGGCAGATCAGTCCGCAGTCAAATGACCATCACAGAGTTGGAAACACCTGAGAACAAGACAACAAAACCTGAGCATATTCTACAACACCATTGGGAAGAAGCTGGGACGCAGGTCAGTCTCTATGATGATGAAGAGTTCACGTATGTCGCCAGTACTATCTCTGGGACAGTGCTGTCAGTAAAAGCCTACAAGAAGTTCAAGAGTGATAGGAAGCTCGTGAACCTACCATCCGAACTCTATCGGGTTGAGACGGTGAATTATGGACCTATCACGGCTGTTCAGATCATTGTGACTAATCTTTTGAGCAGCATCCCCGACCAGGGTTGGGAAGATGATCTGTACGTTACGTTCGAGTCGGATGTAGGTCCACACACGGTCGATATCCTCGAATACATCATCAACAATTTCACCGACTTGTCATTCGACTCAACGAGTTTCACGGCGATTCGGACCAAGCTTGATCTCTTCCCGATGAATTTTCCGATCCTCGATCGGAAGAACACCCTTGATGTTCTTCAGGATATTGCTTTCCAGGCGAGGTGTGCATTGTGGCTGTCCAATGGGACATTCTACATTAAGTACCTCCCAGAGGACCCCACCAGTGACAACACCATCACAGACAGTGATGTAGATGCCGGGGAAGGTCTTCAAATAGAGTTGACTCCAACTGAAGATTTGGTAACCAAAATGGTTATCAAATGGAGAGTGAGTTGGGCTGAAAATGAAGAACAGAAGATCATCCTTCGCCACAATGTGAAGAAGTATGGAACCCAGACTGAGGAGTTCGATTTCTACTGTTTCAGTCAACCGGACATCGTCTTGAAGGCGGCGACGTTTTGGCTGATACGGAAGTCCAATACATGGAAGAAGGTCAGTTTCAAGTCCTATCTAAATAAGCTTAACCTGGAAACGTTTGACACCATCACCTTGGACTTCAGTGGTGAACACATTGCAACAGGTTCCATCAAAGCGATTGTTGAATCAGCCAGTTACAACTCGGTTGATAATACGATCGACTTCACCTGTCTAACACCTGTCAAGTCAGGGACTATGGTGGAGTACCTCCACTTCTGGCCATCGGCTTTGTCGACAGGGGATAAGTTTCCGACAGACTGGGAGGAGGAACAAGGGTACGCCGGTGGCGATGGTATTGGTGCTGGTGCCCATGGTGCCCTTCCGATTGGGGTTATAGACCTAGACAACTGGGGTGATGGTGTCGTATGGGTTGGTGGTCCTAACGTTATCTTTATAGGTCACGCTGACTGGGGAGACTCCTCTCCAACTGATGCCGACTTTGCAGCACAGGCGGTGGTCTTCTCAGACACCTATGCCGAGTTGTCTACCCAGGCTAATCCCAATCCTGATCTCAGAACGGGGTATCTTGAGGATCAATACATTTCAGACATTCCAACGATTGATGGAGTTTTTAAGATTGACCTCCGAACAACAATGATCAGAGATAGTGAAACTGAGGAGTCAGCCCCATTGATAACCTTCTTCAAGAAGGTTGATGATGATGAAAAGTTGATAGTCGATTGTGACATCGCTAAATGGGGTAATAGTGAGGAGGAAGACGGTAAGGTCTTCGACTTCCAGTATGATTCCGAAGGTGAGAAGATGGGTGCTGGAACTGCCTTTCTTAATGAGTAACCTGACCAAATGAAAACACCCACCCTGGCACGGAGCCAAGGTGGGTGTCATAGGGGACTGATCATGCTTACGAAGAAAACCAAATGGAGAAAAATCCTGTGTTGGTTAAGGCGTGAGTACCCGTTGAGAAAAGTACGGGTGCGTCAGTTGGATATTAAAATGCAAGGTGAGTGCGAATACGTCAATCACGGTTTCGAGATCAGAATCCAGAAGAAGCAGTGCTTCAACCTTCGACTCGATACTCTCCTACATGAATGGGCTCACGCTCTGACTTGGCACGGTAACGATGTTGATGACCATGGAGCCGAATGGGGTTTGGCTTATGCCAGACTGTATCGCACATATCTCACATGGCACTACGGGGAAGATTTGGAACCCGAAGACTGCTAACAGTCTTCTTCACAGGCTTTGACCTCTGGTATGGTCGGAGGTATGGGCACTTTTCACAGTCTTCATACTCGACAAACCGATCGACTTCTTTTTCGGGTAGGTTGTGCATACATTCGGCGAGTACATCAACACACTGACATTTTTCTCTGACAATGACACTATACAGCCGTGACTTACAGGGTACCCATAGAGGTCTGAAGACATGGGGGTTTTCTGAGTCACGTTCAAAACCATCAATGGACCTTGGCGACTCCCAGTCGTCGAGGTCTTCTTTTTTGTATACTATCACACCTTCTGAGTCGATCTCAACTCGATCATACCCTACTGGTATTGAAAGTCTCAACTCGCCAAATGATGGAAGTCCATCCCCACCCACGCAAAAGACCCTGAAGAGAGGATGGTTGGTCTCGACAGTTCGATTCTTCCCAAAGGTGATCTGTGTGTCGGGACAGTCTTTGCAATTACTCATGTTTTCTCCTTGTGCATTTGTGGCAAGTTGTTAGATCGTGAATCCTAGCACCTCGGCAATGGTACATGATCTTGATAGCACCACATCTACCCATCTCCTCCGTCGACTCCCTGGTTTCACATGGCGGCAGCACAGGGATCAGAATCCAAGCATCTGGACTCTTGAGGTTGTTCGATTTCCGGCGATACCCTTCCGGTACTGCGGGTGGCTCCCACCCCTTCTTGATATAGACAAGTGTCCCGTCAGACATTCTATGGGGTCTTGACATACCCTGGCTCCTTACACGTCTGGCACGTCTGGCAGGTCTGAGAGGTCACCTTCAACGATCGTCCCTGGTAAACACAGGTCGGTACGACGCGGCGACATAGGCAAGCACCTTGCTCACCAATCACCAGTCTGAGGTGGTCGCATAGAGGCTTCAGTGGCTCCAGAACCCAGGCATCCGGTGTCTTCAGGTTATTTGACCGCCTCCGGTATCCAGGCGGGCATGGTGGTGGCTGCCAGCCCCTCTGGACGTAGATGAGTGTTCCATCAGGGGTGATCGTCGGAGGCTCTCCTGACCCCTTCCTGGGCGGCTCAGGCTTGCTTACCATGATTCGATCCTCAGGTTGATCGGTCCCTACTCGGAGGTGACATTTGTTGCAGATGTCATCAGTTACACGTTGCTTGTACGAAGGGTGTTCCTTGCAGTGGCATAGTAGGAAGATGATGTCACTACCCTTGACTCCTTCCAGACGGGTTTTGCATGGTAGGATGCTGATGTTAGAGTTTGTCACAATCGGCGCACTCCGCATTGAGGGTGTTGAACAATATCGTCCCATACAGAGTCGGGGCAGTCGGGAGCCAATTCGCTTCGTAGAATGCGATGATGTCTAGACACGCTTGGTTGCATGCAGAGCAGGGGAGATAGACACCCCACGCGGGGTCGACCATGTATCCCTCACTGTAGGTCACCACACCTTTACAGTCAAGGCCACCTCCTGAGTAACCACCCGGTGAACCATGATCCGCCAAGTACATCCAGTCAGGACTGTCAAAAGATGTGGTCAGATAGAATCTCCAAGACCGTCCAATGATCCCTTCTTTACCTGGATGCAATCCACTGACCAAACCACTCAATGGGTACATCAGTGGTTTGGGATTACAGAAAGCCGCATAGACTTGAGGTTCGATTGCGAACAGTTGAAGTGTTGTCCCATGTTCACTATTGAGGAACTCATCATCACAACAGTCACACCACACATCTCCGAAGACGGACTCAATCTCATCAATGATCCCTTGTTTCCACATCACTGTCTCCTCAGAGAAGCTGATGTCGGGGCAGGTTTCGATGAGCTTATTACGTACGACTTCTATGTCATCGACCGCCCACCTGTGTGGGTCGGTGACGTTGTCTATTGGGTCAATGGGATCACAGCCATCGGGTGGGTCCTGTAATAGCGCATTGACAGCATCAATCAAACTGTTCCAATTCGCAAGAGAGAACGGCTTGCCTGGGGTGTAGAAGGACATCAAAATACCTCATAGTGTAGGAGGGACCGATAGACTTCAGCTTCAGCCCTCGCGTCACTGAGTGCCTCGTGTGCATTTTCGTTTACAATCTTGAACTTGTCACACAGTGCATTCAGCCCAACATACGAGAATGGTATTGGCAGTCCTAGGAAAGCTGCTCGATCATTTATCGACACTGCGAGAAGCATACCATCGCGGGCATGGGAATGGAACAGGTGACCAAACAGATCATCGCCTAACCATGCCTTACCGTGTGCAGCTTCAAACGCCCAGTTGTGGGCAAGAGGTACAATCGACCTATTCACTGGAAGATCGAGACTCTCACTCCACTCAACCAACATATCGGCAACCTTGTCATGTGAAGGTGCGTTCATCATTAGCCAATCGAGATCGAGTCCATGTACCTTACCTGATTTCCTATCTGCTCTCTCTGGGAATTCCGGAGCAATGTTGTGATAGAATGGTCGCAAGTTGGTCGCAGGTCGCAGGTCCGCATTGAGAGGCACGACAGCGATCTGAATGATCTCGTGATACCCTGCTCGGAGACCTGTAGTCTCAAAGTCAATGGACGCCAGTAGGCACCCATTGAGATGGACGAGTCCGTTATGAATCTGTGGGGTCATTTGTTGCATACCTCCTCGGGGATATGTTTCCAGAGATGTCTATTCTTGATTTTACTAATAAGGGTCGGGTACACTTGGTAACGCTCAGCAAGCTCCACACCAGTTGTACCTTCCGATAGGGCACGTCGAATCTCCTTAACATCATCTTCTGTGAGCTTCGCCATACCGTGTTGAGTCCCATGACAATGGGTTCCAGCTTCTTCACTATCTCTACGGTTGTCAGCATCATCACCGAGCCGACAGTGATGTGGGTTACAGCAGTTTGGATTGTTGCAGTTATGGAGAACCAAAGCAGGGTAAGGGTCATAACCACGTAATAACATCCAAGCAACACGAGGGGCTTTCAAGTACTGAGACTTGCCGTTTCTACAATACCTGAACTGACCTCGCTTGTCAATATCTCCGGAAGCCTTCCAAGCCCAACACTCGCTTTTATGCTTCCTATCCACTTTGGACCAGAAACGTTTGATGTCTCCCCTGCTGAAATCTGGTAGACGTTTAAGAGCCATCCCTGTCTCCCGCTCTTTTGAGTTCAACAGCCTTCTTGATATCAGGGTTCCGGTCCAGGTAGGCTTCCTCATCGAAGGTTTGACAGAAGTCATCCATCCACACCCCGAACATTGCAGACTCGGGCGGGCGGTTGTCACCCTCAGGGTATGCCTTGGTGTAATGCTTCATCATGAAGACATTGGCGAGGACATGGTCGAGATGGTGTTCACCACTCTCCGGGTCGATTTCCTCACGAAGGAACCACCACTTGAATAGGTGCCGCAATGTGCAAGCCATCGCTGTACCCCAAGCCATCCCTTTAGCCCAGTTGAATTCGGCGTACTTCAATTTGCCACCCATGAACACACGGGTGACTCCCCCGAGCAACATTATTGGCACCAGAGTCATGTCGATCTTCCCTTGGTTGGCGCGGGCACCAGAACCTTTTGCGTCACTGTTGATATCGCCTTCGGCGTACTTCATACTCATGCTTAATTCTCCCTCAACTTCAAACGGCCATTGATGCAAACTAACGGGGTAGCGTCGGTGTTCTTCGGAGCTTTCCACGAGATGTTTGACACATGTCGCTGATTGCTACCACCAGAAGCACCACTCTGATGGTCTGAAGGCAGACCACGGGTTACTTTGGTTTTACTCCACTCGAACCGCTCTTCGTTCTCAAGAGAACGGATGAACTTCTCATGGAATTCACTAAATAGAATCTTTTCACCCGGAGCATAGTGACAGTTATCGCCAATGAATGTCTCCAAGAGGGATCGACTCATATCCTGTGACTGCTGACGCTTGTAGGTGTCAACAACCGGAAGACGTAGACGACCATGGACCTGTGGAAGCTCAACGTTCATTAGGGTTCGCATGAAGTGAGGAGCCTCAGTCTTCAGCAGTTTTAGAAGTTCAATCTTAGGTATTTCCTGGTCTGGGAGGAGGTCAGGAACTTCAATCACCATGATTCGAGTGTCACCTCCAACGACCGGACAAGCTTCCTGTTCGTTTGCCATCATCATGAAATGCAAAGTGTTGGGTTGTGGGTAGGCGTCCATTCGCATTTTACGAATCCATAATGTCTTACTGGTCACCCACTCCTTGATTCGATTGTACGCCGTAGAGCTTCCAGCGATGTTCTTTTCCTCCACAATCGCCAGGACTCCATTTGCCAACTCACCATTGAACTGGTTGTTGTTCGTAAGGGCACGGTCAGCACTGACAACACCCCCTGTGACCAACGTGGATAGAGCTTCATGGAGAATCGACTTCCCACTGTTCTGATTCCCAAAGAAGAATAGGAATGGCAGGGGTTCAAATGGGTCACGGAAGCAACAAGCGATCCATGCTAAACCAAACTGATACCCGTTTCGGATGTTAGCCTCTTGAGCCCAGGTAAGTTCTTTGAGTTCGGCGTCAAGGTCACAGAAGCAGTGTTGAAGAACTTTGTTCCAGTGTGGATGTACTGGCACTTCGCTGTCTCCAAGATCAGCAGGTTCGTAGACGAATCTTGGCGTGTTGAAGTTCCACTGGCGGTCACCCGGGTACTCGTTCTTAAAAGGCATACTCACTAATTCCCATGGCTTGTCGATACAGTTACCAAGAACTATATCGGCATCAGGTTTCGCGATGCCCTTGCTTTGGAGCCAGTTTTTACACTCGCTCTGCGGACGCCTTTGCCATAAGCCATTGGTAGCTTGAACGTACCATCCAGCCGACTCACACTGAGAGGTCACCAACGTTCGTAGACGATCATCAAATTCGGCAGTACCAGTGGAGTCAACATTGGGTTCCGTCTTGATGCCGAAGACTTTCTCCCACCAACCACCACGTCCAGCAACCCAACTTGAATCCGGTTTCGGGTCACCTTTGTCAGCTTTGATGCGAGCCACCAGGCGTCCATCTTTGTTAGGTCGAAGTATCGTCTCACGACTGAGAAACTTCTTGTCAAGCACAACATCTTGACCGAGGGACTTGGCGACTTTAATCGCACTCTCAGCGTACTCAAACTGAAACCCCTTGTTATCAGGAAGCTCAGCCCCACCAAGGGCACGAGACGCTGTCTTCAGATCAGGGTCGTGGTTGTAGAAGCATGTAGTCCACCCCTCGCCATCCTGTTGCCAGGTGGGAGATTCGGATACCCCTTGGGAGAACCGATAGACTTTGAATGCGCCACTTGGTAGTGGGAACATAAAACAATTGGGACTTGCCCGATCGGTTCCCTCAGAGGTCGTGTCATAATAGCCACGGATTTTGAACTCTTCAGCCTTGCTATCATCTTCCATCAACTCTTTGAGGGCACAGGTGTGCGTCTGCAACAGATGGTGATCAGGGACCCAGACTGTAGAGAAGCCTGAGCGTGCAAGTTCGTCAATGATTTCTTTGTGGATGTCATCGAGAGGGGTCATTCTACGGGCTGAAGCCAACAGATCAAACGGATCAATGTCCTCATCTTTGATACCACCGATTCGGACCTTAGCTCTTTTACCACGTACAACTTCAACGTGATCCATCCAGTTGGAGGGGAGGTCATCGAGAGTCAAGGTCTTCTCAGCCGACTTGAGCAACGAGAGTCCTTGATTCTCCAAGGTCAGCTTCTTGTGCCAAATCCACATCACACCACCACAGCAGTCGATCTGCGAGGCGAAGTCGAAGCCGGTCTCAGAAGACATCATCCCGAGGACACATCTCGCGAGAGCGGCGTGTTCGGTGTGGTTAGAGGTCGGGATAGCGTCCACGTAGACGTAGAGATGGATTCCTTTCCCACCAGTCGACTGACGAACCTCAACGAATGGGAGAGCCTCAGCAGCCCTCTGGACATCCACAAGGGCATCCTCGTCGATACCAACACCGGCGGCGTGCCCAGTAAGAGCATCGAAGTCGAAGCCAAGCCAACGGCTGCAACGTTCCTTCCAATCCCAACCCGTGGTGCCGATACCCTCGGCGTGCTCCTCCAGTGGCCACGAGAGTCGGTAATCCTTGAACTTCGGATCATCATAGGAGTTCTTAGGTATCCTGATGTTCCACCACTCGTTGATCCCATCTGTCCAGGTGGCACGCTTGCCATCGACTGGTTCTCCCCGGGGACCGGCAGCGACATTGACCTGTGTCTCCATGGCGGTACCATATTTCAGGTAGTGATCGAGCAGGTCTTGCCCTGGGTGCTCGCCGCGCCTGGCTGTGAGGAAGGCAACGACAGCTTCTGTGATGAACTTGGTCGACATACGAACTCCATGCTAAAGGTTAAAGGGAAAATGTCCCCCTATGTACAAAGGTAGTAAGAGCATTGAGGCTCTAAAAAATCTCGGAAGTTCCGATTTTGTCAAAAAAAGGGTTCAACCAGCAAATGGTTACTCAACCTCCCTTTCGTAACCACCTTGTACACCAGGTACTTAGGTCGAAAAGTAACGAATAACGACCTCTATATCCATTTTAAGCACATGTGAAAATTTTTGAAAGTCACATATCCGCCTTCTCATTGCTCGGATGGTCCGGTTTGAGTTATTTTGACTTTTCTGACGGTTTTTCCATTTGTGTGATTATTCAACCACACAAATGCTCTTACTACCTTTGTACATAGCGGACGAAACTCAGATAGTGGCACCTGATGAATGACCAGTTCCATGAAATACCTACCGATCAGCTTGTTGATCCACAGGTGCTGCTCAGACCGGTCGCAACTGAATCAGTGGAATACCTTGAACTGTTTGAGTCCATCAAAGAGATAGGGTTTCTCAACTCGATATCAGTCAGACCAAGTCAACGGCAGTCGGATCATTTCGAGGTCATTGATGGGCTGTGGCGGACAACATGTGCCAGGGAGGTCGGACTACCATCTGTCCCCTGTATCATCAAACACCATGTGTCGGATGACGATGTACTTGCGTTACAGATTCAAGCAAATGCCATCCGACCAGAAACCAAACCAATTGAATTCGCCAATCAGATCAGGCGGATTCAGAAGGTCAGACCTGACATCACACTGATAGAATTGGCTAGCTTGGTCAACAAGAAACCAGGTTGGGTAAGTCAACAACTCGGACTCCTCAGACTTGACACATCAACACAGAGAGCAGTCGACCGTGGTGAGATTAACCTGGGTAACGCCTACATGTTATCGAAGATACCTCCCAGGTTGAGGGTCAATTTCATTGATGAAGCGAAGCTGATGGGTGAGATGGAGTTCAAAGTCTTAGCGGCAGGTGTAGTCAAGCAATTCAAAGAGGCAGTGAAGCAGGGGAAACTTGAGGATTTCTTCACGAGGGATTTTCAAGTCCAACCATACTTGAGGTCATTGAAGGATGTCAGGGAAGAGTTTGAAAAAGGTGTTGAAGCACCTCTCCTATTGACCATAGGTGATTACAGTAACGCCATGGAAGGTTGGAAAGCTGCATTGGAATGGGTTCTTCATCTTGACCCCGAGAGTCAGAAGAAACAGGAAGATGCCGCCCGTAAGAAAGCCCGCAAACGGTGGGTGAAAGGAGATTGACAGACACAGCATTCTCGTTCGGAACAACCATCATTTTCAACACAAGGAATTTTCAATGAGTGACAAAACAGCTTTGGTACCCGCTTTCGAGAATCTACCCTCCGTGCAACTCGGTTCGGATGACGGTTTTGACGATCTGGCAAAGGGTGGCGATTTCCTCGGTCGGCTCCAACTCTATTCCAAAGGCTCGGCGATCAACAAGGAACTCATCGCGCCCGGTCACTGGGGTATTCCCGAAGGAGACGATCAGATTACCGATCTCGGTAAGACTGTCGATCTGATTCCGCTCGCACGACGCCCGAAAGCTCTTGATTTGAGCGACACTGATGCCATCATCACGAACTATGATATGGAGTCGGAAGAATTTGGACGGATCGCCGCCGCCAGTTCGGAGCAGAACAGTGGTTGTATGTATGGGACGAGCTTCCTCGTCTATGAGCGAACCACCGGTCGTTTCTTGGAGTACTTCTGTGGGACTAAGTCGACTCGCTCCGAGTCGAAGAAAATCTTCCCCTTCCTCACCACGACGGCTGAGGATATAAAGAAGCGAAATCTGAATGTGGAACCGCACGGACCCCTCCCGTGCCGACTGAATGTCAAGTTGGTCGAGAAGAAGAAGTGGTCGTGGCACGCACCAGTCGTGGTGAAGTGCAGCACGCCATTCAACAGTCTCCCCAGCCGCGAGCAGGTACTCCGCGAAATGGAGAGGTTTTTGAACCCCTCTGACAGTGGTACGGAGAAGGTTGAAGACACCAAGGGTGACGAAAGAGCACGTTAATTTCGGAATTTGTTGGACAAACCTCTGTTGAAAGCCATATATTCAATAGGGAACAATTTACCAGCCACCCGGGTTACAGTGGCAAATCCCATTGTAATTCTGACCCCAGGAACTGACCCCAGGAACTGACAGTAGGTGTGCTTGGGTCTCAATTCAGACAATGTTTCTGGATGAAGGGGACTGTCGGGGGTGGTTTCTCTTTACAACGAAAGGTCCATCATGGACAAAGTCAAGGAATTGGCAAAGAACAAGTGGGTGTGGATTATCGCACTCGCTGCTGCTGCCCTCATTGGTGGTGGTACTTGGAGTGACCAGATTACCGAGGCGATCCTTTCAATCCTCGGTTCGTAGCGTTTACACGGCGTGGAACGTCCACGTCGTTATTGTGGGGTTGAGAAGTGGTATCTCATGGGTTCCATACGCCCATTGTCGGTGGTTCGATTCCACCCTCCACAATTTGAGGACGGCACTGGGCGTGGTGGAAGTAGTGACCATGGGGGTTCGATTCCCTCCCGTTTCTCATTCTACAACAGACAAAGAAAGGTGAGGTATGCCATCACACGCAATTTTGATCCAGCAGCCGTCGATCGACTTCACCAAGTTTCTTGGGATGTCACACGAGATGTTTGGCTACACAATCAGTGCTGGGGCGGATGCTTCACACAAGCAGTTGACAGACACTGAACGGTTTCTCAGTTGCTTGGCTGCAATACAGGATGAAGATGCACCTGTCAGCCTGCCACCCAACCTACTAACCCATGTCTCCTTCTCTGTACTCGTAGCAATTGATGACAGAGAGATGTTAGACGTGTTGACGTGTTGTTCCAAGATGCCATTCGTAGTTGCAGATACTGTGGCACGTGGTATTCAAGCAGCAGTCATCAGTGGGTCGTTGTCACAGTGGAGACGCGCGGTACTTTCCGGTTGTCGAATAGAAGCTCAACCCGCGGTTCGTGAACTCTTTAACAAGATATTGTCGATCTTTGAAGCAGCTTGTTTGGATGTGTGGACAGCTTGTAGGAGGCGGGAAGGTCCCGGCAATACACTCTTGCTGGAGGACCAACGGTGAGAGACAGTAGTTGTATACACCGCTCAGTCTTCAAAGGCTTCACTTGGGAATCGTTCTCATTCGTTCTAACACTTCTCATTACTTACATATACACAGACAGTGTGAAGACAAGCATCGAATTGACAAGCATCTGTTTCGCGTTTAAGGTCGGCTTCTTCTTCTTGCATGAGAGAATTTGGCATCAAGTTATCTGGGGAAAGAAAAATGTCTGAAGAGAGAAAGATCATACAATGCAAGCTTGAATACCGAACTGAGAAGGGTACCAAACTTCGCAGCCCTGCAACCTTGGAGTTCAAGGACGATCGAATCTTCTTCTTGAAGTCGGCGTTCGCCTTTAAGGATGAGATTAAGGCATTCGCTGGTGCCAAGTGGCATGGCTATGATAAGAAACCAAAGAAGATTTGGTCGATTGATGACAGCTTCAGGAATCAGTTCAATCTCCACTATCTGATGGGCGAGAATGTCTTTGAATGGTTTGACCGACCACTTGAACACCACTCGTATGAGCGCCCATTGATGGAACACCAGAAGGACATGACCGATCACGGTCTGACCTACCATTTCCAGATTTTTGGCGCCGAAATGGGCACCGGCAAGGCTCAGTGTAAATACACTAAAATAGCTACTCCCACCGGTTGGACTACATTTGGTGACGTAAAAGTTGGTGATGAGGTTATCAATCCAGATGGTGGTACGACCCGGGTTAAAGGTGTGTTTCCTCGTGGTAAAATGGAAATGTTCCGTGTGACTTTTACTGATGGTTCATCAACAGTCTGTGGTGGAGACCACCTCTGGAATGTTCGGACAACGAGTCGAAAGTTTCGAGGTCTACCTTATGAGACTTTGGAATTACAGGAAATTATTTCACGAGGGCTTCAACAACCATGCGGGCACAACAAACATTACATTCCGATGGTTGTTCCTGTCGAGTATGGTGATGTCCCTTCTGAGATTCCACCATATCTGTTGGGATATATTTTAGGTAACGGATGTTTGACTCAATCAGCACCAATGAGAGTTTCGATACCAGATGACGAGACTGTTAAGCGCCTGAACTTATTGATGGATACCCCCCTCAGATGGTATCGTTGTATGACTTATGGTATCAAGGACGTTACAGTCAACAATTTCATCAAGCGATCTGGTTTGAAGGGTTGCCGGTCATTTGAAAAGTTTCTACCTGATGGGTATTTGTTCAATACAGTTCAGAAACGTATTGAACTTTTACAAGGGTTATGTGATTCGGATGGACATGCACCAAAATCCGGTTGCGTTGAATTCTCAACAACTGCGCCCGAGCTACGCGATGTGTTTGTGACACTCGTTCAATCCCTTGGTGGAACCTGTAACACCACTGAGAAAATCCCAACGTATACCTACAAAGGTAAAAAGTTGAAGGGTCGGTTGGCGTACACCATCATTGCTTCATTCCACTCTTCAATTCAACCTTTCAAGTTGAGCCGGAAGCTGGATACGTATGTGGTACCCACAAAGTATGAACCGACGCGCGCCATCACGACTGTCGAGTCAATAGGCGAAGAGGAGTGTATCTGTATCGCCGTTGAAGCAGACAATCAGTTGTATGTCACGGATGAGTTCATTGTGACTCACAACACCCTATCTGCACAGGAAGTGATCGAGCGAGCCAACGTCCCACACTGGTATTGGGTGGGTCCGAAGACATCCCTTCCGAACATCCAACGCGAGTTCAAGAAGTGGGGTTTTGACGAAACCTGTGCCACTGTTGATTTCATGACTTACGAGCGACTCGTGAGAATCATGGACGAGAGGAGTCCAGGTGATCCGGTACCAAATGGCGTCATCTTCGATGAGTCTTCACGATGTAAGACTCCATCCAGTCAGAGGTCAAAGGCGGCTCTGATGCTAGCCGATTTGATTCGCTCCAAGTACATGTGGAGCGGATACGTAATCCTCATGTCTGGGACGCCATCCCCAAAACGTCCGACTGATTGGTGGAGTCAAGCCGAGATTGCTTGGCCAGGTTATTTGAAAGAGGGTAGTGTGAAAGCCCTAGAGAAGAGACTTGCCTTCCAAGTCCAAAAGACTTTCGATACTGGCACCTTTTGGAAGACTTATGGTTGGCGGGACAACGATGATAAGTGCAACACATGTGGGGACCTCTATGAAGATGGTCCACATGATCCTGATCCGATGCTTGCACTATCTGATGACAACTATGAGTACCACAAGTTCGTGCCAACTAAGAACGAAGTCGCCTACATGTTCGAGAGGCTCAAGGGTCTTGCACTGATCAAGCATAAGAAGGATTGCCTCACACTCCCAGATAAGCGTTACCGGAAGGTGATGTGCAAGCCCAAGGCTTCACTACTGAGGGTCGGCAAGACTATCATCGAGTCGGCGCAGAACGCCATGATCGGCATGACTCTTCTCAGGGAGTTGTCCGACGGATTCCAGTACCGTGACATTGAGGATGGTACCAAAGCCTGCAACCATTGTGAGAATGCTTGCGGGGAGGTTGACGAATGGTTCAATCCTGAGATTGAGCACAAGGTCTACCAGGATATCAGCTTGCTGTCCGAGGAGTTGGTATCGAAGCTGGAGAAGAGGCGGGTCAAATGTCCAAAGTGTAAAGGCTCTGGACAGATGAAGAAGACCAAACGGATCATCAGAGAAGTAGCCTGCCCGAAGGAACCCGCTCTCCGAAGTCTTCTTGAGGAGTGTGAAGAGACTGGAAGGATCGTGATCTTTGCAGGTTTCACAGGGAGTGTTGATCGCTGTGTCCGCATCTGCCATAATGATGGCTGGGCAGTAGTGAGATGTGATGGACGTGGTTTCCAAGTAACATTGGAGGACGGAACCACCATCACCGAGGTGGAAGCTCTAGATTTCTGGGGTGATTTGGAGAACAATCCGAGAGTCGCTTTTGTTGCCCATCCAGAATCGGGTGGTATGTCTCTGACCTTATGCGAGGCACGGATGGCAGTCTATTGGTCGAATTCGTTCAAAGGTGAGTACCGTGTCCAAAGTGAAGACAGGATTCACCGTAAGGGTATGGATGAAAATCTTGGGTGTGTTATCGTCGACCTCATCCATCTGCCAACAGATGAACGTGTGGTCGACATCATCAGGGAAAACCGTAAGCTCGAATTGATGACCATGGGTAAGATCACTAGTGGCATTGATTGGGAAACTGGTATGGAAGGGGAAGTAACATGATGTCAAGGATACGACTCTATTTGACGTTCAGTCAAGAGTGGATTTCACAACTTGACAACCCCTACACCCAACTACGGAAGGCGTTGAATGTTGGTTTGGAAGGCTTCGATGAGTACGCTATGGCATACGAGCAGTATGACAACATTGCCATCATCGAAGCCATCAGCGAGAGAGATGTGGAAGTGATGGTTTACATCGTAGCCGAAAGTTTTCTAGAGTACTTTCCATCACTTGATGATTCTGATCTCGATGTCGAGATCGACTTGGACGTCCCACTTGAAACCATTGATTGGGACACATACTAAACTTCCAATGGAGAACACGATGAAGTACTTGTTTGTCTTGATACTGATGTTCGCGAGCACGCCGTGCTTTGCAGAACTAACTGCCCCAGAACAGTTGCAGGAGAATACGGTCGTTCTCACTGATGGGAGTGGACACGGCTCCGGGGTACTCTTTACCCGAACGGATGGGGACCGGGTGACTACTTTCATCTGGACTGCTGCTCATGTAGCCAATACCTTCATGAATCGCAATGGTACCTTCAGTGACATCGACGTGATCCAAGGGGATAAACGTGCTGTTGCCCGTGTACTTAGATCAAGTGATGAGATGCTTGCAGCCGATTGTGCATTGTTGGAAGTGGTCAGCGGCGGTGAATTTGATGGTACCACCAGGTTCTATCGAGGCTTCAATCAGATAAAGGTTGGTCAAAGGGTGGTTCACTGTGGGACACCTTTTGATAAATTGAATGAACGTCTGGTGTCCTTCGGGCAAGTTTCCTTTGTAGATCGCCTGTTTAACGATTCTCGTATGGTACTCGTACCCCGTTGGCTCGACAACGTCGACATCACGGCTTACCCTGGTTGCTCCGGAGGTCCCGTTGTAGACGAGGATACCTATGACATTGTGGGACTTCTGGTTATGGGTAGTGCTCCTCGCCTTACTGTAATTGAGACAACGCGAGCCATCTACCATTGGTCGAAGATTCATGATTGCATGTGGGCGTTCGACCGTGAAGTACCTCTACCAGACAAGATCGTTCCGTGGCGTGGTGACATGTACAACCGCATTGTTGAGGATCGTGACACCGGAGACCTAGATGAGGTATGGGGTGAACTACCCCCTGAGCCTGAGGTGGTGATTATCGAAGTGGATTTGGATGAGCTTCTCGAAATGATTCAGGATTTGCTTGGTGTTGTGTTGCAAGAGATTCCTACCATAGCACCACCTATGCCACCGCTTGACCCACCTGTAATCGACGACACTGAGAACATCACAATCGAAGATGACGGGACGGTAATCATCCGAGACGCTGACGGGAATATCATCGAGGTGATTGACCCTATTGAAAGCGGGATTATTGAGATCGAAATCCAATCAGGGCCGGTATACGACCATCTCCCATCAATTTGACAAACGACAATGACACCGACAGCCTGTAGGTGAATCCTATGGGCTGTCTTAACGGAGGACGAAACATGGACAAAAACAAACGGATACTTTCGGATAGTCTAGCCATGGAAGTTAAGAAAGAAATTACTAATGGGATGAAACAGACTGGTATTGCCAAGAGGTATGGCATCAGTCGGTCTCTCGTCAGTGACATTGCTACGGGACGGCTTTACAAAGATATTGAATGGCCCAATGGTGCCCCGGCACCTAAACAAGCTGGTGGACAGCACAAACCTGCCAAGGATCACGATCCCACCGACAGACGCATACAAGAGTTGGAAGGTAAAGTCGTTCACCTGACAGACGAACGAAACCGTGCGAGGAAGCAAGCTAAGTCCAATGCGAAGACTGAGGGACTTTTCACTTCGATGGCTGAGGTCTTGACTGACAAGGTCATTCCGATCAAACCACTTCCCATGGCGCGGAAGTACACCAAAAAGGCAGGTTTGATTGAAGAACATGTTGTACTCCATCTCTCTGATGGTCACCACGATCAGATAGTTGATCCGACCGAATGTGGTGGATTGGAGCGGTATGATTTTCCGATCAGTTGTTGTCGTGCTGAGCGTCTTGTCGACTCGACGATCCAATGGACACAGGACACATTGTCAAGCCGGTTCAGTTTCCCAGTGTTGAACGTGTTGGCTTATGGTGATTTCACCAGTGGCGAGATTCACGGAGCCGCCGAACGTTCCTACTACCGGAACATGATGCAAAACTGCCTTGCAATTGGTAAGCTACACTCCCTGATGTACCGTGACCTGGCGGCGCACTTCCCGGTTGTCAACGTAGTTTATGTCCCAGGTAACCACGGCAGACGTTCACAAAAGAAGGACTACCATGGGGCTCAGAACAATTGGGATTTCCTGGTTGCCAAGTTTGCTTCCATCTACTGTGAGGACATCGAGAATGTCAATTTCCTGATTCCGAACAGCTTCAGTGTCAATCTCGATATCAATGGCGTCGGCTTCAACATCACACACGGCGATGATATCCGTTCCGCGCTCGGAATTCCATGGTATGGGCTCCAGCGGCGTCAGATGAGACTGCAAGGTCTTGCCCCGTTACAGGAGGGTCCACGCATTCGCTACTATTGTGTTGGGCACTTCCATCAAAAGGGTATGGTTGGAAGTCTTGACACCGAAATGATCATGAATGGACCATGGTTGGCAACGGATGCATACGCCTACGAAAGCTTGTCTGCTTACTCGGACCCATTCCAGTGGTGTCACGGTGTAAACCCAAAGTACGGTATCACCTGGCGAATGGACATCCGACTAAAGGATGCGGAACGGGAAGCTCTTGGACCACAACGTTACCTGATTGAGGTATAACCATGGCTGATGACGGCGACAAGAAACTCGACTTTGACGACATGTATGGTGGGTCTACTGAGACTCATCGTGATAACCCAGGAAAGGTGTCAGGCACACCAGTGTGTCGAAGTGCTCATTCCTTTGCGGAAGACCTTCGCAAGCAACCCGGTGACGAACCGATCACCTTAGGAGAGTAGTTGTGATAACAGCGATCGGATGGATAGGTTCTCTGTGTTTAGCCTTTAGTGGGATGCCACAAGCTGTCCAATGCTACTGCCAAGGACACGCACGTGGTCTATCCATCTGGACGTTGTTGCTCTGGTTCACCGGTGAGGTTTGCTACGTTATAGCCACCATCGGAGAGTTTGGAGCGGTGCCATGGTTGTTGACGAACTACATCCTCAACCTGATCTGCATCTCGGTGATGCTCAGGTATTGGGCGTTTCCGAGGAGAACTATTGTAGTGTAGCTCAATTGGTAGAGCAACTCCCTGTTAAGGAGAGGGTTGCAGGTTCAAGTCCTGCCACTACAGCTTGTGTAACACAACACTTTGGAGATTGACATGATTTTTTTGGAGATTGACGTGATTAAGACCAAGGTTAGACAGATGACTGAGACCTTAGAAGACAAGGTCATGGATGTGTACTATCGGATTCCATACGATTACAGACTTGGTCCGATATGGCAGTGGGTAAAGAATTTCTGTTGGAACAGATACTCCACGGTCAAGCCACGAACGCTTTGTCATTCTTGGTGTGATCGCCGGGAACTTCTGCTGCACATGTCAATGGAGATTCTTGGGCAGTTCATTGAGAATGAATGCTCACCTGGACATGTCCTCTGGTTTGGTGAGGAAGGTCCCAAGAAGATTGGTGGCAAGTATGTCATGGATGAGATGAAGGAAATCTGGGACTGGTGGAACATCACCTACCAGAAAGAGTACCAGGAAGCCACCAACAATATCTGGAAACTCATCCGCGAGTGTTCACCTTTGATCGACCATAGGGAACTTGATCCTCCTCAAAATAATCTCCGACAGATGGTCTTCCATTTTGAAACAGATGGACAGGAAGACAAGTACCGCGCGTTGACAAAGGAAGCCAGTGAGTTGGAACAGAATATGGAGGATCAGTCTGATGAGATGCTCCAACGTCTGGCTGCCGTGAGACAGTATATGTGGACGTAGACATGAAGCGCCTTGAACAGTATGATGCCTATGAGATTCCTCTTGAGGATATCCTATATGATGAGCGTTTCAACTGTCGAGGTGCTTTCACGATTCAGTCAATTATTGAACTGGCAGACTCAATCAAAGAGATCGGTTTGCAGTTCCCCATAGCCGTCCAACCGTGGGAAGGGCGATTCAGATTGTTGGCTGGGCACCGGCGATTCAAAGCGGTAGAGTCCTTGTTGAGGTGGGAAACTATTCCAGCGATTGTCTTCAAAGGTTTGGATGAGCACCAGGCGAGACTGCTCAACCTCACTGAGAATCTGGAGCGTAAAGACCTCAACATGCTTGAGGAAGCAAAGGCAGTCGAGGCACTCTATCCAGAGGGGGTACCACTTCGTTCAGCTTCAAAGGAGTTGAAGAGACCAACCAGATGGGTTCATATCCGTCTTCGTCTATTGAAGCTTCCTGAGAAGGTGCAGATAAAGGCAGCACTTGGCTTGTTGTCGGCAGTGAATATCGAAGCGATCTGTCAGCTACCAGAAGACAAGCAAGTTGCCGCCGCTGATAAGATCATCAAGTTCAAGGAGAAGAAGGCTGGAAAAAAGACCCGCCGTGGGGTACCTGTCACCAGAAAGTTTCGGTATAAGAAAACCAAAGCGCAGTTGAGTAAGATGGCAGCGGTGATGTTGAACGCTGGTATCAATGGGCTCCCACCTCGTCTGATGGCATGGGCAGCAGGTTACCTGAGTGATGCTGAGATCAAAAAGGATATCAAGAAACATGCACCAGAATATGAATTCAGAAGCAGCGGCGAGAGTCCCTTCCGGTGGGAAGATACAGATCAGTAAACTAGATCCGTTCACAATCCTGATGGTTGAGAGCGAGCAGTTCATGTACCAGTTTATTGTTCAAAACCAAATAATGGCGGGGGTGGAGATCGACACCGGTGACCCTCTCATTGAAACTGGCAGCTTGGGACGGATCGAGGGAGAATTTGGTCAGTATGATTCCATAAGGATTCGACTCGACAATGGTCAATCGGTGATCACCAGACCACTCTTGTCAGCGAATATCAAAGCTAGTGATTCGAGTTGGTCTTACGACGTGTTCTAATGTGTTCAAGCAAGGGTCGAGCGGGTGTGCGCAGTACTGCGCTGAACCTGTAGACCGCATGACTGGTGACCAGGGTAACCAGAAGGTAGAGCCTACGTTGGTAACGTCGGGCGAACTCATGCGATGTACCCCAGGGACCCTTGCCAACAATGATCGAGTGGGAGTTGGGCTCGGTCATTAGCCGGTGTAGCTCAGTTGATAGAGCGGGGCTTTTGTAAAGCTCATGTCGGGGGTTTGAGTCCCTCCACCGGCTCTTTTACTTCAAAGGGAATTGTAAGGTGAGAAAGATACCTGAGTTGACAGGGAAAGACCTTACCCGCTTCTGGAGTAAGGTCGATGTACAAGGAACTTTCTGTCAAGGAACTTTCTGTCAAGGAACTTTCTGTCAAGTGAACCACATACACATCACGAGAATCATTCAAGGGAAATCTTGGAAGCATGTCTGAACCTTCTAAATTGTTCGTGGATACTGAGACTGTAGGACTATACTCTATGCCAGTGCTGATCCAGTTTGCATTGGACGACGGACCTATCAACATGTACGACATCTGGTCCGAACCTATCTGGAAGACTCTTAACCTGATCGAGAGTTGGCTCGAACATTGTATCGTTGGTTTTAATCTGACGTTCGATGTTTTCCAGTTGGCGAAACTGTACACCATCTGGGCTCTCTGCCCCAACCACTGGACACCCAAGTACCACATTGAAGAGATCGCTGATCGCGAGATGGAAGCCAGAGATGGTCCTGCCATCAAGTTCGCCAGTGCTATCGACCTGATGTTGGTCTCTCGGAAGGGTGAATACCAAAGCTTGATGGCTCGTAAGAATATCAACATTCGGAAGGTTCCGACTGCGTTGGCGTATGCGCTGAGTGAAGAACTGGAGAAGCGGGTCGAGTTAGATGGAATCTACTTTGCCAAGAAAGTCGACCCAGAAGCCCCCAAATGGTCCGTAGTGGACCGGGAGCATGAGGGTGTGTTTGATGACGAGTTCAAGGACGTTGTCTTAAGGTTCGCCCCTGCGGGCGGTCTGAAGTTCCTCGCCGAACACGCCATGGGTTTCATGCCGAAGTTCCATTATGAAGACGTGGAGCCTCCCAAAGCTTGGTATCCGAAGGAGCTTGGCTATGCGCCTTTCGCGAGGGCTCTTTCCACACCTGAGAAGAATTGGGAAGTCTGGGAGTGGGACCCAAAGAAGGAAGAGAATAAGCTTGTTGGTCATACCTGGCCAGCCCAGATCAAACTCTTCATCGACCATTGGGAAAACAACGCTGACGCCCGTGAGTATGCCAAGGATGATATCGTGTACACACGCGCGTTGTACAAGCACTTCAAGTGCCCACCACCAGGTGATGACGATTCCATTTTAGCAACCATGGTACCCGTGGTGAGATGGCACGGTTTCGAGATTGATAAACAGGGTATGATAGGTCTCCGTGAAACTGCCCAAGCTAAGGTTGACAACAGCCCAATCAATACGAACAAACCAGTTTCCGTACGCATCTACATGGAAGAGGTGATGGATGAGATCGAGATTATGTCGATCGAAGACACCACGGGATGGTCCACGAAGAAAGCCAACCTGACCTCCATACGTGAATGGCACATTGAGGAAGATGAAGAGTGTGAGAAGTGTTCAGGTAAGGGCTGCTCCCGCTGCAATGGGGTTGGACAGATGCTGGCGTCATGGGACCGTTGTGAAGAGGAGATGGGCAACCATCCGGCTGCGTACCGCGCCAAAGAAATCCTTGACATCAAGATCGCTGCCAAGGAGGTTGAACTCTACGACAAGCTGCTGGTAGCTGGCAGGTTCCATGCAGACTTCGTTGTTGTGGGTACCAAGTCCTCTCGAATGGCTGGTACCTCAGGGCTCAATGCACAGGGGATCAAAGCGACCAAAGCGGTTCGCCGCTGCTTCCCACTTAACTGGGGAGACACGATCCTCTGTGGTGGTGACTTTGACTCATTCGAGGTGACACTGGCAGACGCGGTCTACAATGATCCAGCGTTGCGGGGAGACCTGGTCAAAAAGATCGAGTGTCCATTCTGCAACGGGACAAAGGTTGGTGAAGATAGAATGGGGGAATGTGATGAGTGTGACGATAAGGGTTTGGTTCGCCAGAAGATTCATGGTCTGTTCGGCATGGCGATCTTCCCAGGACACACCTATGGTGAGGTCCTAGCCAGTTCAGGTACTGAGAACGATATGTACTTGAAGGGGAAGTCCGGTGTGTTCGCCATGATCTATGGTGGTACCTGGGAGACCCTGGTGAGAAACCTAGGTGTCAAGGAAGAGAATGCCAAAGGGGCTTTCGAGGAATTCGACAAGCGGTACCCCGGCGTGGGGAAAGCACGTGAGAAGACATTTGATGACTTCTGCTCTATGCGACAACCCGGAGGCGTTGGGTCACAGGTGGTGTGGCGGCAGCCTAAGGATTGTGTTGAATCCTTCCTTGGCTTCAAGAGGTTCTTCACATTGGAGAATCAAATCTGCCACGAGATGTTTAAGATGGCGAATGCCTTGCCCAAGGGCTGGAAAAACCATCCGGTGAAGGTTTGGCGTCGTGACAGGGTTCAGACGGCGGGTGGAGCGGTCTCCAGTGCATTGTATGGGGCTGCCTTTGGGTTGCAGCAAGCGAACATGCGTGCCGCCGCCAACCACGAGATTCAATCTCCTGGTGGTCAGATCACCAAACATGCCCAACGTGCAATCTGGGACCTTCAACCAGTTGGTGTGTCCGAGTTGAAAGTTGCCCCTCTCAACGTCCATGACGAGGTCATGTGCGTTACTGATCCTGAGTATGTCTCACAAGTGACTGAAAAGGTACGTGAGGTGGTGGAACATTATCGCCCGCAGGTTCCATTGATCGGGATGACATGGAATGAAGCACAGGCAAACTGGGCTGAGAAGAAGGGCGGCTCTGTTACTGTCAAGATGTGTGCCCCGGAGATGGAATAATGTACATCCATGGAGAAAAGAAGGTGGCTTTTATAGCCCACCCGAGAACGGCGTCAGTTGCGATGGCTGCGACACTCCTTGGGAGTGGCTTTGTACAGGATGGGTCACACCACCAGTTCAGGGAGTCCTCTTGTCTTGAGACAACTTTCTCGGTGGTTCGGAATCCATTTGACATGTTGGTGTCGTGGTACTACTTCAGGAGACGTGAGGAACATTGGTCTTTTGAATACTGGTTGAGAATTTTTCTCAACAATCCACCTCACTACATTTCACATGGACTGTTCTTTGGGCAACACCTCTGTACTGACATCCTTCATTACGAGAATCTCCAAGAGGAATTCGACCAGTTGATGAAAAAGGTTGGGCTCCCACAGACAAAGATCAAACGAATGAATGTTTCAGAGTGGCGTATGGGTCGGGACTTTATGGGTATCTACAATGATGCCACACTCGACATGGTTGGACGTTTCTTCGGAGACGAAATCGAACAGCACAATTACTGGACAAGGAGTTCATAATGTACATTCACGAAGAAAAGAATGTGGCGTTCATCGCCCACCCAAAGACGGCATCACTTGCTATGAGTTACACCCTTCTTGATATGGGATTCGAGAAGATAGGTTCACATCACCAGTTCAAGGAGATATGGTGTCGGAAGACAACTTTCTCCGTGATTCGGAACCCGTTCGATTTGTTTGTGTCCTGGTACTATGCACAGCCTGAGAAACTCGGAGTGACGTTCGAGAAATGGGCTGCCCATGTCATACAGCGACCCAGCCCGTACAGTTATATCAACGACTTGTTCTTTGGTTTGAAGTTCTCGACTGACGTTCTCCATTTCGAGAATCTACAAGAGGATTTTGACAAGTTCACGGAGAAGGTCGGATTGCCACAAACAGAGATCAAACGAACTAATGTTTCCGAGAGGCGCGAAGGTCGCAACTTCGCCGACTGTTACACTCCTGAACTAACTGCACATGTAGTGAGTCTGTTCGAGAGAGACATCTTAGACAACGGGTACGAAATACTGTAATGTACATCCATGGTGAAAAAGAGGTGGCGTTTATCGCTCACCCACGGACGGCTTCACAGGCAACCAGCAAGGTGCTTGTCAATAGACGTGGCTTTGAGGCTGAGATGAGCCACCATCAGTACAAGGAATTACCAGCGGGTTGGATCGTCTTCTCAACAGTGAGGGACCCGTTTGATTTGTTTGTTTCATGGTACTACCTTGAGATGTTCAAGACGAAGCATGACTACCATTTTCCTACATGGTTGAGACAGAGGGTAGCCGAGCCTAACCACTACATGCAGAGCGGGCTGTTCTTTGGGCAACACCTCTGCACGCATACTCTTCGTTACGAAAACCTCCAGGAGGATTTCAACCAACTGATGGTGGAGATCGGGTTTCCACCCGCTGAGATTCCATGGAGGAATGTATCTGAGAAGCGGGCAGGTCGAGACTTTGCCGACTACTACACACCCGAGTTAATCGACCTCGTTGTTGATAGGTACAGCGACACCATTTGCAACCACGGTTACACAATCCCAAGGAGTACGTGATGAAAGACTGGGAAGTGCTTCAGTACAACGTAGAGATCTGGGACCCCAAGAAAGAGATGTGGGAGTGTTGGTACTGGTCGAAACCATCCTATAAACACCTCACTCAAACGATGACTGTCGGGCACCTTTGGTGGAAGGGTCAAGTTGAGGAGCAAGTGATCACCAATGGTAGGCAAGCTCGGAAACGGGCATTGTCGCGGGCTATACGCCGGGCAGAGAGTCTGCTAATGGTTGACAAGGTTCGCATCATGGTGATTATCACCAGTACTGAAATTCCACATGACGTTCGCAAGCTCATTTGGGCTGACGGTAAGTTCGTTGTTTAGGGATCAAACATGTACAGTTTCATTTACAAGTTTGTCCACAGTAAGGCGGTGTGATGGGTAACATCATCAAGAAAGCAACACATGGCGCGGAGTGGTACATCCAGAAGGACTTGAAGGAGTTCCTTGAGACCCATGGGTGGGTCGTCGAGGTGATGCACGGGAATGCTTTCCAGAGGGGTATCCCTGACCTCTACCTGTTCAAAAGTGGTATCGGCGAGCGTTGGGTTGATGTGAAGCATCCGAAGAAGTACAGCTTTACGAAGGCTCAACGCATTAAGTGGCCACATTGGGATAACAAAGGGATTGGCATCTGGATTCTGACGGCTGCAACCCAATTTGAATACGACAAACTCTTTGCACCGCCCAACTGGAAAGACTATTGGAAATCTTCTTGGAGGGTACCTACTCAAAATGACATCGACACAATGCTCGACGAACTTGATGCTGAAGCCTTCAGTGAGTGAGTTGAAACGGTTAGCAGCAGCCTATGGCTCTACTGTCCCTGAATTGAGGAGGGCTATACAATGTGCTCTTGACTCATTCACATCTGATACCAGAAGGGACAAAGAACTCAATGAAATTCTATCCAAGCAGGGGTTTGACAATGATGAAACTGATGAAACTGCAAGTGAAGCCAAACAGATGGTCCTGCGCAATAACCTCGTGGGCAATGGCACTCGACATCCCAGTTGAGGATGCTGTTAGACTGGTTGGACATGGTGGCGGAGCTATAGTGTTTCCAGAGTTGAATGAGCCAATGTGTCGAAGAGGTTTTCATCAACAAGAGTTGGTCGAACTTGCAATACGGTTTGAAGTCTATCCGGTACCTTACCAACTCTTCCCGTGTACTCGCTCGGAATGTGGTCGGTACACATACACACTCCACGCCCGTGACTGGCGGGTTAGCGAGCGTCGCAAAGCGTTCCATGAATTGATTGCCAACACACATGGTGTCTTAGAGGGTAAGGGTGAGTCATGTCACCACGCTGTCGCCTACGACCATGGTAGGATTCTTGATCCAGATGGTCAAGAGTTTCAGTTCTCTCTCAAAAACTGTGAAGCCCAGGGCTTCTATGGAAAGCAACTATGGATTTTCACCTCTTAGGATGAATGATGAACAATCAAGTTCCATGGCAAGTTCCGTGGCAAGATCGAAATCTTACCATCTTCATTGGAAAGTGTTTAACCTCTGGGATTGAAGGGATATGTGGTGATGCGGTTGATTATGCTAACAGCAAATGGTGTACGTGTCCTCCACCTGAGATCCAGGGTAAACTATTTGAGAAGGCAGTAAAGGGAGGTACTGATGATATCAATCACTTCATTGTCTGCAACACTCGTTTAATCACCGAGGTGATCACCCGGCTGATTCGATCACGACGTTGTGCTATCTATCTGTCTGACGACTTGTTTTCCGCTGGACTGCTTTCACTAACCAGTGCTGTCCACACGCTTGTCCACAAGTTTCGCCAGTCCAGTGATGAGAAGCTCCAAGCGACATTAGACCAGTGGGGTAATGATGGACCAGAACTCAAAGTGCCACCATATCTCTATGTTGCGATCTACCGTGTAGTTCGCGAACTGTATGAGTGTGATTCTTCAGAGCCCTTGACCCTTAGGCGACGAAGGTCAGTCACAAACTCAGATGGTGACATTACGAGAAAAATTCCGATCAGCACTTTCATGTTGGATATGGCTAAAGATGTCTCATTGGAGTTTGCAGAAAGTTTCCAGGGCATTCTCTCGACTGCTAGGACACCTGTGGAAAGGAAGATAATCACGATGAGAATGGAGGCATACACCGACAGTCAGATAGGAGAGGCTATGGGATTGTCAACGTCGACTGTGCAGAGAACCAGGATTAAACTCCATGAGAGATTTTGCAGAGAGCAAGACTATGATTTCAAATCTTAGATACATTTCGAGGATCACGCGAATCATGGTTGACCTGGACGATGTGTTCAACAATTTCACTGCCTGTGCAATGCGTTTCCTTGGGTGCCCACCATGTGAGTTTCCGGTGGAGTGCGGATATGATATTGTAGCAGCCATGAATCTCAAACACCCAACGATCAACAACTGGGTTCCTTGGCAAATATGGGGTATGCTCGACGATACCCTTTGGGAGGACATGACCACCTCTGATCTCCACGATACATTGCTCGACCACTGTGTTGACATTGTTGGTAGAGACAATGTCTTCATCTGTTCAACACTGACCAACAACGTCTCTTGCACCAGTGGTAAGCTCAAGTGGATGCAGAAGCATCTCCCAGACTGGATACAGAATCAGTACGTCTTCACTACTAAGAAGTATCTCCTCGCCAACAAGAACACCCTTTTGATCGACGACTACCATGGTAACACACTAGCTTTCGAGGGGGCTGGTGGGAGGGCGATTCTTGTTCCACGCCCTTGGAATCCTTACAATTGTTACGACACGAGGTCCTTTGTCGAAGGTTCTTTGAATTACATCCGAAACAGTCAGAAGTAGTTGGACAACATCATTGGCAAAGCTATATATTCACATAGGAACGTTTTCTTGCACACTCGAAAGGTACAGTCATGCCAAAAGTCATCAGACGTGAATTCTTGCAACTTGCCAAGGTTTTCAAACCAGACAATGACAAACAGACCGTGGCTGGCAAGTACGTCAGTGAGAAGCTAGATGGCACCCGGTGCATCTGGGACGGAGGCGTGACTCGCGGGATGGACACCAGGGAGGTCCCCTGGGCGAGTGTCATCAACCCGAAGACGCTGGAAGCCAAGCCGAAGGTGAAGCCGGTAGCCACGGGACTGTGGTCCAGGTATGGCAACCCCATTATGGCTCCCGACTGGTACCTCGACAAGCTCCCCAATTTCATCCTTGATGGGGAACTCTGGGCAGGACGTGGGAACTTCCAGACGTGTCGCTCAATTTGCGCCGGTGACTCGCCCGATCCCAGGTTTGACCAGATCACGTATGCGATCTACTCGGCACCGAGTCCAGTCAGATTTCTTCAGCCTGGGTTGATCAAGAACTCAAACTTTTACTGTGATGTCACCAAGAGCTTCCTGAAGTGGTACAACGATGAAGCCTACAAGAATCTTGCGTATGGCGACGAAAGTGTCCTGTGGGACATCCATGAGTCTGCGACCTTCAAGGAGGAATTGGGCTACCTCCACCGTCTCAAGGACTATGACCCTGATGTGGTCTTCCTGCATAAGCAGATACGACTCCCGACCAAGGAGGTGATAGCCCGCCGTGCCCTCACCGACTTCACGAACAGTGTGTTAGCCAAGGGTGGTGAAGGTGTCATCATCCGGGCTGCCAACGGAAAGTGGACGCCGAAGCGTGTAAACGACCTACTCAAGTTCAAGCCGACTCTCGATGATGAGGGAGTCGTCACAGGATTCACCTGCGGGCGTCAGACGAACAAGGGATCGAAACACCTGGGTCGGATTGGGGCACTCATTACCGAGTACAAGGGGAAGCGATTGGAACTATCTGGTCTCACCGATATCGAACGTGAGTTTGCCACCGAGGGTGATCGACACTATGCTAATGAGCACCCGGGTGAAGACATGCCAAGCGGAACGCAGGGCAGGCACTTCCAGGTAGGTCAGCAGGTGACATTCAAGTTCCGCGAACTGTCCGATGATGGAGTTCCAAAAGAGGCATCCTACATGCGAAAGCGAGACGTTGAATGAATAGGAAAGCTTGGGCGCTAAGTAACGCCGTCAGGTTGTTAGGGAACAAGCTTGACAACCTGGGGGAAGAGTACGATCGTCTGGAGGCTAATCTCCAGACGATCTTCAGGAAGTTTGTTATAGACAAACAGTTTCCTCTCAAAGACCGTTTTGATGTCTGGTCGAGACACTGCATCAAGGAGCATTCAAAGGTAGCAATCCGAAGTGGTGACTTTGGTATTATTGGGGAATTGGTTGCTGGGGAGGATGACTGCTATCAGAAATATATCACCTACGATTGGGAGCATTTTCTTGAACTCATCGCTGATCGAAACGAATACCCTGGTGAGTACTATGGCAGCATCAACGTTACCACTGACGAAATCAAGGAAGCGTTAATCACTGAGAACTTTGGCTCTTTCGTGAAGGATTTTTGATGCACCTGAACAAGACAATCCCCGTCAAGCGTAACAAGCCATGTCCCTGTGGGAGTGGAAAGAAGTTGAAGCACTGCTGTATCAACGTGGTCAAAGAGGTCCGGCTTGCAATCGAGGCTGGGGTTAGCCAGGATGCAATCTTTACCCGTCAACTGTTCAAGCAGCCTCTCATACAAGAGGGCGAAAGTGATGTTTAAGAACCATGTCTGTGACACATTAGGAGAAAACCCCTGTGGTAAGACTCCACTGGAGACTCCACTAGAGACCTCCTCAGACGCCCCAGAAGGGGTCTCCAGGGCGTCCCAGCCAGACCCCATCTCGGAACAAGAGTCTGAGACGGTCCATGCCATAGTGGGCGTTCCAGCCGTCCTGAAGGTCTGGGGACACAACAACCTTCTGATAGGCGCATACAAGATTGAGACATTCGCCAAAGGGAACGGGTCCCATTTCTTCCGGGTACCGGCTCGCATCATTCTGAACCCGGGTGTCCGGGTAGAAATTGAGGTAGACGTTGAGTGACATTGCCATCACCATCCAAGAAATCTCCAGCGTGGAACCACACCCCAATGGCGACCGCCTGGAGATTGTTCAGATTCTTGGTGCAACATGCGCCGTCACCAAAGGCGAATACATGGTAGGGGATCGGGTGGTCTACTTCCCACCAGGTATCCTTCTCCCGGTTCACATGTCGGAACACCTTGGTGTCAAGAACTACTTGAAGCACTCCGATTGGGACGGGGAGCGAATCCAGTGTCTGGTGGCAGCGTGCCGACTCCGTGGAGTCCCGAGTTACGGTTTCCCAGTACTATGCCCAGACGAGTTGGCGATAGGTCTCGATGTCACAGATGTGTATGGCGCACGTCAGTACGTGGCACCCGATATCAATTTCGGCGACCACGGGGACGCAAACACTCCAAGGCACAATCAACTGGCTCTACCTGAGGACCCTTACTTCCACCGATACACGTCGATCCAACAGTTCTGGCGTTATCCGAATGTGTTTGAAGAAGATGAAGAAATCGTCTTGACCGAGAAGATTCATGGATCAAACAGCCGTGTTGGCGTCATCCGTGAAAATGATGAGTGGGTATTTGCAGTTGGTAGCCACAAGGTCCGTTGGGGTAAGTTTCGGCAAGCCCAACGGTACTGGAAGCCTCTGGAACGTAAAGGTGTCCTACGACTTCTGAACGACCTTTGTGACGAGCAGCACAACGTTATCATCTTTGGGGAAATCTATGGGAACAAGGTTCAAGATTTGAACTATGGTACCAACGGCGACGAGGGGTATGCAGTTTTTGACATATCGGTGAATGGCTCCTACCTCCACTGGAACGACACCAGTAATCTCTGCCTGAACTATGAAATTCCGATAGTACCATTACTGTTCCGAGGTCCCTACCACCTGGTAAGTGGTAGGCTTGAGAAGTATGCCATGGGTTCGACATTGGTCAACACACCGAAGGTTGGCTTCAAGGGTCGAGAGGGTATTGTCATTCGACCTGTCGAGGAGCGATACACCGGAAAGATCGGCGAAAACCTCTCTCCGTCACGTGCAATTGTCAAGTTCATCTCAGCCGACTACCTGGATCGAAAGGGCGCACGGGACAATGGATAAGTACTACATCTACGAGATCAACATCTGTATTACTGGCGGTGGCAGTTGGCGTCAATTCTTCATTGGGTACCCCGATGAGATCGAGGTGACGACGGCTATCACCGAGACTCTTAAGATACTCACTGATGCACTAAAGAATGACCCAGGGCAACAGACGCTGTTGACGAACACCTACCAGAACTATTCCCAACTGGTTCGCGACCAAAGGTTACCAAACAAACCAGTATTCCACGCAAACAGGGATACCGTCAGAGTCTGCACCTATGCCGGTGCAACAGTTGGGTATATCAGGGCGAAAGTTATCGGACACGCCTGTGACACACAAGGAGCCCAGGATGATTTTTAAGCATCAAGTTTTCGAGATCACCATCGAGTTGATGACAGGTGACTTCATGTGGAACCGCTTCATTATGGGACCACTATCCATCGAGAAGGTACTACAACTACTCGATGAAGAGATCAAGGAGTCGAGCCAACACCCACTCCACAGAAGGTACCGTGCCCTTGTCGCCGACTTTGGGCTGCCAGAAGGTACTCAAATGGAGTGTAGAGCCTATGGTGAGAAAGTAGGCATGATTTACGTTTTGAATTCACCAGAAGTAATCCAGATTGAGGTCACTTGAATGATTAACGAGGAACAATTCAACTGTATCACCGTCGCCCCTGAGGCAACTTCCCGAGAGTGGATGGGAATGTTTGTCGGAGTTCCAAGCAAGGAAGATATCATAGTCGCCATCGAGTTAAACATCAAAAGATTGTTAGCCGGTGGGCTCGAACACGAGCAAGATGAAGCTGAAGACTACCGCATCGCTATGCAAGTCGTGGTGAACTCAGCTTTCAATCACATTAAGGAAGATATCGAAGTCGCCGGTATACGAATCGGAACCATCCAGTGTACCCGCCTTAACTGTTACATGGTCAGAGAAGAAACTCTGAGGTGTGTATGATAGTCATCCAGATTCTCAAAGTCAAGGTAACTGGCACAGAGGTCGGTTGTATATGGGAGGGTTGTTCTATGGGGTCCCGACCATTGCTCAACTCAAGGGTGCAATCCGTCTCACCATTGAAAAGGTGCGAGAGGACTTTGACAGTGACCCAACGACATGTCTGAAAGAATACATCAAGGATTTGTTTTCTCTCCAAATAGTTGTTGAACATGGTGACACCTTGAATGCGGGTCCCGTGGTCATTGCCCAGTGTGAGATCGGGCAGATTACCTACACACCAACGAGTATCTACAAGTGTTTACCAGGACAGGGAGTTGGTGAGCTATGAAAGTTCGATTGTTGTGGTGCTTCCAGGTGGGTTTGTTAGGATTCCTCCTGCTGCCGTATGCGTTGGCGTTGACGCCCGGTGGTGGGGTAGTCGAGCAGGGGTGGCTCGACAGTATTCTCACCCACCTGGAAGCACGGTTGGAGGTCTGCAAAGACGAAAAGATGGCAGGCGTCCTGGAGTACACCATATGTCGATACCGGCGGATCGGACCCTTTTGCGTCAAGGTGATGCAGCTTCCGGAAGGTATCGACGGTTGGAACCACCCATTATGTCCTGGTGTCACAATAGACAGCGCGATCCTCTTAGGTGACACCCACCTGGGAGCCTTCGTCCTGGTCCACGAAGCCATGCACGACTACCCACCTTGGATTGGACATTTACATATTGACAACGATCACATATTGGAGGTGGTATGGTAGAGTATGTTCTATGTTACGCGGAGTCGATTGACAATCCAGACATTGATTGGGTGGTTCTTATTGACAAGAAAAACCCTTCCTGGCAAGCTGGTAGGCTTAATCTTCCAGGTGGGAGAGTCGAACCAGGTGAGACACCTGTACGAGCGGCTATCCGCGAGTTGGCAGAAGGAACGGGTTTTGAAGCTGAACTACCAATGTGCGAAGTCATTGGAACCATGCATGGTCCCGACTGGATCGTCCACGTTGTACTCTGCCCATTTAAGGGTCCATTCAAGACTATTTACTATGGAAACGAACCTCCGATGGTAGTGGGATTAAGACAAGCCCTGGAAGTCGGAAGCCGTGTCCTACCTGAACTGCGAACAGTGATACCACTTTGCATCGCCCGCACACCTTGGCAAATGCTCATCAGCGAGGACAGAAACTGTTTCAGCTATATCCTTCGAGTGGGGGGACGATGAAACCACGAATCAACATCTACGGAGGTCCGGGGGTTGGTAAAAGCACGCTCGCCGCACGAATCTACTCCGACCTGCGAAGAGGGTTTTTCAATGTTGAGTTAGTCCAGGAAGTGGTCAAACAGTATGTGTATGCTGGAAGAACTTTGAAACCTTGGGACTATGTCAACACATTCGGACAGCAGTTTGAGGCTGAACATCTTCCACTGTCGGCTGGAGTCAAAAGCGTTGTTACCGACTCTCCACTCTTTCTCCAGTGCATCTACGCATTTGAGGATAACTCACCTGCATACGAACCACTGGTGGACATCTGTCGGAAGTTTGACGAAGAGTACCCTACCTTCAACATTCTGGTAACACGTAGTGGGGCCACGCCCTATGAAACTCTTGGTAGGTGGCAAAATCGGGCGGATGCAGTCAGGGTCGATCAGATGGTTTGGGATGCACTCGACAGACATCTGATTGACTATATGGCGATCAATCCGATGGATAATCACGATTACAATTTCTGTATGAAACTTTTAGGAGAAAGCTGATGCCGCGAGACGAAACCAACGTACAAGATGTCCAACCCGAGCCCCAACCCGAGCCCCAAATGCAGCCAACAATCTTTGATCAGTTGCAGTATGCCTTTGACGGACTCCTTGCCTGCATTCGTGCAGATGACCCACTGAGAGCTATGATGTTCGCTGGGATTCTAATCCGTGTGGCTTCAACGCTTCAGGTGGAGTGTTGTCAGCACTTAGTGGATCAGATGCCATCCAAGGCGACACTGCCTGGGTTACATGAGGAAGTCACTGTCTTCGCCGGGATGGAGGGTACCATAAATGGTTGAGCGACTAACACCATCAGAAAGCGATCAAGTACGGTGTGCGCCGGACATGGTTGATGGAGATCAGATTGAACTGGAAGGTCTCAAGGCAGACCTGAACAAGTTCATAATATACCGAAGTAGATTTGATCGAGCCCAGATGATCTACCTCGCTGGCAGAATCATGCACCGGGTTACCAATTTCTTCTCCCCGTTTCTCTGTGACATCGGAATAATGATGCACCATGAGGGACTTTCGGACGAAGACTACGAAGACTTGCTTATCCAGATTCAACAAGCACAAGGGGACACCGATGGAGACACCAATGGAGACACCAACACCAACGCAGGGTAAATCCAAGATGAACCACGATGAGTTCGTCACGAAGCTTGACGAGAAAGTCAAAAATCTCAAAGGCGGACTCGATGCACTATTGGCGGCAAAGAAGCTCGGCAACGCTAAGCAGGTCGCCTACTGGGTCGGAAAGAATGCACGTGACCTGACCGAACTGAGCAAGCTCTGTATGGGTGAAGTCGTTGCCGAGAGGTTAGCCCAAGGTCGATCGGGAGGTATCATCACTTGAGAATCCCAACTTATCTGTCCTACTCGTCACAGAACTTGTTCGAGACGGACACCGAAGAGTTTGTCTTGAAGTACCTAGCGGACAGCCGTCCGGCTAAGCTTCTTCAAACAGGTCCGATGTGCGTAGGCTCTGCCTTTGATGCCTATGTAAAGTCGTCATTACACGAAGAGCTATTCGGCAAGGGCGTTGATCCAGTGTACGAATTGACCACACTTTTTGAAGACCAGGTTGAAGAACATAACCGAGACTTCGCATGGAAAGCCGGTCTCTTCTGTTTTGAGCAGTACAAGAAAACCGGCAGCTATGACGAACTGTTGGCACTTCTCAAGCAATCGGTTGAAGACCCAAGGTTCGAGTGCAAGCTGACAGGAACAGTTGGTGGTGCCCCTTTCCTTGGGAAGCCAGATTGCCGTTTCGTACTTGATCTCGGGGAAGGTCGCATCAGTGTGATCTTGGATTGGAAAGTAAAATCCTTCTGCTCGAAGTACGCCGCCAGCCCAACGAAGGGCTACATGCTTTGTCGTGATGCCTATGACCCCATTCCGAATAAGTCTGGGAAACTCAAGACGAGTGCGTCCCATATGAAGTCCCACAAAATGTACATGGAACATGACTTCCGTGGTATGATCATCAACAGGGATTACATGGAGAGTTGTTCCGAGAGTTACGCTTCTCAGTGTACGCTCTATGGGTGGCTGCTCGGCGACACGGTTGGCTCAGAAGAGACAATCGTATGTATCGACGAACTGGTGTCAAAACCGACCGGCGATGTGCTCAAGGGTGAGTACCCACTGCTACGTGTTGCCAACCACCGTTCACGTGTGAAGTCCTCCTACCAGTTTGAACTCGAAGCGCGTGTGAAGAACTGTTGGGAAGCCATAACGAGTGGTCATGTCTTCACTGACCTACCACGGGAAGAGTCTGATGAGCGAGTCGCAGTCTTAAATGATATCGCCACAGGGCTAGCGTCTGATGGGTCAAAGGAAGAGAATTGGTACAGTGAGACAACCAGAACCCCATTTTTCAAGGGATAAGCCATGTTCGTGATAGGCACTGCTGAATGGTGTGACAAGGGGCTTCTATACGACATCGACTTGAAGTGCTTTGATGATGTCTGGGCCCCAGAATACTGGCTATACTGGTTGAATGATGACACCAAGGTTGTTTTCCTCGTCAAGGATGGTCTCGATGGTCCACCTGTTGGGATGGCAGTGTGTGTTCTCAACCAGGATGGACTAATTATCGAGAAGCTATGCGTCAAGGAGCAGTACCGCCGTCAGGGTGTGTCTCAGATGCTTCTGGAAGCAGTCAAGTCGATGTTGATCCAGTCCAAGTCGGATGTGCGGATCTACTTGGCAATTCCGGAGTCATGGGTATACGCTGGGTATTCCGGGAATCCAAACGGTCTGACTGATTGGATTTCCAAGGTAGGTCTGAAAGCTGGTGGAGTAATTTTGCCAGGGTACTTCTGTATCAACGGGGAATCTCTTGATGGAATTCGTTTTGTGATTGAACCAGAGGTGAAAGATGTCGAAGAAGTCAAAGAAGTCAAAGAAGTCAAAGAAGGAGGTGCCGCTTTGCTGGCACTGTAACACCCGTGTCCAGTACGGTGATAATGGGTGGATTTGTCCTGAATGTGGTCAACATGGGAAACCCGACAACATCCAGGATAACTGGGAGGATGGGCGTTTGCACAACACACCTTATATGGGAGAAGAGTAATGATCAATGAAGTAGCAGCAAAGCGGCTCTTAGGGGCCAAGCTACGTCCTGAGAAACTCCTTGAGATTCTCCAAGAGGTCCACGGTAATCACCCCGAAGTCGGTGATGCACGTATGACCCTCGACTACCAGGATGTTGGCGACAAACAAGTTGAAGGGGAAGTGATTCCCTACATCACGTTTGGGCTCAGAAGCGCGGTCACCAAGGAACAGAATTAAGATATGATCTATCTCGATAACGCCGCCAGCACACCTTGCGCCAAATCTGTTAGGAAAGTGATGGATGATGCCTGTGATACATACAGCAATGTCCACCGAAGTTTCCATGACGAAGCTGAGGCTACTACCAAAGCGTTCGAGAACGCCAGATTCAAAGTGGCAAATTTTATTGGTGCTGATAGGAAGGAGATTGTCTTCACCAGTGGAGCTACCGAGGCAATCAATATCGTAGCCCGTGGTCTGAAATGGATACTCGGGAAGGGCGATGAGATCATGGTGACCGTCATGGATCACCATTCCAACCTTGTTCCTTGGATCGCCCTTGCCAATCGCACGGGTGCGACCTTGAAGGTGGTCCCAATTGACAACTTCGGTAACATCGACGAGAGAGCCTACTTGGAACTTCTCAATGCACGTACCAAGATCGTTGCATTGCCCGTTGTCTCTAATGTCCTTGGTACCAGGAATGATATCTCCAAACTAACCATGGCTGCTCATAAGGTAGGTGCTATGGTGTTGGCTGATGCGGCGCAGAGTATCGCTCACTACCCCCATAACGTCGAGGATATGTTCGTCGATTTCATGGCGTTCAGCGGTCACAAGATGTTTGGACCAACTGGGATTGGAGTCCTATACATCAAGGAAACAATGCTCGACCAGATTCAACCTTCGTCTTTCGGTGGTGGGATGCCGGGTCTTGATGTGGTTCTCCAAGACATCCGTCCAATGTTTCAGTGGGTGGACCAAGCAAGGATGTTTGAATCAGGTACGCCACCGATCATCCAAGCAATCGGTCTGGGGGCAGCAGTGGAATATATCCAATGTGAACCTACCGAACGTCACCTGAGAAAAATTCGTGAGGAGAGGATAACTGATTATGCCTACAGGAAGCTTTCAGACATCAACGTGAGAATTCTCGGTGGAGGTATCAATGGTAGGTCTCCCGTCATCAGTTTCGTTGTGGAGGATGCCCATTCGCATGATGTGGCTGCTTGCTTAGCCGACGTGGGTATTTCTGTGAGAGGTGGCACTCATTGTGCAAGACCTCTTCACAGATTTCTCAATTGTCCTAGTGGAAGTGTCCGCGCCAGCTTCAACTTCTTGAATGACTGGTCAGACATTGACGACCTGTGTTTCCACGTTGAACGCATCCAGAGAGAGTTCAGGGAGAATGCCAAATGACAGTATACAGTCCTTCGAGGAAATTTGTCTCCAAGATGATAACCAAGTGGTTGGATGGTTGGAGAGAGTCGGATGGTGGCTGGGCGGCTATCACTCCACAAGATGTCAATGATCTCTACTCCATTATAAACCATTTAGTTGAACTCAAATGTCAGGCAGATCCTGACGGCGATCATCCAATTGACATCAACTTGATTGATCGTACCATGTTCTGGCCAAACCAGTTTCGTGATGTACCTTATGACGGCAAAGTACCCGACGCTGAAGTATTGCAAGCTCTGTTCGACAATGCTCAGATGGCAAACTCTCAGCTAACGAACTTTCTGAAGACATTGTCAGTCAACAAACTACTCAAGGAGTCTAAATGAGTTATTCGATAGGGCTACCGAGGACGTTCCTCAAACAGTATGAAGACATGGTGCCGCCATGGGGGCCTGTAGGGTATGTCACATACAAACGAACCTACGCCAGGATGATCACTGACTTAGGGAGAACGGAAGAGTGGCATGAGACCTGTGCCAGAGTTTGCAACGGTCTAGTGGAAATCGGCGGACTATTCAAAGACTCCGAACTGACCAGCCTCTATGACAACATGTTTCACCTGAAGGGACTGCCGAGCGGGCGTGCAATATGGCAACTTGGTACTGACACCGTTGAACGTCTGGGCGCTGACAGCCTTCAGAACTGTTGGCTGGTTGTCTGTAACGATCTGGAATCTTTCTGCTTCGCTTTTGATGAGTTGATGCTAGGTGGAGGTGTTGGATTCAACATCCTCCCAGAGTACGTCTATGAGTTACCTCGCGTCAAATATGATCCTCCCGTTGTCCGCGCCGAGACGCCCGACTGTGACTTTATCGTCCCAGACAACCGTGAAGGATGGATCGAACTGTTGCGACGTGTACTACAGGCATTCTTCATTGACGGGAAGCCATTGGCATTCTCAACACAGTGTGTTCGATCCGCCGGGAAAGTCATCCATAGTTTTGGTGGTATTGCCAGTGGTTCCGAACCCCTGGTGAAAGGTATTATGCAGATCGTTGAAATTCTCCATAAGAGGGTGGGGGAAAAACTTCGACCGATCGACTGTATGGACATCATGAACATTATTGGTACGATTGTCGTGTCGGGTAATGTTCGACGGTCCAGTCAAATCGCCATTGGACATCACCAGGATTTGGATTTCATCCAGGCGAAGAACTGGAACAAACACACGGTGCCCAACTGGAGGCGGATGTCGAACAACACCATCGCTTGTCATAGGATTCAAGACTTACCCGAAGCGTACTGGGAACCTTACCGGGCGAACGGGGAGTGCTATGGTCTGCTCAACCTGGAGAATTGTCAGAGGTTGGGTCGTTTGGCTGACGGGTTGGACTACCGACCTGACTTTCGCGTTGTAGGTTGCAACCCGTGCGTGACTGGTGATACTCTTGTAGCTGTTGCTGATGGTAGGGGGGCAATTGCCATCAACAAGCTGGATGGAGATACCCCTGTCTATTGCCTCAGTGACTCCGATGAGGTTACTGTTCGGATGATGCGCAACCCACGTGTTACAGGGCACCAACAGAAAGTCTATAAGGTAACTTTCGACAATAACCAATCACTTCGAGTAACAGGGAACCACAAATTTCTCTGTAGTGATGGCGTCATGCGAAGAGTTGATCAACTTGATATTGGTACTGGTCTTCGTATCATGACCAGGTATGTCCCTGAAGATTGTGATGGAAATTCCCGAGGTGACTTGTATACGTACATGTCATTCGGAGGTTATGGAAGGTTCTATGAACACCAGGAAATTGCAAGGTTTCATGGTGAACCTGATCTCACTGGGAAACACGTTCACCACAAAGATGGTGACAGGTTGAACAATGACTTATCGAATCTGAGTGTTCGAGACGCCACTGAACATCTTTCGCAACACAGTAAGGGGGGAAGTAACCCTAATTTCTCAGGGTTCAACAATGATGAAATCATTGCTCTCGGTGTTGCATTTTGTAAAAAACTTGGGCGACGGTTCTCAGTTAAAGAATGGAAAAGATCTTCCCACCCTGAGTTGAATTTCCAGGGAAGTGGTTATCGAAGTAACATCGCTGATGGTTATTTCGCATTCTCCATGCTTTGTGGGAATCTTGCAGGTGTGGTGTCTGATGGTGACCCACGGACTATACGTGTATACCAAGACATGTTAGCTTCTGGGTATGAAGCACGCATCAAAGACAACACGGTGGATGTGGTGAAAAAGTGTGAAGCCTGTGGGAAATCTTTCTGGATTCACCACCGAAGACGGGAGAATGCGTGTTGTGGATTCTCGTGTGCCAATACTCTACGAGATACATCAAAAGCTCGCGAAACCAACAGGAAGATTATTGACTCGAAGCAAAAAGTTATCCGTCGGCAACAACTTGATGTCTTCACCAAGTTGAAAATGGAACTGGGTATGAAACCACAAAAGAAAGAATGGATGCAAGCTTGCCGAGATCAAGGTGTCAGCCCCGAGGTAAGTCGAAAATCTTCACCATTTGCTTCATGGAAATTACTCTGTGCTGCCACCGAAACTCACAATCATCGAATTGTATCCATCACTGAGGACGGGTATGAGGACGTTTGGAACGGGACTGTTGATGATTTTCACAATTTCTTCCTTGGCTGTTTTGATGAAGGTATTAACGATTATGGACGGCACAGATGGGTGATGGTCAACTCCAAAAATTGTGGGGAGAGCACATTAGAAGATCGAGAGTCCTGCAACTTAGCAGAGACCTTGTTGCCCAACATCTCTGGACTGGATGAGTGGATTAAGATTCTGATTCCGTTGTACAAAGCAACCAAGACGATCGCCAACTACCATTACCTATACCCCAAGACAGAAGAGGTGGTGCATCGAAACTACCGAGTCGGAGTCAGCCTGAGTGGTTGGATGTCTGCTCCGTGGGCGCACAACAAGTCGATCGTCGATTCAGCTTACCGTGCGTTGGAGGCTGCCGACGGGGTCTATAGTAAGCAGCTTGGTGTCCCGACGAGTGTGAAGCTCACGACGGTGAAACCTTCAGGTTGTAGACCGGCTTCTGAGCTTACGACCACTAATCGAGGTATCCTCAAATTGGATGAACTCATGGAGGGACACACTGGTGAGTGGAGTAAATTCCAAGGGGACCACGAAGTATTGCAAGGACCTGAATCCAACAGGATTATAGGGACCTATGACAATGGCATTCAACAGGTTTATGCTATCAGTTTGTCATATAATACCCGACTCCTCTCAACTGCTGATCATCCATGGTTTGTAAAAAGACATCGAAAATACAATGGAATGGCAGGATTAAAACCTGTAGGGAGATGGGTTAAAACCTGTCACCTGCAACCCGAGGACATTTTGGAATTCAACCAGGGGTCCTATACCTCGATGACGGCATCAACCTTCACAAGTATTGACCAAGACAAACTTATCACCAAAAGTGATACTAAACGTATCAAACAACCAAAAAAGATGACAACCGATCTTGCGTGGTTGTTAGGGTTCTTTCAAGGTGATGGTTGTCTTTCAGAGGGTAAATACCGCGTGAGGTTTGTCAAGGATCATAAGGATACCCTGGAACGGGTGTCTAGTATTATTGGAGAAGCATTTGGTGTGCAAGCGAAAATACTCCCAGCCTCGAATCGTGAGGCATTTGAAATAGCGTTTGCTTCCAAGATGCTCTATCACTGGTTTCTTGCAAACAACTTGGAAAAGAGCGGAAATGTTGTTCGAGTAGTACGAGAGTCTTCAGTTGAGCATTTGCTGGCTTATTTTGCGGGTCTTGTTGACTCAGATGGTTGCGTCTATGAGTCTACAGATTACTGGACTTTTTGCATCACACAGGCAAATGAGGAATTTCTCCGTGAAGTTCAACAGGTGGGTTTGGCGATAGGTCTGGTAATGGGACTCTCTCATAACACTAAGGGGGAGAATTTTCAAAGTGAAAAGAATATGTGGGTATTGACAGCTTGTGCTCGCAGTACCTCGGAGAGTCTTGAAAGGGTTCTGAGCCATTCTGTCAAAGCGATAGGTGTTACTGGTCCCTATACCACTGACCGCCCTGGTAAGAATAGTCCGCATGTGGGTCTTGTAAAAGGTGTTACCCCTCACTCTATGGTATCTACGTATGATATCGAAGTGGAGAATGAACACTGGTATTACAATGGGGCTTTCAAAAGTCACAACACTGTCAGTCTGTTGCCATATGGGTGTACACCTGGGATGCACGCCGCATTCAGTCGTTACCTGATACGTCGGATACGATTCGCAGCGAACGACCCACTCATTGAAATCTGCCGACAGCACAACTACCACATCGAGCCGGAGTTGAACCTTGATGGTTCTCACAATCTTGACACCATGGTTGTTTCGTTCCCAATGGACTATGGACCGAAAGCTGTAACGGAGGACAAGGTAAGTGTACTTGATGAACTGGAAGTACAGAGGTTCCTTCAAACTTACTGGTCGGACCAGTCAGTCAGTTGTAGTCACTACTTCCAACGCAAGGAGGTTGACCAAATACAAGAGTGGTTAGCGCTCAACTACGCTTCGAGTGTGAAGACCTGTAGCTTCATGCACGCGATGGACCATGGATTCCGCCAGGCACCACTTGAGAAAATCACACCAACGCAGTATATGGAACTGATGGAGGTAGTCAAACCAATTACGCAGATCACCGATGATCGAGAGATTGATATGGTTGATTCGCTTGAATGCCAAGGTGGATCATGTCCTGTCAAGTAACCCTAAGTAACCCTAAGTAACCCTAAGTAACCCTAAGGAGAACTACCATGGCTGAGACGACACAATTTGTTATCGAGGGTGACTTCACCCTAGCTTACTTTGCCGACGAACAAAACTCAAAGCATGTCCTCATCATTGATCCGGATGCAGACCCCAATCGCATTGGCGAGCAACCAAGATTGGAGACCAAGATCACCGATGAACTTGGCTTCCCGACTGACGAGGAATTCGACGAGATATTTGACACGCTCGACAAGATGCGATCTCAAGGGATGCGACCGGAGGAAGGTGTCCCTGTCAAGACACGTCAGACCAAGTTACGGATCACAGTGGAGGTTCTTTGATGGGTGATAAAACTTACCAGGATTTCGACACGCGAGACTGGCTTCGCACAGCCTATCGGAACGCTCGCGACTTTAGTGACGATCTGAGTACTCAGTGTGGTGCCGTCCTGGTACCGGCTAACAACTCAGGTCAGATTGTCTTCGGAGTCAATCACTTCCCGAAAGGGGTAAAGGTAACCGAGCGACGACGTACCGTCCGACCTAACAAGTATCTCTATATCGAACACGCTGAGCGAGACTGTATTCTCTTGGCTGCTTTGAGAGGTATCACAACCTTAGGTGCGACTATGTATGCACCCTGGTTTTCCTGTGCTGACTGTGCCAGAGCGATCATCGGTGCTGGCATCAAGAGGGTGGTCGGTCACATCTCCACGTTCGATCGAACACCTGCCCGCTGGCAAGAGTCAATCGACATTGGGGACATGATGTTGCAAGAGGGTGGTGTCGAGCGGGTGTACTACGACGGGAAACTTTTCGAGGATGGCGAAGTCTTTGGCGAAGACCCCGATCTTGTCTTTGAGGTTCTCTTCAATGGGGAGCTTTGGACACCCTAGTGAAACATTTGCCTATACCAGAGTTGACAGAAAGTGACATTACATTCTTCTGGTCAAGAGTTGACAAGAAGGGTTTTGATGACTGCTGAGAATGGACTGGAAGTACCAAGAATGGTTATGGATTATCACGGGGACATATTGGGGATATCAGGTTGGGTGTATGTTGGAAGCATATTAAAGGTCCACGACATATTGACTCGGCGCAAGGAAATTCCCAAACAAGTGTGAAAGGTGTTTCACCCCATGGTGATAAATTCAACGCTGAATTTCAAATTGATGGCGAGAGATACCGTCTTGGTCATTTTGATACCATTGAAGAAGCTAGGCAAGCTATAATCACAAAGAGAAAGGAGCTTCAAATTGAATCTCAATGAATACCAAGCAGCTGCTATCAAGACTGCTATCTACAAGGACAAGATTACTTACCCTGCATTAGGTCTCAGTGGGGAAGTTGGCGAATTAGCTGAGAAGATTGCCGATGTCAAATGCCCGGCGACTCGAAGGGATACACTAATGTTAGCCAGTCACACAGGACAGGTCGCTAACCAGGTTAAGAAAATCTTGAGGGATGATGATGGAATCTTGACACCAGAGCGGAAAGCCGCTATTGCCTCCGAAATAGGTGATATTTGCTGGTATGTAGCGGCACTTGCTTACGATATTGGAATTGACTTGGAAGATGTCGCGCAAGAGAATCTTGATAAATTAGCCAGCCGTCAAGAGAGGGGTACTCTGAAGGGGGATGGCGACAATCGTTGAATTTCCAACTTGACAACCATCAACCTTTGTGGTATACTTGTAGTATGAAAAGACTTTTCCATGGCGACTGCCTTGATATCCTACCTGGGCTAGGGGATCACATCGACTGCATCTTTGCAGACCCTCCGGACAATATCGGGTTGAAGTATGACGGCTACACCGATAAGCTCCCTTCAGATGTGTATGTCGCACTCCTGGGGGAGTGGATGAGAACCTTTGTAGGTCTAGCTGACACCACATGGGTCAGCTTTAACGCCAAATGGATGGTCGAGATGGGTATCATAGCAGGGAGGCTATTGGATACTTATGAGGACTTGGACTTCAAGCCTTGCGTCCAGACTTTCACGTTTGGACAACACAATCAAAAAGACTTCGGCAACAACCATCGCCCACTATGGAGGTTCCGCCATGAGAACTCGATGTTCTACCCAGAGCAGATCAGGGTGGAATCAGAGCGTCAAAGGATGGGCGACATACGGGCAGACCCACGTGGAAGGGTGCCAGGCGATGTGTTCAATTTCACAAGAGTCACAGGCAACTCTAAGCAAAGACGGACATGGCACAAGACACAACTCAATGAAGGGTTAGTCGAACGCTGCATCCTATCCTGCACAGAAGATGACGACCATGTTGTTGACCCCTTTGCTGGCACTGGTACGACGCTCCGAGTTTGTGGAGAGATCGGCAGGAAGTGTACCACGATGGACATCAGTAGGAACTATTGTGAACGGATTGCGGAAGAGCATGGGCTCAAGATACTTAACGCTTAACCAACCCACCAGGAGTAATCATGTCTGAACCGATTGAAAGTGCCCCCATTAGTGTGGTGGATTTTTTGGGGAACCCCATCAATTCCAACGATACCATCATCTATGCCGTCCGACGTGGTAGTAAGCTGTGGCTGAAACGTCTGGTAGTCCAGGCAGTTCGTGATACCTCGGCCGGTGTTCGAGTGTCTGGTGTGAACGACTTCGGTCGCCCAGTGTTGATCAAAAACCTGAAGAACACTGTGGTTGTCACAGGGGTCCTTCCGGAGGGCAAGTAATGCCGATGTATGAGTTCAAATGTGGCAAGTGTGGTCACATCCTTGAAAAGCTGATGGGGTTGAAAGAATCCCACCCGAAAAAATGCCCCGAGTGTGATGCACTGTCACTCAAAAAGGTCATGTTCGGGAGCCGTCCAGCACAACTCCACATGCGATACTCGTTAATGGCTCCGCGACACATGAGAGGTCAGCGCAGGCGAAAGGGTGTTGGTAACGGACAGTGAGTTGGTCATTGATACCTGGTAGGTCCACAGGGACCTATCAGGTTTTCTACCAAGTAGAGGATCACAATGAAGTTCAAACGTAAACACCGTGTCAAAGGGAAGACCGTCAAACACTACAAGGAGTGGCGTGACGAGACCAACCAATACCGGATTAGTTGGAGGGATGAGGTCTACGATGTTGAGGTTCCAGGTGGGTTCTTCGCGTGTGTCAGATGTATCCGCTCACCAGTTGACCGTACAGAGTACTGGGGATTCGCGAACAAGCGTGGTCTATACCGCACCTTGAAAGCGGCTCAAAAGGGTTGCGAAACCAGTGAGAAGCTCTGGCAGCAACTTATGTCAATCGAAGGACGTGGCAAGGTAAACCAGATACGTGATTTGGAGGCACGTGCAATGTTGAAGGGGGCTCATTCTTGTCATGGATACTCAGCCTTCTCAGAGGTACCAATTTGGGTTGCCACGAAAATCAACCCACGTTTACTGGAGATTGTAAGATGCTAGATGTACTTGTTGAAGAACTGACGCGAAAATTCCTAGTTCTCAACTCGGAGTGCGAGTGTAAGAAATTGGAGCTTAGTCTTGAAACCGCTCAGCATCAGGTAGACGAAGCAGGATTTAAGTCGGAAGCCGCCCGCTTCACAATGCTACAGGCTGAAAACCTATTGAAGGGTCAGCAACGGATGACCACACAAGCCGGTAACATCATCCGACCTTCAACCAGTATGTCTGTCGAAATCGCCTATAATGGTGAGGACTGGCATTGTAAATGTGGTGATGTGGACGGCATCGGTGTTACACCAGAAACAGCTTGTCAAGATTTCGACCGACAATGGTTGGGAAAGGACACTATCACATGAATGGTATTCCAGTATTGAATGTTGAGGGCATCGGCATCGCCGAGACATGGGAGAAATCCCTGATCAAACTCTATGACAACGGATGTGGCGTTGAGACCGAATACGACAAACCTGGTGACCCACCCAGTATCGACGCCACCATGTTGCTCACAATCCATGACCCGCTCTCAGAACCAATGATCCACCGAGACATGCCTGGTGGCTTCGAGGACCTGCAAGAGTACGTCATGGAGGTCACAGAGGGTATCAAGGATCACTTGATTCGAGACCCATTGGATGACACTGACCAACGTTGGGAGTACACCTACCATCAAAGGTTGTTCAAGTACTCAATGGTAGGTCCGCCACACCAGGTTAATCAGATCGACCTAATGGCTGAGAAGCTAGCGAAATCCCCACATACACGCCGCGCTCAAGCGATCACCTGGAAGGTCTGGGAGGATAACAACTGCTATGACCCGGCGTGCTTGCAAAGCCTTTGGTGCCGCATCCTGCCAATAGATGGCGTACCAACTCTCAGTATGAACGTGCGGTTCCGATCCAATGACGCCTACAAGGCGGCGTTCATGAACATCTTCGCACTCGTGGCGATGCAGAAATTGATTGCCAGAAAAGTGTCGAAGATCACTGGTGAGGAAGTCAGGGTTGGTCGCTACTGTCATATCGCAGACAGCTACCACATCTATGGCTCCAACCTGCGAGAGTTCAATGATCGTTTCTTGAACGCTTATCACAAGAGACCATTCAGCCAGCGAAGCTATCGACATGAGGATGTGCGAGATATTATGGAAGGTGCTCGTCAGTCTATCATGGAGAAGGTCGCGAAAATGGGGAGAGACTGATGGCATCTTTAGCTGACCGCCGTGCCTCCATTGAAGACGAGATTCAGTATCTCGACATCAGGGAGCACACTCACCACATCATCTCACTCGAACTACGTCTGATCGCCAACGAGTTTGGTGATGTTGAAGCAAATCGGACAATCAGAGACTATGGTCTCGATCAACTTGGATGGAGTGAAAAGGACTAATATGAATCCACCATACGTTTCAATCGACATCGAGACAACTGGTCTCAATCCAGAGGTCTGTCAGATACTCGAAATCGGCGCAGTCTATGAGAATTGGGAAACACCAGTCGATCAATTGGAGGTGTTCAACTGCTACGTGAAGAACACACCGGTTATCGGCGAGCCTTACGCCTTGTCGATGCCGCACAACGTGGAGATTCTGAGGACTATCGCCACTGGTAAGACCGGTGTCCCCATCATGTTGCCGAATCAGGCGGCAGGGGCTTTCAGACTCTGGCTTATCGGGCTTGGATACGCAAGGACAGGAGCTTTCACACCGGCAGGGAAGAACTTCGGAAGCTTTGACCTCCAGTTCCTGAAAAAGCTTCCTGGGTGGGATACAGGTGTAAGGGTGAGACATCGCGCCATCAACCCTGGGATGCTCTATTGGGAGCCTAATGACCTCACAGTGCCTGACATGCTCACCTGTATGAAACGGGCTGGGAGAGGAGGCATCGTCACCCACGAAGCTGTGGAAGATGCACTCGAAGTTATCCGACTGGTGAGAATCAAACATAAGGTGCTAATCTGATGAAAGTCTACATGCTTCTCGACAATGGCTCCGGAAAGTACTTCCGCCAAAATCAGGACTCAAGTTCCCGGTGGGTCACCAAATCCAAAGCCAGCGTTTGGACTTCTCGACAGGAACCAGCCTCTGCAATATCACGGATGAGTTCAAGGATGGAAACACGTTGTCGTATCACTGCCTACACACTAACAGACGAGGAATTTGTATGAACGATCTCAACACTGGCATCGAAGTGGAATTTGAGGCTCTCAAAGTCATCATAGCCGTTGTGGCAGAAATGGGACGCCCTGGTGACCCTGGTGACCACATCAGACTGCTCGACCTCGACATTGACGGGCGTATGCACGATGCACCCGATGACAACCGTGGGGTAGAAGAGGATGCTGCTTTTGAAGCCAGCCTATTACCCATCTGAACACTTTTGCCCTAGGACTTTGGTCCTAGGGCTTTTTTATGTATTTCTACTTGACAACCTCCATTTTTTATGCTATACTTGTGATATCAACCTGAAAGTACCAGGAGCTTCAATGGATATCGAACAACTCACAGACGAAGAATTGATGGGGCATGTGGGCGAAGGCGGCAGCATCGGTAGTAGATCACTAGGGGTACTCCACCAAAGGTACAATACTTCTCTCAGGGGGTTCTTGTTGTTGAATCGACGTGCTGCAATCATCGGTATTGACGACGTTACCCAGGCTACGTGGCTCAGAATCTTGGAACGACCAAAAAACAGCTTCGACATCAATAAGGGTCAGTTCTCCACATGGTTGTACCGTATCGCCACCAATGTTACCAACAGCATTTGCATCTCCAAGGGATGTATAAAGAGAGGCGGGCAGGTCAAGAAACACCACCCGATCCATGAGATACCAAAAGAGGTAGGCGAGCCATCTGTCAATCTGCTAACAGGTGTGAAACCACCTGCACCTGTAGATGATTCGATTCTAAGGGAAAAGTGCAGTCTTATACGGAGGGCTGTCACAAAACTCTCGACCAAACATCGCGAGGCGGTTGAGAAGGTCTACCTGAGTAGCAACACTCTCAGAGAAGTCTCCGACGAAACCGGCATACAGATTTCAACACTGTCACACCGGTGTAAAATAGCACGGCGAAAGTTAGCATCAGCCTTAACAATGTTTGACAAAGGAGTCTGTGATGCGGTCTGAACTAAGTATATTGGCAGGGAAGCTTTGGTCCGAAATATACCCCATCATCCCGATGGCGAGTCGGTCGGAAGTGGCACAGCGGATAGTTGACAACTTCGTCGAAGCCGGTTGCCCAGACATCCATGAGTGTGTCAAGTTGTTTGACTCTGCAAGGATGAGCGTCTTGGACATCAACGAAGTTGAATTCGCCATCTATGACGAGTTCGATGAGTCCGTTGAACCTACTGAAACGGGGGGACTGTAATGAGTTGGTCTTCAGGAGTTACAGTAGCAAATGAGATATGGGAGCTTATGCGACCTCTCACCAACGTGAACAATCGTCAATACTATGCCCGTCAACTGATCGAGGCCATTGAAGAGGCTGACTGCGACAACACCGACGAATGTGGACAGTTGACGGAAGACGCCAACGCCAATTACCAGTCGACATACTGTGAAGTGTGTGGATGCGACAGTTGTGGGTGTGATGATCCAAATGGGTCGGATGACCTCCATACTAGGGCGAGCGAAGGACCTAATGACAACGAGACGTTTGTGTAGATCATAACAACAAGTGCGCAGCCTATCAAGAAGTACAACATGAACCAAACTGAACTCGAAGCGACCTATGGTGAACCAGGTATCATGTTGTGGATGGACCTACTCAAAGGTGAGATTGCTTACCCAATTATCAAGGTGAGATCACGATGGTCTCAAGACATGACAGTAGAAGATCAAGAGATGGGTCTTGGTCTCGGCTGGACAAAAGACCTACCAGAGGGGCGGAAGTGGAATGGTACCGAGTGGTTCGAGATGGCAAAAGAGCCTCGCCGCCCAGGTGCCATCGTCAACGAAGTCAATGGGGTATGGTGGGCTAAGCAACTCGCCAGCGAGAAGTACGCCGGGAAGAATATCGGAGACCTCCGGGTAACAGCCACGTTTCTCAGGTGGGAAGTATGGTCTTGCACGTGGTTCTCCCATTGGACTTGGGATGTCGGACTCAGTGACTCCGATGTTCGTGAAAGTTTCAGACGCTACGTCAATCGTACCGAAAGGGCAAATCAAGATGAAGGGGAAATGATTGCCGGAGTGTGGCAGGGTAAGTACTGTTTGATGGGCGCTGAGGACACCTACCGGTGGCACGGAACTGCCGATGGTTCCCCAACTGGCGAACGAACCGAAGCACCTTGCCGATGCGAACATTGTGCGCGACGTGGCGTCGTGACCATTAACCACTGAGGAAAGACCATGTCAACTGCAACCATACAAGAGTCCATCCAAGGAAAAATTGCGATGATGGACTTTGACTTGAGGGCGCTGGTGCTTTGGGAAGAAGCTGAAGCCCAGGGGATAAACTCCAGTGGGGGTGGCTGCTTCGGTCTTGACACTAGACTGTTCAATGGTGTCCAGAAACGTGAGTGGCGTTGGCATTCAGATCGGTTCGTAAAGAAAGATGTCAACGGAGGCTCGCGTCCCGAGATGTACAACTACTTCCGGTATCCAAACGGGAGCACGATAAAACTTGACCCGATGCTGAAAGCAGTGCATGTATGAAGAATCACTACTACGTCAGCATACCAGTCTACGGTCACAGGATATTCAAGTACGCTGGTGAAGTCCCTATTGGGATGGAGGACGATTACACCGAAGCGTTCAAAAGGTTTGGACCCAGTGGGCTTCAGGGTTCCGATGAGAAAGATGGTCCCTACAAGGTACTGATCTTTCTCTCCCATAGGGGTGATCAAGTAGATGAGAGGGGTGTGAAGTATCCCGAGGCGTACGTCCCCAAGCAGATCATATTGACCAAACGTGTCCACCAGACTTCAACATGTACTGGAGGTATATCCAGACACAGGTGGACGAAGAAGTCATGTCGACACCGTGAGGACACCGGAGTACAATTCTCCCAGAAACACGGGTGGATGCTCCACTACTTCAATGTCGATGACGAGGACGCCTGGACCAAAGCAGCCGAGCGTCACCGGGACATTGAAAAAGCCACCAACAAACTGGTCAACAAACTGGAGACTGTATGCCCATTGCAAACAGAAGTCTGAAGGAATTCATCTTCACTGCGAAATGTGGTGAACTTAACAACGATGAGACTGCCAAGGACAGATGGCATAGGTTAGCTCGCCGAGTCATACGGGTACTTGCCGAGCACATTGGCTTGGATCGTTCAGAGTATGACATGTGGACCAACAAAGGCGAGGAGGTAGGACCCGGGGTGACAGTGATGCACACCCAAACGTTCTGTGTCAAGTTTGAAATATCCAGCTTCTCCAGAGACATCGGCTTCATGTTCAAGAGATGCAATGGTCGAAAGGATTTCGTCGGTGGCACCACCCACTACATGAAGTGGGAGAAGCTTCTCAGCCTAAGAGACGTTGCTGACCGCCTACTACAACACGCCCGAGGTGATTGAAATCTGGGGCAGCACAAGACAAGGGGGAGACGATGGGTGGGATGCCATGTGTTAAAGTTGGGTGTGACAGCATACGAGGTGATCGTTACAACGTCCACTATGGGCACATCTGTGATGACTGCTTTGAAGAGTTGGTAAGGTCAGGGGCATTTGACATAATGGAATGGCTGCAAACGCCAGTACCACCACACCCGGGCAGGGAATACTACAAGAAAATTTTTCCGTACCAGTATACCTAAGGAGCTACAAGATGATCGAACATGTCAAGCTACAACTTCACGATGATGATCCCAAGGTCGAAGTGTTCCTCCACACCGCTGAACGGAAGATCATGCCCCCAATAACCGAAGCTCAGTTACGTGCCGCTTTGGAGCAGGAGTTCGTTATCATGTCTCTCGTAGTTGTTGATAACGACGCCGAGGTCCTCGTGACATACCCTGAGCCAAATGAGGTCGAAGCCGATGGTGAGTGAAGCCATCATATAGTTCACGCGGGAGATGTGGACCAATGGCAGACCGGCTTTACCGGTTGAAAAGTTTGACCCACCGATCACCATTAACGAGCTTGCGGACATACTGAAACGAAAATGGCAACTATGGTCGATGCGTGTCGATGATGGAATTGCCATAGCTACAGTGAGAGGACATTGAATGAGACTAAGTGAGGGAGACAAGATTGAAGTCATTGGGTAACAGACTCTGCCAGAGATGGACCCTGGCGTCTATTGGGTGGACTACGTTGATGTTGTACAGGGAAGCCGTTGTTATGGCTTCCGGAAGTACTATGGGCGAACAATCTTAGTCCGGCATTGGATAAACCGTATTGACCCCCTAGTGGGTCTCCGAAGTAACAACCGAGTAGACATCTTACAAAAGGCAGCATGATGAATAAATATCTGGTCCCGAATTTTATTCCAAATGCCACCAAAGAAGAACAAGCCTTAGCCAACCATCTTCTGAAAATTGACAAGGGAAGCGCGGCATCTATCGCTAGTGCTGTATGACGAAAGCTTCGAGAGGGGTTCTACTTCGATGGTGGCATCACCCTTACTGTTGATCCGTTGGGCTATTTGTTCCCGGTGAAATCTTTAGAACGTCGAGATATCCCTGACCACCCACCTAGGGATGACCATGGGAGGATGGTTCGGTTCAAAGGGAAGCCGATATGTTACCTGTCACAACCATACGGTTTAGCTAGTGGAGACTTCAGGGAGATCGCAGACTTCTGTGACCGGTGGGGTCTCGATGTGGGTTCCAACCCGGCCCATTCTCTGTGGTACCCATCGAAAACATGTGGCATTACTTACTACGCCAAGGGTATGATAACTAAGGATACACCCTGGGGGTATGTACCTTATTGAGTAACGGGACAAACCTAATAGACCAATTGGGTTGGTGCCCATTGGACATGATCGTGTAGACATCTTACAAAAGGCAGCATGATGAACAACATCGTCAAATTCGTACTAGCGTTTATATTCGTATACTGTGCAGTCATAGGTACATTGTGCTATACCGTTGGTGACTCATATCAATATATCGAGATCAATATGCTCGCACACATCGTGTTTGGATTGATCTTCTTCGTTGGTGGTGGGTATCTTGTTCTAAAATACATCTTTGTATAAGGAACGTCATGGCAAATATCCTCGGCAACGCCACACAGAAAGAAAAGCAGCTTGCGCAAGACCTCTTGGAGTTGGGGGCAGCAAGGGCAGTCAGAGTCGCCGGGGAGGTTGTATGCAATCTTCGGGAGGAAGCCTGCCGTGTACTGGGTCTGTACATTACGAACCATGGCAACCTCCGAGACCTGCTGTCGAAGTCAAAACAGCCTGCAATGATGCCCCACAGACCGCCAGCCGATGACCATGGGCGATTGGTATTCTGTGAAAAATGCCTTCCGATCGTCTACCTGTCTCAGCCTTATGGACTGAGTTACACCGACATCAGACATATCGTTTCCTTCAGTGAGAGGTGGAATCTGGAGGTGACCATCAACCCGGTACAAGCTCTGTGGTACCCTGGTCGGACATGTGCCGTCGCATACTCGGTACCTGGCGCAACCTGTGGTACTCCCTGGGAAGACCTCGCCAACTAAATCTGAAGATTTCATTTGACAAATCACCAATTGTGTGGTATGATTGTAGTAACAGTCAACACAATAAGGAGCACAACATGCAGTACTTGATGATCCAGAACCCCGGCGAAGCACCTATAGAGGGCTACACCATTTTGGGGATGTCCACCACCCGCGACAGTGGGGTTAAAGGGACTATTGGTCAATTCGGTTCGGGTTCCAAGCACGCCATCAACGTGTTGCTACGTGCAGGTTTGGAATTCTTCATCTACTGCGGAAAAACCCGCCTACACTTCTACACCGAAACCCGTACCGTCAGTGATGGTCTGGTCGAGAAGTCAATCAAGCATGTGATGTGTAAGTTCGGTGGTACCTCGACCAAAACAATCGACTGCGGTTGGTGTCTGGACTTCGGGTCGATTGACTGGAATGTAACATCCATGGCGATCAGGGAGTTTATCTCCAACGCTTTGGATCGTACCATCCGTGAAAGAGGTGAGTTCCTCGATTCCATGGAGAGTGGTGACCTATGTGTCATTCCAGTCGATAAGGCTGGGGTGCGAGCCAGAGTCGACTTCACTCGAATCTTCATCGAGTTCACCCAAGAGGTGCAAACGTTCTATGGTGAACTTCCCAAGAGATTTCTACACTTCTCAAGGGACCCACAGCGGGTTTACAGTTCAATTCTCCCCAAAGCGGATCGGAACCTGACTGAGCGGAAGACTCCGATGATCTACCGCAACGGCGTCCTGGTTCGTGAGATCAGCGATAGTATCGCGCCTAGCCTGTTTGACTACAACTTCACCCCTGATGAGTTGTCAATCGACGAGTGCCGGAACAGTAGTGAGTACAGCACACGTGCGGCGTGCTCTAAGTTGATTCGGAAAGCCAATGTCCGTCAACTGGCGACCATCTACAGACAACTCATCGAAGGTGTTGACACGTTCGAGGGTAACATCGACTCCTACTACGTCCTGTCTTCCTTTGACACACCAAACGAGGCTGAGAAGCAGACCTGGAAGGATGCCTGGGACCTAGCCTCCGGTGGGGCAATCCTTTGCAATGAAGACCAATCCAACACGAATCAGTTCGTGTCCCGTAAAGGGTTCGCCGTCAAGGAAATCAAGTCGGACAATTGGTTTGGCCTATCACAGAGGTTTGGCGTGAAAACTTCAGAGGCTGTTCTGACCGATGGTGAGATGAAAGGTCGAAAGGTTACCCAGGCGTCTGATGCAGCCGTCAAGGCGGTAGACAGGGTGTGGGGCTGGTTGGAAGACATTGAGATGACCCAGGGGAAGGACAAGCCGCCCGTATCCTGCTACCGGGACATGATGTCCGCTGAGGCAGAGACGATGGGATACTACGAGGACGGTACCGTCTACATCAGGGAAGATGTCACCGAGGGTAAGTTCGGGCTCAAGATAGCTCTGGAAGAAGTCGTCCACTATATCACCGGGGCAACGGATAACAGCCGGGATTTCCAGCAATTCATAATTGATTGCTTCGTTGAGGTGGCATGTTGATAGTCTACTGTGAAGTGTACTACTGGGACAGGGGGACAGGATGGGAGCACTATTATGGGTGGATAACCTGTGGTAGCAAGCGGGTCGAATTGGAAGATAAAATCACCCAGTCGGAAGCCGATCGGTTCAATCGACGGACGGTATTACCAGCTAAAGCAAAGTACAAAGCCGGGGAGAAGATCGGCAAGTTCTTCTCCGAGGACAGGTTGAAGGCAGCCGCGATTGCACAGTACAAGACCATCTTCCCAGGGGCTACCACTCTCATTCATGGAGATGATGTCGATCCAGACCCACAGCCAATATGGGATGGACCTTATCAGAAAGAGGTTGAAGCACTCATGATTGAGATGGGCATATACCGTGACAAGCCACACGTAATAGATGACATTCGTACCGATTGGAAAGACATCTTGGAAGAATTAGGAGGTTGAGTATGTTTGCTTTTGGAATGGTCTCTGGTGGAAGTTTTGTGTTCGTTCAGAATAGCACCGGACACATCTATACCTGGGCAGACGAGAAAACTGCAAGAGAATTCTTCGAGAGCGTTAAGGATAAATACCACTTGTACCAAGTAGACAGCGACTTGTCACATGCCGTACTGATTGAACATGGTGGTGAAGGCACCGGCGAAGCCCCACCCGAGGTTACCCCCAACGAAACGCAGAAGGTCCAACTCTTTGAGTCCTACGTCTACCCAAGTCTTCTCGCCTGGTCGCCACCGGAGGAAATGCTTTGATCGAATACTTCAAAACGTCAGAGCCATCTGCTGGGTTATTTCGACATTTGGCTAATTTGTGCTTGACTTCCACTCAGAGTGTGGTAGACTTGTAGTATGAAACAAGCGAGCTACCCATCGCTGTAGTCTATCACTGGCATTGCCTGGAAGCGAGATACAATGAATCCGATGAGGATGAGAGACTTTGCAAGAAGAGTTGTAAGCGAAAAAGAGTCACGACAGGGGATGGCAGTTGATCGGCTGTCTCATGTCCTTGGTAGGCTTCAAGAAGCCTCTGGGCTGGACGTTAGGCAGCCGGTATTACTCCGAGAAGATGAGGATGGGCTCTTTGCCCTGCTGCCGGAGGAACGTGGTGGGGATGAATTCGCACTCTGCACTTGCTGGTGTCTCAACGATAAGGAAGCTTGTGCCGCCTACCCCGGTAGGAGTGTCGCCTTCAGTAGGAAAGTTTGCGATAAAGATGCTATGAAAATCCTAAGCTTCCTACATGACAAAGGGTACACCAATCTCTGGGTAGCAAACAATCTCACGGAGTCGATGCACACAAAAAGGTTACAGTCGTGAAGTCAGTCAAACGAGGTAGTGAATGGTGGGTCACTGAGGTGCCAGAGTCGGAAGACTGTGGTCCGTATGAGACGAAGCCTGAAGCTGAGGAAGATCGGGAAGGTTTGGAGAGGACCGAGAGGTGGGGACACTTACCCAACTACTGGACCTGTGATGTCAAGACGAAAAGAAAGAAGACTGTCGCCAAGGAACCCGAGACGAAGCCAGTAAAGACAGCCAAGCGGAAGACAGCCAAGCGAAAAACAGCTAAGCGGAAGAAGATGACAAAATGATGACCATCACAACAGTTCTTGGTTGCCTAGCTCCCATAGTGGCAGCTTTCTCTTACTGATAAAGCTGTTTGACAAGATTCTTTGACAAGATGCCCGAATGAAGAAGTCGACTATGAGCACAGCACTCGCACTTGAAGCCCGACCGACGCTCAGCTTGTTTGGGGAGAGCAAGCCCTCCTGTAGAGGTATCACCAAAGTCAGTGATGACTTCAGTGATTACCTACGGGTGGAGCGAAACTCATCCAAGCACACCATCGTGGCGTACCAGAAGGACCTCCAAGACCTTGTTGACTTCCTTGGTAATGTTGACGTGGACCAGATCACGATGGGAGACCTGCGAGCCTTCCTGAAGTCATTATATCAGCGGAAGTACTGCGCCGCCACGATCGGGCGGAAGCTGGCGGCTCTCCGGAGCTTCCTGGTCTTCGCCCAGCGTGAGGGTTTGGTCGACGTGAACCACGCGAGAGCCCTAAGGTCACCGAAGATCGAGGAACGGCTGCC